TTTCATTATCACCTTGGTTAGTACGAATGTTTACTGGTGCTGAATAGCCTGGACCTTCACCAGTTGGACCACCACCGTCACCTTCTGTCCAAGCCTTTACACTTAGACCACTGTTGTCTTGACGAACTGTAGAATTTGTACCATTGTTTTGTTCAGCACCGTAGTCCCATTCTAAGCCGCGGTTAACTCCGTTGCCCGCACCATCGCCTTGGAATACAGCGTTACCACTACTGTCTATGGTTAAAGAGTTATCACCGTTGACGATCGCATCTACACTAATACCTACTAAACCAGGTTCTATTTCTGTAATAGTACCGTTGATTAAAATTTCTGTGACATTTTCGACGCTAGGTCCTTGACCGTCACCGACTGCGATAGATCCACCTCGTATTTCGCTGGTAGCATCTGAATCTTCTGGATCTTCTTCTTCGTTTTCTTCGCCCGGATTAATAACTTTTGTGGCAGTAAACTTACCATTTACGTTTGTAAGTTTAATATTATCGAGATAGATACTGCCGCCTGCGGTATAAACGTGACGCCATTGATTTGTTGGACTTCCTAGATCGTAGGTGTTATCTGCGCTAGGAACAATATTTGTGCTAGGATCATAAATGCTTGGTAGCAAAGTCCATACTGTAGTGCCATCACCAATTTTCAATACACCGTTAGTTGTATCGTAACCAGGTTCTCCTTCTGCTAATACAGGATCTTCTAACTCCCAATTAGCCGCTGTATCTCTTCTTAATTTAATTTGGGTTGCCATTTAATCTATTCCTTAAAATTCTGTACTAGCGTTGCCGCCGTCAATACTGACCACGGCTAAATTCATTTTATTTTGATCGTCAATATAATTAACAGTAATACCACTATGTGTACCAGATGTAAACATACTAGCCGCATAATCTTGAGCTATTTCTGTTAATTCTGAAACGGTGCTACCTGTTAGTGCATAAAGTTCATTAAAATTACTGTTCACTTTAGCAAACGCATCGCGTACGGTATCCCCGTCCTTGGCGTTCAGTGCTGTACCGATGTTAATTGTTTGTTTTGCCATGTTTTTTGTCCCGGAAAGCTCGTTATCAGTATTTATCGTAGCGATAAATATATTACTATGCCAAGATTAAGCCTTTACCGTCCTGAAAAGGGCGCAGATTACAAGTTTTTTGACCGTACAGTCTACGAGATGTTTCAAGTAGGCGGTGTTGACGTCTATGTACACAAATACATGGGCACAGACGACGGAACTACAGTCAAAGATCATACACAAATTCAGGATCTGCTGTTCCTAGAAAACAGAGATCGCAAATACAGTCAGGACATTTACACTATTCGCGGGCATTATCAGACTCAAGATATTGATTTTAATTTAAGCCAATTTGGTTTATTTCTAAGCAACGACACAATTTTTATGACTATACATATTAATAACAGTGTAGATTTACTGGGTCGTAAAATTATGCCCGGCGATGTTATAGAATTGCCTAACTTAAAAGACGAATATGCAGCCAACGACTATGCTACAGCACTAAAAAGATTCTACGTTGTAGAAGATGTAAATCGTGCCGCAGAAGGATTTTCAGCAACTTGGTATCCACATTTATATCGTGTAAAATTAAAGAGCATTGTTGATAGTCAAGAATACAAGGACATATTAGATCGTCCTACAGAAATTGACAACTATGCTGGAGATTATGATCCCACAGTAACTTATTATCCCGGTCAAATTGTAAAATACCAAGGCGTACTCTACGAAGTTACACAAGAAATCACAGGCAACGAACCTGGTGTAACAGAAACTAGTATAGAACCAACAGTCACAGACGACTGGCAAAGTTATTATGCCGTTAGTACCACAGATACTCTTAGAGATCTAATGAGTACCTACGAAAAAGAAAAATCTATAAACGACGCAGTAGTAGCAGAAGCAGAAGCAGATGCTAAGAAAAGTGGTTATGAAACTAGTCATTTTTACACAGTTAAAGTTGATGAAACTGGATCAGGAACTGTCGATCTTACCTTAGTAACCTATGATCAAGATACATCTGTAGATACATCTGTAGATTCTAGTCCATTGCCATTGCGAGATGGGTATTCGGGATATTTGTTAGGTGACGGTATAGCACCTAACGGACCAATAGTAGATGTTGATGACATCACTATTCCAGAAGGGCAAGTTGATGCTCAATTTGGTTTTGGTATTCAATTTCCCAGTACTGCGTATTCTGGAGATATGTTCCTAAGAACAGATTTTTTACCCAATCGTATGTTTAGATTTGACGGACGCCGCTGGGTCAAACAAGAAGATAATGTACGCATGACTATGACCAACACAGACGATCGTCAAACACAGAAAACTGGATTTATCAATAACACACAAAAATCAGGAATTCGTCAACTGGCTGCCGACATCATCTACGTTGATCTATTAGGTGATCCAATTTGGGAAAGCGGCAGTATTACGCAAAATCTAGAATTAACAGCGACATCTGCTGTAGTTACTACAAATGTTCCTTATAATAAAGATTATCTAGTTGAAGTTTGGCTTGACGAACAAAGCAAAGCCACAAAAATTACAATGTCAAATTTCAGCGGCGCCATACAATTTACAATAGGACATCCTATTGCAGATAACAGTGTAATTAGATACACTATCTATGACAAAGTAGTAGCACAAAGACAGAGTCTAAGCAAGGCTCTTAGACCACAGGCGGACAACTAATGCAATATTTCTATGACGGTCAAATAAGACGATACATTGGTCAAGTAATTCGTATGTTAAGCGGATTTAAATATCAAGCCGCCGACGGGACTCAGCGCACAGTTCCTGTAATGTACGGTGACATGACTCGACAAGTTGGTAGTATTATCAAAGACAATTCTGAAAATAAAATTCCATCTGCACCTAGAATAGCCGTGTATGTTACAGGCTTGGCTATGGATAAAACTCGATTAGGGGATGCTACTTTTGTTAGCAAAGTTCATATTCGTGAGCGAGAGTTTAACGAAAATACTGGAGAATACACTACCAAGCAAGGTAACAATTATACAGTTGAACGATTAATGCCAACGCCGTATAAATTAACATTAAAAGCAGATATATGGACTACTAATACTGACATGAAATTACAGATCATGGAACAGATATTGATGTTGTTTAATCCAAGTTTAGAAATACAAACCACAGATAATTTTATCGACTGGACTAGTTTAAGTGTTGTTGACCTAACTGATATAACTTTTAGCAGTCGTAGTATTCCTGTGGGCAACGAAACTGAAATTGATATTGGTACATTAACATTTGAAACTCCTATATGGATTAGTCCGCCAACAAAGGTTAAAAAATTAGGAGTAGTTACTGATGTGTTAATGAATATTTTTGACGCAACAGGTAATGTTACTCCAGAGTTTGCCAACGGTAAACCTACTGCTACTGAATATAACAATGCTGGCGGATATGGATTATTAGTTTATAATAATAAACTAAGTCTACTTAAAGGCAGAGAACCTATTGCAGTAGATGATGCCAGTGATACAGTGTTTACTAAAATAGGCGATGACATTAGTTGGAACTATATTTTTGAACAGTATCCTGGAAAATTTAGAACTGGTGTTAGTCAGGTATTTTTGATTCAAGACACTGGCAATCAAGTGGTTGGTACACTCAGCGAAGACCAAGACGACAGTACTATTTTGCATGTTAACTGGGATCAGGACACGTTTCCAACTAACACGCTGATAGCCAACGATGCAAATACTGTGCTAAGAGGAACAGTAGATGCTATTGTTGATCCTACTAGATTTAATCCCAGACCAAGATTGCCAGGCGGCGGCCTAGATTGGCCAGATGTAAGCAACGGCCCAATTAGATATATTATACTAGAGAGCATCGGAGATGAAGTAAACAATGACGGCCCTGATGGTTGGAAAAATCTCAGCGGTACAGATTTTTATGCTAAAGCAAATAGTATCATCGAGTGGGCTGGAACTCATTGGGAGGTGGTATTAGATCCCGATGATCCAGAGTTGATAGATACACCGGTTTATATTACTAATTTAAGAACCGGGATACAATACAAGTTTTTTGAAGGATCTTGGACTAAATCTTTTGAAGGCGAGTATCCTAAAGGCACTTGGCGCTTAATTTTCTAAAATAAGTAAGTGCATGAAAGAACAGATTATCTGCTCTGGCGCACTTTTTTATGCCAAATCAACCCGACGATTTTTATTGCTACAAAAAGCCAGTGGCAAGCATGCCAACACCTGGGGACTAGTAGGTGGTACAAACATCGAAGGAGAAACTGCGTGGCAGGGTCTTCAAAGAGAAATTGAAGAAGAAATTGGTTTTATTCCTCAGATTATTAAAACTATCCCCATTGAAAGTTTTGTCAGCAATGACAGTGTGTTTAACTTTCACACTTATCTTTGTGTAATTGAAGATGAGTTTATTCCAAAATTAAGCGATGAACACAATGGTTGGGCTTGGGCTAACGTTGATTCTGCACCTAAACCCTTACACCAGGGTCTGCGCAGTAGTTTTAGTAACAAGATATTACGCACAAAATTGCAGACAGAATTTGATATTGTAGATTTAATATGACACCCAATCTTATAGTAATAGACAATTTTTTTGAAGATCCGGATGCTGTAAGAAACTTTGCATTAAGTGTTCCCTATGATTTTGTAGCCAACTATCCGGGTATGCGAACCAGGGGAGTACATGAAGTACAAAGTTTAGAATTAAAAACAAAATTTGAAAAAATTCTAAACATGCCTATTACTAGATGGGATATCTTTGATGGCGATAGTGAAAAACAAATGAATACCTGTTATCAATTGTGTTTAGAACAAGACACTACATGGGTGCATCACGATTTTACACAATGGGCGGCTATAATTTATCTAACTCCTAATGCTGATCCAGACAGCGGCACTGGTCTGTTTATGCATAAGGAAACCGGAGTTACTGAATGGGAAAAGAATGATCCAAAAACAGAATTTAACAGAACTGCCGACATGTATGATTTAGATAAATGGCAGTTGACCGCCGAAGTAAAAAACAAATATAATCGTATGATACTTTACAAAGCCAATCAATATCACAGAAGTATGAAACCCGGCTTTGGCAATAATTATATCACAGGAAGATTAACGCAGGTGTTTTTCTTTAATACGCATGAATAAAGATATCATTGTTATTAATAATTTCTACGACGATCCCTGGGCTATTAGAGAACAGGCATTAGAGATGGCTCCGTTTCCTATTGTCAACGAGTTGCCTGGACAAAGGACTTTTGGTATACCAGAAGAACAAAGCCTAGAATTAAAACAACAATTTGAAAAAATCTTAGGTGTTAATATAACCGAGTGGAGTTTATTTAAAAAAAGAAATGAAAAAAACAACACTGCGTTTCAATTGATCACTGAACAAAATACTAGTTGGATTCATCACGATGATACCGACTGGGCCGGCGTCTTATATCTTACACCAGAGCCTGATATAACCAGCGGTACTGGATTCTTTACGCATAAGCAGAGCGGTATATTTGAATGGGATCCAAGTAATCCTACTACTGACTTTAATTTACACGAAGATAGATTTGATTTTTCTAAGTGGGATTGTAATTTAGAAGTAAAAAATCAGTTTAACAGATTAGTGCTGTACAATAGCAGATTGTATCACAGTAGCATGAAACCGGGATTTGGTGTAAATTACATGAACGGTCGTTTAACTCAGGTATTTTTCTTTTTTACATCATGATAAAACATTTTAACAATCTAATTTCTAATTTTTATTTAGAAGATATACAGGATACTGTATTCAGTGCCGACTATACATGGGTGCGACACAACGAAACTGCTGGCGGTTATAATGGAAATTATGCATGGATCGAAGATGAAAATACCGAGGAATGTGATCTGTTTACTCACAAGCCATCAAGAAATCCCAATGATAGATCTATAAACTTTGAACCGCTAATTTACACAATTTCTGATTTAATGGGCTACAAAATAGAAGTTGACAGAATTAAAACTAATCTAATGTTACCACAATTAAAAAATAAAATCAATGGATACAACAGACCTCATATTGATTTTCCTGACAAGGGTATGAAAACGTTATTATTATACTTGAATGATGCGGACGGAGATACTTTTATGTTTGATAAGATTTATACAGGAGAAGATCCTGGAAAATTATCAGTAATTGAGCGTGTTACTCCTAAAGCAAATTCTGCTATTCTGTTTGATAGCGACAGATATCATGCTAGTTCTATCCCAACACAGGGTAAAAGATCCGTTATCAACGTAGTATTTTGGGACGGAAATGCAAAGAAAAACTATCAAGACGAACAAGAAAAAAACATCAACTTACCTTTTGAGCCGCTACCTAACGCATTTCTTGGCACTGGTCACATAAAAAGTTTTTTCAACAAAGAACAAAAATAACTTCAGATCTGTAGTTTTAAAGAATTTTTTAGCATAATTACAGTATGATTCAATATATTGAAAATTTTGCTTCTGGATTCCTTCAAAAAGATATTCAAAAAGAAATATTATCGTCACCCCATTGGTTATGGCAATATAGAACCGAAACATCTGGTCAATATGATGCTCCCGACTTTGCATGGATTGAAGACGAAAACACAAAAGATACCCCCCAACTTATTCATGTAGTTGATGACGGGTCAAAAGATATGCAAATTATAAGTCCATTGATTTATAAAATTGCAGAGACTGTGGGCTACGAATTACAGTTCCAAAGAATCAAAGCCAACTTATTATGGCCAGACGCTGAAAGAAAAAATCTAAATTCTTATCACAGACCACATGCAGATCATGGAAGAATCGATGCAAAATCTTTAATTTATTATGTTAATGACAGCGACGGCGACACAGTAATTTTTAAAAATCGTTGGACTGGTGAAGACCCCGGAACGTTGGAAATTGCTCAGCGCATTACACCAAAGGCAGGGTCAGCAGTGTTATTTGACAGTACACTTTATCATGCTAGTTCTAGTCCAACCACAGGAGTGCGTTCTGTGTTAAATTTTATTTTTTGGCCTAAACAAATAGATCCGCTGGATCCGGATGGTCTTGCACCGCCAATACCAATTAATATACCAATAGGAAAAGGATTTAATAGAATATGAAAGTTAAAAGCGTAGGCATCGTTGGCGGTGGCACAGGTGGACTAGTCACTGCCCTACTATTAAAGAATTTTTTTCCGTTTTTAAAAGTAGATTTAATAGAATCAAAAGCCATAGGAATCGTAGGCGTCGGTGAAGGATCAACAGAGCATTGGGCAAAATTTATGCGCCAGTGTAACATTGATCTAGCAGAATTAGTCAGAGAAACAGATGCAACTTTTAAGTATGGCATTAATTTTGCTAACTGGAACGGCGACGGGCGTAGTTACATTCAGTCAGTTAATGCAGAAATGAATGCTAACGGACCAACTGGAATTAAATTTGTATATGCAAATCTAATTCAAAGAGGAGTTGATCCTTTGCATTTAACTAGACCCTATGTTATTAAAAGTGAATTAAGAGAACACAATTATAATATTAATCAGATGCATTTTAACACATTTAAATTAAATGAATATTTGCATAAAAAGTGCGAACTTGCAGGCATTGGCTTGATCGAAGCAGAACTAAATGAAGTTCCATTAGATGAAAACGGGTTTATTAAATCTTTAAAAACTAAAGATGGTCGCACATTTGAATATGATTTTTATGTAGACAGTACCGGCTTTTCAAGATTTATTCTAAACAAGACCATGGGTATTCCATGGAAGAGCTATTCAAAATATTTGCCGATGAATAGTGCTATTGCATTTCCAACAGAACGTCTCGAAGAAATTCCAGCATGGACTCTTTCACGGGCTATGAAATCTGGATGGCTATGGCGTATCCCCACTCAAGAAAGATTTGGCAACGGTTATGTATTCAACGATCAATTTTTAGACTTTGAAGGCGCAAAAAAAGAAGTTGAAGAACTGTACGGACACCCTGTTGAAGTTGCAAAACAAATTAAATTTGATGCAGGATGTTTAGAAAAGTCTTGGCATAAAAATTGTTGTGCTATTGGACTTAGCAGTAGTTTTATAGAACCACTAGAAGCCAGCAGTATTGGTACTAGTATTCAGCAAGCAATTATCTTATGTGAAGTTTTGCCAGACTATGTTCCTGGATATACTATGTCTGAACGTATTTTTAATCGACACAGCGATGAAATTTTAGAAAATATTCTGGACTTTGTTGCACTACATTATATCACAAAACGAAACGATACAGAATTTTGGAAAAGTACTAAAGAAATACCTAGACCGCCCGGGCTAGAAGAAATGTTAGAAATTTACAAACACAAATTTCCAACCGATCACGACTTTGATAATAAGCGAGTACTATTCCAAGGTGCAAATTGGATTATTGTTATGCACGGTTTGGGCTTGTTAGATCCTAAAATTGCTGAACAAGAAATACAAAAATTGCCAGATTTACTAAAAAATAATATCGATGCACACATGCCTCCTCATTTTACAGATGGCATGATTAGCCATAGACAGGCCATTAATAATCTGTTAAAATTAACAGGATGATATTTTTTAAAAAACCCACAGTCCAATTAGATTGTTTTATTACAAATAATTCTATTGCCGAATTATTTCCAATCTCACATTTAAACGAAAAACTGCCGGCATGGTGGAAGTCTATGCCTAAGACAGTGCCATCTCCAAACTTTCCTATAGAGATGAGTACTATTAAACGCTGTCCAGGATTTAAAGATCTTTTTAAAAATGCACTGTGCGTGCCTGCATGGAGTGAATATCAACTATTTCAAGATCCTAATTTTGGGCTTAGTCACACGGCTCCTAATAGTTTGGCTTCCGGTAATCAACATCAACCTGGACAGATGGAGGGAGCATTTCCAGGATATCAGCATTTTAAATTAATTGCACCCTGGGTTATTCAAGAAAAAACTGGTGTACAATTTATAATGACACAGGCCAGTTGGCACGATTCAAACCCTTGCGGATTTCATATTCCTGTTGGTTCATTAGAATTTAAATACCAACACTCGGTTCACATCAATCTTATTGCGCCAAAAACTGAAGAATTAAAACAATTTAATATACCCGCAGGTCAACCTTTGGTATATCTAATTCCGTTAACTGATAAAAAAATTAAGATAAACATACAAGTTGTAAGTGATGCAGAGTTTAATAAATTTAGAACATATCATCATAGTTTTTACAATAGTTACGAACTAACTAAAAAGATATTAAAGGAAAAAGAATGAGTCATCAAGAAGATTATAAAGCCAAAAAAACAGAAGATGAAAATTACGAAGTTCATCCAATATTTCCTATTCCTGTGTATACACGAGAGAATTTTATAAAAGATGGCGAGTTTCCAATATTAGATGAAATTGTCAATACTCCCAGAGGACCAACATTTGATTCTAATAGTCTGTATGGTGACCGTAGTGAAAATACTTACATTTTAAATCAACCCGGTATGTGGGGATTAAAACACAAATTAAACAAATATGTTAATGAATATGCTAATTGTGTATTAGGTCTAGCCGGCGAATACACAATTAGCCAAAGTTGGTTGTCTGTTAAAACACCGGGTCAAAAACATATAATGCATACACATGGAAATTCTATTATATCTGGAACATTTTATTTTAATAACAAGGATGACGCAGAAGGATTAACATTTATGAAAACAGAGGTATCTAATACCTATCAAATGGTTCCTTTAAAAAATCCTAATGTAAATAATCAGTTTTCGTTTAATGAAGTAACATTAAAAGTTGAAAATTATATGTTGTGTTTATTTCCTAGTTATCTTGCTCATAAAGTTCAAGGAAATAATACTAAAAACGATAGATATTGTCTGGCCTTTAATGCTGTGCCCAAATATGCGCTAGGAGTAGACACTGAACTAACCGAGTTAGAATTTAAAAGAATTGACAGAGATGCCGATGAGATTTGATTTATGGTTCCCTACAGCAATACTATATGATACGGTAGAAAATGCCGACGATCTAAATAAAAAATTGCTGGAGAGAATTGAAGAAATTAGAAATACAATTCCAGCCGGTGGAAGAAATTGGTTGGGGAAACCTTACAATACCTGCGGAACATTAGACATTTCAAAAGATCCTAGTTTTGAAATTATAGTAAAAGAAATATCTAAACGTGTACATCATTATGCTAATCGGTTAGGTATAGATACTGCTCGACATCGATTTACTGCCGAAGATGGTTGGTTGAACATTTATAAACAGAGCGATTTTCAAGAATATCATCACCATGCTACATATCAGTTTTCTGCTGTATATTATGTAAAAGTTCCAGAAAATAGCAGTGAGATTATTTTTGAAAGTCCAGCACCGCCTGATATGAATCCGTTACCTATTACACTACATAGTCATTTAACAGATCAGCGGGCTCGCTATCCCGTTAAAGCAGGGGATATTGTAATATTTAGAAGCAACATTAGACACTGTGTTCCTGCACACCAAGGCACAGATGAGAGAATTAGTCTAGCGTTTAATTTTAAATGATATGAAATTTCTAGGCCTTAGACTGTGCGATCATGATTCAAATATAACATATACCGACGGTGTTAATGTTAGGTATATAAAGTCTGAGCGAATTCATCAGATAAAACATCACGGTTATAATAATTTTGATGGATACATTGAAGATATTAAAAACTGGAATATTAATTTCGATGAACTAGATGCAGTGGCCATTTGTGTTGATCAGCACAAACTAAATTTTGAAAAACAAGATGTTTTGTGGCAACTGGCTCCTAATTTTTTGCCTGGCATAACTTGTCCTATTTACATAATTGATCATCACTATGCACATTCATTGAGTTGCTGGCCTGTTGTTGATGTGGACACAGTCGATACTGCGTTTGTATTCGATGGTGTTGGTGATTTTCAAATTACCAATTCTATTTTTAAAAAAGACGAACGAATTTCTAAATCAAACGTTTCAGGTGTTGGCGTATTGCTGTCAATGTGGGGAAACTTTATAGGAATAGAAGGCCATCCGCTAGATGTTAGTGGAAAAGTTATGGCGCTAAAGTCTTACGGAAAAGTTAATAAAGAATTTCTTGATAAATTTTCAAATCTAGATATACTAGACGCTTCAAAAGTATTCTATCTTCAAAATTGGATACCGTATCTTAGAGCAGATTCGAGTAGCCTCGAAGGAATTAAACCAGGAAGTCTAGATTGGATTGCATCTATACACCAATGGATTGAAGATAAAATTCCTGAGTATTTTTTAAAGTTTGCAAATCCTAACGATGTAATCACATTTTCGGGCGGTGTTGCACAAAACATTTGTGTAAACAGTCGTCTTAAAAAAGTTTTTAAAAACTTACACATTATTCCACATAATCCCGACGACGGATTGTCATTAGGGTGTGTAGAATTTCTGCGAAGAAAATTTAATCAACCAAAATTTAACAATGATAATTTTCCGTTTTGGCAAGATGAAACAAGTCCTGACATTCCTAGTAACGAAACAATTGAAAAAATTGCAGAGTATCTTGCTGAAGGAAAAATTGTTGGGTGGTTTCAGGGACAAGGAGAGATTGGTCCAAGAGCATTGGGCAACAGATCAATTCTAATGCGACCAGATATTCCTAATGGAAAAGATATTATTAATAAAAGAGTAAAATTTAGAGAAAGTTATAGACCGTTTGGTTGTAGTGTTTTAGAAAATAAAACACAAGAATATTTTGAGTGTGATTATTCTAGTCCTTATATGTTGTATGCTGTTCCAGTAAAAGACCATTTGCTTTTAGAATCTATTACACACGTAGACGGAACTAGCAGAATACAAACAGTTAACGATTCTCAACCTGTATTTTTTAATTTGTTGTCCAAATTTTACGAAAAAACTGGATTGCCTGTTTTGTTAAACACATCTTTAAACGTCAATAAAAAACCCATTGCGTCAACTAGTGAACATGCAATGGGTGTTTTTGAAACTACAGAATTAGATGTGCTCTGTATTGGAAATAAAATTATTGTTAAATAATTTCTGGTGGCGTGTAAGGGTATGTCTTAGAAGGCAAACTAATATCTGGGTTTTGCATTATAGTAAAATCTGGAAATGCTCCCTTTAATGTACCTAATGCAGATCCTCTCCAAGGTAATGAGGGATCCTGTTTAGGAAATTGCTCTTTAATTGCCTTAACATCGTCATACATTGGTTGAATTTTTGGGATTAATCCATCATCCATTGCATGCCATAATGCGTCTAACTGAGATTCTAAAGTAGGATATGCTGTTTTTCTCAGCATCTTATATTTGACTTTTTCATCCCACTCTGTTTGTATTTGATTTAAGTAAGACTCAACTTCTTCTTTAGTTGGTGGAACCCAGTCAGAATCTTCTGGATGTTGCCATACAACATGCTCATAATCATATTCTCCCGTTTCTGGGTTTTGATCGCTTCTAAAACACGCACCTGGACACATTAAAGCAAGTGCTTCAATAAGTTGCGGTCTTGTTACAAATGAAAATCCTGGCATTATTAAATCTCCGTTCTCTGTTATTTATTGTCTAATTTCTGTGATTCTTCCAAAACAGACACCATTTTCGTGATTGTTTTGTCCGCCTGAACCAGTAATACGGTTCATATTAAATGTTCGTGTACCGCCATCGGTACTAGCAAATGCTGGTTCGTAATAAATTGCCGATGTAGTGGCTGGGAAATCATAGAATAAAATCTTTACTGATTTTGGTGTACTATTGTTGTCTGGATCATACCATGCGGCATTAATAAAACTATGATTATTTCTACCGCTGTTGTTATTGTATCCGCCACTGCCAAAGTCTACTGATCCGTTACGTGCTACACGAACACCCGCATCGTGGTTGTTTGGTTCGCCGTGTATAAACCACTCGCAGATAATAAGACTGTTTGAATACTGTGGTGTTATGTTTAGTCTTAATACTGTGGCAAGATTTCCTGGATAACTAGTTGGCATACTATATTGTGGTCGTGGGTCATATCGAATAACTGATGTTTGGATTACCGCACCGGTATAATTCATATTAGCGCGACCGATTGCACCGTCGGCTATAGAAGCATTTGTAATTCCCAGAGCAGATAAACTAGAATTGGGTAAACTATTTAAAGATGCTCCGGATCCACTTAGGGTAGTAGCCGAAACACTACCATTAATTGTTGTTCCTTGTAACTGTGCCATCCTTTATCCTTATTGTCTAATCTCTGTAATTCGGCCAAAACTTACACCATTTTCATGGTTAACTTGTCCCGAACTTCCTACTGTTCTATTAAGGAAGAATGTTCTAGTACCGCCATCGTTGCTACCGTACACAGGATCATATGTTCTAGTAGCAGTGCTTCCTGGAACATCATAATATGTTAGTAAAGAACATGTTGGTGTAGAACCTTGATCCTGGTCGTAAAATGTATCTCCTAATAGATATGAGTGACTGTTTTGACCTACGTTACTATTATATGTTGGGTATGATCCACCTACTAGGTTACCACTGTTAATAGAAACAAACCAACCCGAATCGTGGTTGCCTGCTTCGCCGTGTATCCACCACTCGCAGACAATTAAACTATTAGAATATTGTGGAGTGATAGTAAGTCTTAGTTCTTGTATTCTTGTTCCGCCGGTGGTGCCGTTAGTTGGTCCGCTGTATGTTGGTCTAGGATCATATCTAATTACGTTTGTTTGTAAAACTGCGCCAGCAAAATTTAATTTGCCTCTTGTTACTGCATTAGCGTTGAATTGAGCATTTGCTAATGTATTGCCGTTAAGATTTGACGAGGTTAAACTAGTTACCCCGTTGCCGTTTCCGCTGAACGTAGTAGCAGATAGTGTACCCGAAACCGACGATCCTTGTAGTGTTGCCATCTTCTATCCTTATTGTCTAATCTCTGTAATGCGTCCCCAACTTACACCGTTTTCGTGGTTGTTTTGACCGCCACTGCTAATTGGTCTATTTTGAAAATATGTTCTTGTATTACCGTCATTGCTGCCTACCTGCGGGTCATAAAAGACCGAAGAGGTAGTTCCTGGAAAATCATAAAACAAGAAACTAGGTGATTGCGGTGTTGAGCTATCGTCCGAGTCGTACCACTCTGAGTTGATATAACTGTGATTGTTGTTTCCGGTATCTGTATTGTGTCCCGCATAGGTTCCGGTTAATAAAGAACCGTTTCGAGCTACTCTAAATCCACAGTCATGACTGCCTGCTTCGCCGTGCAATCTCCACTCACAGATAATAAGACTGTTTGAATAAGTTGGGGTAATAGTTAAACGCATACTTGACACCAGTGTGCCGTTGCCAGTGGGTGCGCTCCATCCTGGTCTAGGATCATAGCGTATTAGGATAGTCTGTAATACTGCACCAGCATAGCCCATTTTTGTACGACCAATTGTATTGTCTGCAATTTTATCGTTGGTTATTGCACCGCCAACAAAGGCTGTTCCTGGAATACTGCTTAAACTACCACCAGAACCGCTGATAGTTCCTGTAACTGTTAATGTTCCGTTAACTGATGTTGCTTGCAGTGTTGCCATATTTACTTAATACCCTTTAATTCGTTAATTTCTTGTTTAAGTGACTTAATTGATTCAACCAAGTAGGCTGTTAATTTAGTGTATTTAATACCGTGTGGCTTACCGTTACTGTCCAAACTGACTAATTCTGGGGCATGTTTATAAACGTGTTCAGCAATTAATCCTGTTTCGTGTTCTTTATTATCTTTACGATCATAAGTAACACCCATTAATTGTAATACTGTCTCTAAAGCATTTTCTAAAGGATTAATATTTTCTTTAAACTGGATACTAGATGTTTCAACTAGTGTAGTTGCGGTAACTTGACCACCTACACCTAATCCTCCAGTAATTGTTAGCGCACCTGTGCCTGTAGTACTCGATGCTGTGTTAGAACTAATACTGTGTGTTCCTGATGCTAGAGTCAAAGAAAACGTACTATTAGCAGTCAGTGAAGTAAAAGATCCCGAACCTCTAGTACTTGCTCCAATATTCATATTATTAATATTGCCGGTTGAGCCTGAAGTAATAGTTACAGTGCCTGCAGGATTCAGCGTAACAGTGCCTGAACCTGTTGGCGCAAAGTTAACTGTTTGATTACTAGCAGTGGCACTAATATTACCGTTCATAGTAGTAGTTTGGCCAGCAGTTCCCAGTGTCAATGTGCTAGAACCAGTAAGACTGATAGCACCGCCTGGGTTCATTGTTAATGTACTTGCTGGACTAACAGTTACAGTTCCTGTGCCGCTTGGGCTAATTGTAACGTTGTTACTCGCTGGATTTAGGGTAATTGCACCACCTGAAATGTCTGCACCGCCTTGAACTGTTAACGAACTACTAAATGTTCCACTAGTAGCAAATAACGGGCCGCCTTGATTATGTACTACTACGTAATTTGATCCGTTTGATTCTAGATAAGCAGTAGTATTTGTTGGTAGAACATACGTTGTTCCTGGTGTTCCGATCGCTCCAATAATATTGGCAGTGCTACTTAATGTTACTGCACCAGATGCACCGTTGTAAAACGCAATTTGTTTACCTATATTACCGGGAATACTAGGTAAGGTTACAGTATATGTTGTTCCCGATAATACCACAAACAGATCGTCTATTAAATCTGGTAATGTAGTAACTCCGGTAACTGAAAATACTGGATTTGTAGTTAAGTATCTTGCCATAGTCTATGCTACCTCTTATGTAATTGATGTTTCAATACCATACACCATAGCATTAACTTGAGTCGCCGCGCTGGCTACACATACAATGTTTTGGCCTGCCTGTGCTACTAATCCTGTTCTTTCAAACGTCGATTTAGGTGGTATAGGCTGATCGTATTCGATGTATTCTGCTGTACTAGGTGTAGTTGTGGTTGCAATAGCCAATCTAACTGTAACTGTTGAAGTTCCAGTGTTGCATAATGACACATTGAATACCGAATAATACCCAGTAGGAACAGTATATAGTGTAGTGTTTGTTAAAAGAACGTTGCCAACTTGTATTGGTGACGCTAATCTTCCTGTTGCCATGTTATAATTTCTCCATTTTTATCTTTGCATAAAGAATCCAAGTGCAACGGGAGCCCCGTCAATGCCACCTGTAAAATTCATTCTACTTGTAACGCTAATACCTTCGCCTGTTGTAGTACTTATGCTGTTTCCAGCAATATATATTACACCGGATGTCAGTGTATTTACGTTTAGAGCACTTTGTCCTCCACCAATCTGTGCAGTGATATATGCTCTAATTGCTCGTTGTGTTGGCACAACGTTATCGCTATCAGCAGTAAAGAACGGATCTGTACTAAACTGCGTGATAATTGCACTGTCAATTCCTAATTCAATTGAGCCTAATTGCAAACTATTCAAACCGCTTAGGTTAAACGCTGAAGCATTTAATGTAGCAGTACCAGTTGCCTGTTGAACTCCGAACAAGTTACCAACGTTGAAGTTACCGTCTTGGTCAGTACTTGTAAAGAATACTCGTCCACCATTAGTAAACAGTTCTTGATTAGCCTGTATTGCTGTTGTGATATCCACATTTGGATAGTTTGTTTGTGTTTGATTACCAGTACCAATGTATAGATAATCGTGACCAGTTAAACGAACCTGTGAATATTTCAATCTTGTTGTGATTAAATCTCCGTGTCTCGGAGCATTTAATGTTGTTAGGCTTGGATTGATCTGGAATGTTGCTTTATATGTTCCTTGATTATCTCCATCCTCAACATAGTTTGTTACTGCAACAAGTTTATAGTATTCGCCAGGAATATTTGCAAACTCTACGTTTGCACCTGCTGTAGGTTCTTCACTTAGTCCAGACACGTTAACAAAAGTGCTGACTTGATATAGATCACTATAGCCATCGCCCACTGTATCACTTGTAGCAGTAGCATTGTCTGCACCTCTATTACTGAAACTTGGATTACCTAATGCACCGTCACCTAAACGTACACGGAATGCCGCAGTTTTAACCTTGTTAGGATCTGTTACAGTAAAGATTGGACCTGCACGATAAGTCATTCCTGTGATGGTTGCTGTTGATAATGTAACAGCGGTTGCACTGTACTGTGTAGCACTTACTTTAAACTGTGTACTTGTAATAGTAGATCCAATTACATAATATGTTTGTTCTTCAACTAACCCGCCAGCACTAGTACCAAAGAATTCAACTGGTTGTCCGTCAACTAAGTTAGTTGTATCGTCGACAGTAATCAGATTAGTTGAAGTAGTTGTAGCACTTACTGTACCATATGGATATCCAGAACCTGGATCTACCATTCTGACTTCAATTACAGTACCGCTGGCCACTTTAACACGACCCAATGACTGAGCACCAGTTCTAATACTTGCGCCGATTGTGCCAGAAGTATTAGATACAGCAACCCACAATGGGCGGGAATTAATAGTACCAAATTCTAATGCCTGCCAGTTACTTGAACTAGGCATTGCTCTTAGAGTCCATGTAATACCATCTGGGCTTGTTGCCGCTGTAGTACCTCCGCTGGCTACTGCAAAGAACAATCCTTGACCGTATTTGATCTGTGTCCAAGTAGCACTTGCTGGTAATTGACTTGCACTTAGTACCCATGATAGGCCTTTATCATAACTAACTGCAACGTTTCTTGTACCAGTTGCGATAGCAACAAATCTTCCGTTACCATATGCAACACTGTTCCATGTTGAACTTGTTGGTAGATTACCGCCTGCGGTCCAACTTGTACCGTTTGTAGAATATGCTGTAGCCACGTTGCCTGTTGAAATAGCAACAAATGTTCCGTTACCATAGGCTACACCACTGTAAGTTCCTGAACCTAAAGTTGGGATTGTTCTTGAGGTCCATAAACTACCTGTTGCACTAGATGCCGCGCTGGCTGTTCCGCCAACTATTACATATACTCCGCCACCGTAGGCAATTCCTGCAAAATCCGTTGCAGGTAGTGCTGTACCGGCTGTCCATGCGCTGGCTCCGGTAACTCCTGATCGTGTAGTATAGGCATTATTCGAACTGCCGCTGGCGATAGCAACATATCTTGCTCCGCTATCTAATATAGTAATAGCCGGAACAGATGAATAACCTTGTCCGCTATAGTTAATTGCATAACTGCTGACACCATAATTAGTTCTTGTTGGTGTGACCACTGCGGTAGTACCGATGAACAATAAGGTTGCTGTACCGTTAGCAGCCGATCCAGATGTATGTGTAGGTCCTGTGGTAGTTAATGTTCCGCCTGTGGTTGCACGATACCAGTTCTTACGGTTCGGTGTAACAGTGGTATTAGTGTAGTAAATGATATCATTTAATGATACAGAACCTCCACTGCTCCACGCAGTACCAGTAAACGGATCATCAATAGTGACTGTTGGGTCACTAAAGTAATTTTTACCCCAGTCGTTGGCAATGATATCAGTTACTCGATCTGTGGCCACGCTCACTGTTGGTGCTACGCTATAGCCTGAACCAGGAACTGTAACAGTTACAGTTGCTATAGCGCCGTTTAGTACTGTACAGGTAGCCACTGCTCCCGATCCACCGCTAACTGGTGTAAACACAATAACAGGAGGTGTTGTGTAGCCAGCACCGCCGTCGACGATTGTTACTGTAGACACTTGGTCTGCTGTTGGGTTACCTAGTGTATTAGCAACGCCTAAGTTTGCTGTTAATACGGCACCTCTACCGCCGAATCCGCCAACAACTACTGTAGCCACTGCGGCTTCACCACCACCATAAACAACATCTATCCAGGTAGCACTTGTTGGCAATGCTCCGGCATTGGCCCAAGTAGTGCCGTTGGTACTATAAGATGTACTTGTTCCGCCATTGGCTATGGCAACATATTTTCCATCACCAAATGTAACATCTCTCCAAGTTGCTGTTGCACTTAAAGTTCTTGATGTTGCTGTATATCCAGGTGCAGAATAGTTAATTCTTGGTTCAATAATATAAGTTGTTGTAAGGTCAAGTATGTTATCAATCGCTGTTCCAGGAACAACATGATCCCACCCAGCAGCCAATATATTCATAGAACCAGATGCTGTTGACAATGTAACTGCTGTACCGGCAGCACCTGTGGTACTAATTGTAAATTGTGTTGCTGTTAATCCTGCAGTTCTTACATAGTATAATGTATTAGCAGAAACACCACCAAACGTTGTGCCAGTGAAGTATATTGGCATGCCAGCATATAATGTGGCTGTGCTGGCTACAGTGATTACGTTAGTAGTTACTGTGGTATTTGTTGCGGCAAGTGTAGTAAAACTGTCTTTGTATACAGTTGCAATTTTACTACCAGTTTGATATGTTAAGATGTTAGCATATTGACCCACGCCAGTACCGGCAGTAATTTGTATACGCATTCCTACGTATGCAGAACTTAATGCTTGATCTGTTGCGGCAATAGTAATATATCCAACATCGCCTGTCTGTGCGGCATTTGCGGCCGTTACATAACTTGTACCGCCTACACCGTCACCATTGTCTAGATCAATAATACGTGTTTCAAATACTGCGCCGTCGCGGAATTCGTCTCCAATTGCGGCAGCGTTATAACCTGAACCGTTAATTGTATGCTGTGTATTAGTATAATTTGTACCAGCATTTCCGTATTCAAATCTCAATACTTCATTTACGCCGTCTGTAACAGTTTGTGTAATCTGTGCCTGAGCACCACGGTTGTTTAGTGTTGCATATAATGGTGTTTCTTGACTGTCAACACCTTCTGCAATAACACCGTATACACCATATGAGCTGTTACCGTTAGTAGCACGGATACGTCCGCCTAGTTCTGCTAGGTAGCCTGCATATGAATAGTATGCGAATACAGAAACAAGTTCTGTCAGTGAATCGCTACCAGTACACCACACACCGATACCATCGCTAAGAACTGTGGTAAAGTCATTCTTAACCATAGACTTATTACCACCGGCGTGTAATGCTGAATCAATCTTAGCACCTACGCAACCGTAACCAAACATGGTTACGTTCTGTGAATAGTGTGAACGATTTGTTACCCAAACTTTACTGTCATTTGGTCCAAATCCTGGATTCAATGCTACATAAGCACCTGCTGTTGGACGTTTAGTTCCATAGTCGTTTTCATCAGATAGGTCGCCTTCTAGTCCTCTTAGAGTACAGTTGCGTAGACCGGTTGCATTACTTACATGGAACATGTCTGATTTTTCTGAACCTTCTACCGCGTTTTTGTACAATACCGCAGATCTCGCTGAACGATAATTCCCTGGCCAGTTTAAATCATAGATAATGGAATTGATAAATTCTTCCATATCACGCTTACATGCTGTTTCATCAAATGCGTATGTAACAGTCATAGTTCCTGAACCGTCTGCTATTGCTTTGGTAGAGCCGCCTAATTCATCACTTATAGTAAATGCAGTATCTGTTACTGATTCTACCCAGTATGTTGTACCTGCGGTTATACCACCAAATACTGTGCCTGTAAAGATTACAGGATCGCCTGCTGATAAATTATGATTACTACTGGTTGTAAATACATCAGTACTTGCTGTAGATGTAGTTACTGTTCCGCCATATTGGTTGGCGATCCAAGCAGTTGATTCGCTTTGTAAGAAGTCACTGTTGACTCTTAGAATCTCGGCAGCGTTAATAATACCAACATCATTCATGTATGACAGTGTACCGGTTACATCTGGTGTTTCACCAACGCCAAATTCAATAATGTTGATAATAATTTTCATTAATTTTTTAACAAATGCTTCTGCATCTGCGTTATTATCAATTACATCGGCTACTAAAGATTTCATGTATCTAAATGCTTGCAGAGTAGCACGTTTTTGTTCGCCTGAAACAGCACTAGCCTGTGCTTGCCAGTAACTCATACCTGCTTTGATTGAGCGGAAGTTACTGTTTAACATTAAGTCATAGCGGATTGCGTCAATAATATAACCTACATCTCGGCTGCAAGTTGCTGAGTCGTAGTCTAAATTTGGATAATTTGTATTAACGTAGTTGACAACGCTGGTTTGTATGCTTGCCTTGTTTGTTGACAACAATGTGTTTTGTCCAATAAGATTTGAACTAACCCAACTTGTTCCTGGCAAGTTAGTTATTTCAACGGCAATACTTAGACCAGTACCGTTGGTAAATGATGTTAATGCTGTTCCACCATATGTATCAGTTAGTGTAAATGTTGTTGTTAACGGAGTAGTCTTAACATAGTAAGTTGTTCCTGCAACTAGTCCATTAGATGATGTCTGTGCAATTACTTCGTCGCCGATCGCTAATCCGTGTGCAGAGCCAGTAGTAAATGTTGTACCGGATGCGATTGTTGTAATTGTTACTCTTGGTACACCTGTGGTCAATCCGCTGTTAATGATGTTTGTAATAACATCTATTAATGCACCAACTCGGGTAGCACTGGCAGCGTCGCCTGCTGTACCCGATACATAACTTACACCAACTTGTAAAGGTGTGTATGAACTTAATCCACCGTTAGCAATATCTTGCAAGGCAGTTTTTAAATTACCGTAAGCGGCAAGAGTTGCGGCTTTGTCTGCGGCATCAATTTGTAATACACTAGTTAATCTTGAATAATAAGCAATACCTGCTTGTTTACTTGCAAAGTGTCCTCCATAGGTTAAATCATAACGCAGTGCATCAATGATGTAACCAACGTCTCTGGCACACGCACTTTGGCTATAGACTACTGAAGGATAGTTTGTAGTAATATACTGCAAGGTTTCTGCTTGTAAGAAAGCACTGTTTTCCCAAATTAATTCTGCGGCTGCAAAGTCTTGTGTGTCAACTCCAGTATAATCGGGCCATAAGAATCTTGGTACTGCGCCGCCTCGAATTGTTCCAATAGTGTCGTCAATGATTGATGCAATTTGATACACTGCTCCGCCGGTTGCTAGTCCTTTAATCTTATATTTCAAGAACTTAATTAAACCTAAACTAGCATCTTTTTGGCTGGCTAGTACTACTGCTGTAGAACTTAAACCTCTATAATAACTCTTTCCTGCAATTCCGGAAGCAAAGTTACTGTTAAACATGGTATCGTAACCGATTGCGTCGATCATTAATCCAATATCTCGCGAGCAAAGAGTTTCATCAAAACTCAACGATTGGAAATATTTACGGACATACGCAAGACCATCGGATTGTATTTCTGTTTTTCTATCTTGTATCTCGTTAAATCCTGTAACAAGACTACTGCTCACCCAAGAAGTACATGGTGCTATGGCTGTTCCAGAAACGCCGTTGTTAATCCAATCAATAACATCCTGTACACGATCTTGTGCAAATGTTCCAGACACTAACGGGCCGCCTGTTCCGCTTAATGATTGCGGTGTGGTGTTACCGCTCTGAGGAGTAACGCTTGATCTTTGAGCAATCGTAGTAATGATTGATTTTAAATGTGCGTATGCGGCCAATGTAGCAGTTAACTCGCTGGTATCAATGGTTAAATTTAAACCGCTATAATAAGCACTGCCTGCAATTTCACTTTGTGTATTACCACCGTAGGTGATGTCGTATCTGATCGCATCTAAAATATATCCAACATCTCGCTGACATGCGGCTTGACCTGTTGCTCCCAATGCAGACCATACAGCAGGATAGGTGTTTTCAATATACTTGCTTACGTCTGCTTTAATAAATGCATAGTTGTTAGCAATTTGTGTTCTTGCGTTGTTATAACCGGTTGTATCACCTGTAGTGTTACCTGTTGTTGCATAGGCTGTATGTGTAAGACTAGTTCCCCAGTTAGTTGGATCAGTGATTAATTCGTTTGGTGCAGAATTAATTCCATTGTTTAAAATATCGTAAATTGTATTTGCGCTTCTTTCAACACGACTTACAGCAACAGAACTACCAACTGATCCTGCATTTAGTGAAGTAACCTGTGTTTCAGTATTACCAGACGTTGGCGTTACTGAAATATTTTGAATTAGATTGCTAGTAACTGCTTTAATTCTTGTCAATGCTGAAATAGATTTTTCTGTATCGTTAGACAACAGTGTAATTGCTGGCTGTGGGCTAATTACTGTAGAACGAAGTTCGTCGCCTACAACCGCAGTATTTTTTGGTATTACAATTGGTAATACTTCAAAGTATGTTCCTGTTTTAACACTAACAGTTGTATTAGAATAAACAGGAGTTGGAATCGCTGTGGCTGAACCGGCTTCAATACCGTCTGTGACTACAGTTAATAAGTCTGTTGCGGTGTCTGATGCACCGTCTTCGCCGACTAACACAGGTGTTTGAATATAATCTGCTTGATCGCCTGCGGCAACACCATTAGCAACTTGATAATTTGAACTGTCTGCGGTGTTGTCGATAACCGCGGCTACTAGAGTTTTTAAATAATTATATGCGGCAATGGTCTGAGTAGTCTGTTGACCAAAGTTAGCATTAATATAATCTGATCCTGCTGGTGTGTAATATGCCTTAGCGGCTTTAGTTGCTTCTTCGTTTCCGCCGTGACCTAAGTCATATATAACTGCATCAACTAGATAACCAACATCGCGTTCGCACAATGTTTGATCATAGGATAAAGTTCCTGTCATTGTAGCAGTTTGTGTAGTTAAAGTTCTTACTACACCAACTTCAGGAACATCACTAATTGAAAATTCAGTAGGACTATCTATAAATTTAACATAATATGTTGTACCTGCGGTTACTCCGCCAACTGTGCCACTAAATTTAATTGGCATGTTTAGAGATAAATTACTAGTGTCGTCACAGGTAAAATTATTTGTTGCCGCAGAACTAGAAGTAATATTAACAGTATATGTATAAATTACCCAGTTGGTAATTTCTTTCATTATATATTGTTTGTTTCTAGTTAGGTTTGCAACAGCATTTCGATTTCTGTAACCCTTTTCAATTTGTTCACAGGCAAATCGAACACTAGCCCATGGTTTATCAATGGTCAGTCCCCAACCAGGTTCTATACTGTTTGTACCGCTCGGAGCAACATAAACAATGTTATTAACAACACCATAGTAGGCCCACTCTGGGTAACCATTTCTTACACGAAGAACCTGTCCGTCTGAGCCAAGTGGTAATCTTGTAGGACCATTCTCTCCGTAGTAATAAGTGTCTCCTGCGGTAGTTAGTACAGAAGATTCTGAACCTGCTGAAAATAAATTCCAGTAAGTAGCAGATGTATCGTTGTCAGGTCTATTAAGTGTAGCCGCAGTATGTCCAGCCACGCAGATATATGTATTTGCGCCCCAGAATACTAAATCTCCTAGTACATACACTGTACCAGATGCCCACGATACGGAATTACCTGTGTGACTAACTGCTGTTATTGCGCCGCCACTTTGTCCTGTTACTGTGATTAGAATATCGTTGGCTGGACTTACGCCGCCAACATCTGATCCTAAAACTTTTAATGTATTGCCGTTAGAGTAAAGTGTTCCACCTTGCCCAGATGTTACAGATATTGTATATCTAGTACCTGATCTTGTAACATCAAATTGTGCGCCCGACCCACTGCCTGTTAGTGTTGTACTTGATACAGCACTGTATGATGCTGTGGTATTAGTCCAACGCATTCCTTGATTTAGTCTAGCCCAATAGGTAAGATTTGGAGGAATATATCCTGTGTTATCTACAATGGCTACATAGGTGTAACCGCCAAGACGAACTACATCGCCAACTTTATAGGCTGTAGAAATTAACCAATCACCTTGGAAACTAAATCCTGTAGTATAAACTTGCCAGTATGCCGTAGCAGTTGATGGTGTTTGATTAGAATGATTTTGTAAAGCAACATAAGAGTAACCACCATAGGTTACTACATCGCCTATTTGATAAACTGAACTACTGCTCCAAGAGTCTTCAAATTCTAAACCTTCGACAAATGTTTCCCATTTAGTTATATCAAAAGATGCACTTGATGTATGTGCGTCTACGCAGATCCAGGTGCTTGCTCCGTATTTTACAATGTCATTTATACGATAACGAACAGAACTGCCACTCCAAACACCTAAGTAAACGAATCCTTCGTTGAAAATATCCCACTTTGATTGATCTGCTTCTAGACCTGATGCGGTTGTTGATGCTGAAGTATGGTAAGCATTACATACGTAAGTGATACCGCCATATGAAACTACATCGTTGGCCCTGTATCTTGTAGATGTTGCCCATGCTCCTGACCAATATAATGATTCTGCAAGTATATCCCATTTGCTTAAATCTGCTTCAAGGCCTAATGCAGTTGTGGCTGCTGATGTATGAGCATCGTTACAGACATATACGTTACCACCGTACTTAACTTGATCGCTGATATTGTAGTAAGTACTGGTTGCCCAATCTTCTCTCCATGAAAGGCCGCCGGCCACTAGTTCCCAGTAAGTAGGATTTGCTGTTAGATCTGTTTCAAATAGTGCAGACGATGTGTGATTTTTAACGCAGATATAACTACTTCCGCCGACTCTAACTACATCATCCACAACATAAGTAGTTGCTGTGGTCCATAGACCTTGCCATACCAGTCTAATTCTACCTAATTTAAATTCTGCCATTTAATGCTCCATCCGTATATGTTATTTATCTTAGTTTATATTTCCGATTAAATGCTGGTTCGACTACCTGGAATTCTTCCAGATTTTACAAACTGCAAGTAAGCGGCACCGTCTCCATCCCATCCACCAAATTGTCCCTGTACTCTAACTATATTTGGCATGTTTACTACTGCACCTTCTTGTCCTTCGGGTATAGTACTGCTTATTTTATTAGCGCCACCAACTAATACTGTACCAGCAATTAATTGACCTGTAAATGTATTAGATCCGCCCTGACTTAATCTGTTAGACAAGTAGGCTTTAATTGCTCTCTGTGTTGGCACTATTTCGTTACTGTTAGCAACAAACGATTGATCTGTACTAAATGATCTAATAACAACACTGGCTGTACCAACTGCAATACCGCCTAATGACAATGTTTCTAATCCGCTTAGTCCAAACTGGCTTGCGCTTAGGGTAACAATACCTGTTGCCTGTTCAACTGCAAATAATCCACCAACACGGAAGTTACCGTCTTGGTCTGTTGAGGTGTAAAATACTCGACCAAAGTTTACTTCGACTGCCTGATCCTGAGGACTTAATACAGTGTCCTCTGGTACGTCTGGATAATTTGTCTGTTCAATATTACCGTAACCAATACTTAAGAAATCGTGTCCGGTTAATCTTGCTTGACTATATTTTTGACGAATAATAAGATCGGTCTCGTGATCAGGACTCAATGCTGTGGTCATTTCAGGAGATATTGTAATATTTGCTTGAATGTTTGGTGCTACACTTCCAAATATTGCTTCAGCACTGGTTACCTTATAGATAGTATCATTACCGTCTATAACTAAATTGTCGCCAGGTCCGGGTAAACTTGATAGATTTTTCACAGTTATTGATAACCCAACTTGGAAAATATCTGCATAACCACCGCCACTGATAATCACTACTGTAGAGTTTGTGTTATAATCTTGGCCGCGATTTACAAAACTTGGATTAGCCAATGTTCCATTACTAATTCTATTAAGAGTTGTAGCCTCTAATGTGTTGTTAGGATCAAAGAACGAAGTTGTAGGTGCTGAGCTGTACCCAGATCCTGGTTCCCATAAACTAATTGAGCTGATTCTACCTGAAGATATAACTGCTCGTCCCTTAGTTGTACAACCTGCTGATATAACACTACCCACTGCTTGTCCCGATGCTGTAAGAAATTTACCAACACCGTCGCTATCATAACCAAATTCAACAGCAGAATATCCATAGTTACCAACTGAAATCGGTTTCCATTGATGTCCATCTTCTGTTGTCCATGCTGTTCCGGAAGTTGCATCTAAAGCAATAAACACGCCCTGACCATAACTTATTTTTGCGGCTGGTCCTATGTTAATCTTTGCCTGATACCAATTAATTCCATCTCGACTATATGCGTTCTTTGCAGATTCGTTAGCCACTGCAACAAATAATCCATTACCAAATGCTACATCGCTCCAGTCCTGTGAACTTGGCAATGATGATGATGACCAATTAATCCCGTCAGTACTATATGCTACTGTTACTGCATTAGCAGTTCCTGTGGCTGTAACTGTTTCGATCGCGCCAGGGGTTATTGAACTTATTTGCGAGATTGTCAATGTCACATCATTGGCCGGTGTTGCGCCGCCTAGGCTTGTTCCTAATATTTTTAATGTCTGTCCTGCTGAATAACCAGTTCCGCCTGCGGCTACTGTAGCAGTATAGGTAGTTCCTGTTATTGTAACATTAAATGTTGCACTGGAACCAGTTGCCGTAATGTTAGTTGCTCCTAATGCGCTAAATGTTTTTCCATTAGAAATTGCTACAAATCTTCCAGACCCATAGGCAAGTCCAGTCCATCTATATGTAGGAAGACCTGTACCACTGCTCCATGTTTTTCCAAAATTAGAAGAATATGCAGATGCAGTAGATGATACTGTTACAAATTTACCGTTACCGTATGCTACTTTTGTCCAGTCTGTCTTAGAAGGAAGTTGCCCTGTTCTCCAACCTGCACCGTTAGAATTGCTATATGCAAATGTTGACCCTGTTCCTATTGGTGTGTCGTTGGCTACAACTACCCAGTAATTATTTCCGTAGGCTATATCAGTCCAAGATGTATTAAGCGGAAGTGTTAATGCTGACCATGTTGTTCCATTATTAGTACTTCTTGCTCCAGTGCTAAATGAATCTGGAATTGCAATATATGTATTGTTTCCATAGGCGATTGCTTGCCATTCACTGCTAACACCTAGTGTAGGTAATGTTGAACTAGCCTCTGTTACAGAGGGTGATGTGTACTGTACTCTTGGTTCAACATAATAAACTGTTGAATTATCTAAAGGATTTGCTGGCTGAGTTCCTGGATTGATATGATCCCAGCCTACTGCTCCGACTTGCATGCCTCCCGAGTCTGTGGTTAAACTTGTTGTTGCGCCACCTAAACTAGCACTAACGGTAAATGTAGTACTTGAAGGAATGCTCTTAACATAATAAGTCGTTCCTGAACTAATTCCGCCAAATAATTTAGTTTTATATGTGGCTACCATACTACCTTGACCAAATGTTAATGTAGATTTAACATTAGTAGATGTTATCGACATTGAACCCGATGCTGTTGTTAATGTTACCGGTGTGCTTGTAGTTCTTGCTTTGATTTCGCCCGACGCTGTTGATAGTGTAAGTGCAGATCCTCCAGGACTTGTACTAACAGTAAATGTTGTTTCGTCGTTAATTGCTAGTATGTAATATGTTGTTCCGTTAACTAATCCACCAAATGTGTTGCCTACAAACTGAACGGGATTGTTCACGATAAATCCTGTAGTACTGCTGACGGTAATTAAGTTTGAAACTGCTTCGGTTATGGTCGCTGTTACTTCAATTATCGAAGTAGTTACAGTGAATTGACTAGAATTAATAATCTTATTAATGTAATATTTTGTATTAGCAGACAATCCACCTATAGTTGTTCCTCCAAATAATACTGGATTTAAAGGAACCAAGTTAGTTGTAGATGATGTAGTAATATAGTTTGTTGTTGCTTGTGTAGCAGTGGCTGTCAATTCAATTAGTGTTGTACTAATTGTAAAGGTATCTGAGTCAATAACATCATTTACATAATAGGTAGTTCCTACAGAAATACCGCCTAAACTAGTACCTACAAATGTTATAGGCATGTTTGGAATCATGCTAGTAGTTGTGGTACAGTCAATATAATTATTGTATGAAGGAAAGCTCATAGTCAACGAACTTGGTGTGGCAGTTGTTAATGCTACTGCTGTTCCTGATGGCTCTGTGCTTATTGAAAATGTTGTGCCGTCAATAATTTCTTTGATATAATAGGTAAAGTTTGTTGTTATAGCGCCTGCTGGAGTACCCGAAAATTTAACGGTCATGTTTTGAGACAATTTTGCTGTAGATGATACTGTTATAAAATTGTTTACGCCTCCAGAAACTCCAATTATAGATAAAGTGTCTGTTCCTGTTTTTGTAATATTAGTAGTATAATATGTTGGTATAAATTGAAGTTTTTGATCAACATATAGTGTGTCCGTAGTACTAGTGCTTAATGTAAATCTATTAGTTGCGCTAGAAGTTGCGGAAATATTCAAAGGAGTAAACGATTCTTTTAATACGTAGGCAGTTTTACTAAATGCGGCATCATAGGCACTGATATAACCGTACTGGCCTGCGCCTGTACCACTTTGTAAAAATACTCTCATTCCTGCATACTCAATTTCAGTTCCAACGTCAGACCCTGATAATATTACAGTATCGTCGTCGCCTCCCTGAGCATTGTTACTGACGATTAGATAATTTCTTCCGCCAACACCGTTGCCTGTGTCGGTCATTCTTGTTTGAAAATTAGAGCCTGATCTAATTTCGTCGCCAATAACTTCTACGCCTGTTCCTGATCCTGTAATATAAAAATCAGCATAAGCAGTATGACGATTATTCTTAGTATCTAAGTAAAAAGTAGAAGAACTACCAATTTGTAGTTGAGCTCCGTAAAATCTTGTTGAGCCGGTATTTCCTGTTAATCCTCTAGGATAAATTCTAGTCTGTAATGATGTATTAGTTGCATTATAGTCATTGGCTGTTAGGCTAATTCTATACCAACCGTCACCTAAATCTAATTTGTCAGTTATAATATTTGCAGGACTGCTAGTTGCACCAACAACTGCTGTTGTAAATATCTCTGTATCAAAGTTAAAGTTAAGTCTTGCTGAACATGTACTACTTCCGCTAAAAATCATCATCATATCAAAACTTGAGCTGGTGCTCTTTTTAGCGTGAACGCTAAATGTATAGGTCTGTGCAGACCCAGTAGGCACTACTCCTGTTGGTGTAACTGTTAATATAGAACTACCTGCCAATGATGCTACTTCTAAGAAGCAGTCGTTTGTTCCGTCAACACCACCAAGTTCACTACCTAAAATTCTTAATTGATTTCCAACAACATAACCAGTTCCGCCATTGTTTACTAATGCACTGTAAGATGTTGCGCCAACAGTGATATCAAACGTAGCATCGCTTCCTGAACCAGTGATGTTTAATGCTGACAATCCGGTGTAAGATGCACCAACTGACGGAATTGTATTGTCTTGATAAATGTAACTGCTATCTGTAGACGATGTTGTACCGTTAAATGTCCAACCTATACTTTGTCCGTTCGGTGCTTCTGTATTTTGTTGTACAGTGACATTACCGTCGGTGGTCCAGCCAGTTGTAAATGTATTACTATAAGTTAACAAGTTGGTTGTTGATTCTAAATAATCTGAACCAGCATTGTTATATTCCATTGATAGAATTTCTGCGGCTGTACCAAATGCGCTCTGTACATCGGCTTGTACCTGTGTTGATTGATTATCAATTACGCCTGTAATTGGAACTTCTGTAGAATCAAATCCTTCTGCAATAACACCATACACACCGTATGAGCTGTTACCATTAGTAGCACGAATTCTTCCACCGTCTTCAGCAAAGTATCCAGCATAGTTATAGTATCCAAACACAGAAACACATTCTGTTAATGAATCTGGTCCTGTACACCATACACCAATACCGTCGCTTAATACCTGTGTAAAGTCGTTACACACAATAGATTTATTTCCACCATTGTGTAATGTGCCGTCAATTTTTAATCCGGTACATCCTACACCAAAGTTAGTAACGTTTTGAATATATGGGCTACGTCTTAGAATCCAGCAACGTGTGTCGTCTGGTCCTTCGCCTGGATCTAAACTTACATAGGCTCCGCCAGTTGGTCTCTGAGTACCAAAACTATTCCTAGCACTTAGTGAACCAGCCAATCCTGTTAAGGTCATATTGCGGATACCTGTGGCGTTACGCACATAGAACATATCTTTTAGACAATCACCTGCATATACAGTTAGGTAACCAGTGCCCGCAGTTAATTGAAATACTGATCCGCCTACTGTTGTAGAAACTTTAATCTTTTTAGTATCTTGATCAATCGTTTTAATATAGTATGTTTGTCCTAGTGTCACACCACCAAACTCGTCAACTGTGTTAGCGGCAGAAAATTGAATTGGCATGTCTTCTGCCATGTCTGCTACACTATAAACTGTAAATTCATCGGTCGCGTCGGATGCCACTGTGGCGAAAGTTACTATTCGTGTCTTAGGTTGTACCACTGTTCCACGCAATTCGTCACCATTTAGTGCAACGTTGTCAGGAACAACTATCGGTAATTCTTCAGAATAGGTTCCTGTCTTAACCATAATGGTTGCTGTAATTCCCTGATTAGGAGAAGGTAGATTTGATTTATCAGCATTTGTTATTGCTGTAATTAATAAATCCATTAAACTTTGTATTTCTGTATAAGCACCTGCTTCTGAAACATACGCAGGATCAAAATTTTGAGAAATCTGTTCTTCTACGGGAATTCCGTTGAGAGTTTGATAATTGCTCGGAGGTGCTGTTTTAGACAGTGCATATCCGATTAGTGTTTCAAGATATGTCAATGAAGCCGCAATATAATCCTGTGCGGCATCTGTGCCTTCAGTTCTAAAAGTAGTATCACTGCCGTCAGCAAAATAGTATTCTGTTGCAAACACTATTCTACTATTGCTGCCGCGAGTAATGTCATATGATAGAGCATCTATAATTATTTTTGCATCTCTTCTTGTTGAAAACTCATCAAAAACTGATGCTAATGTAAAAGGAGCATTTTCTTCTTGTACTTGATAAAGCATCCATTGGTACATTTCTTCAATTAACCATTCTTTGTTGCCCGTTAATAGTGCGTTGGCGTTTTGATAATAACTTCCGGCTGCGATTGTTTCACAGGCATACTTAATAGTTTTCCAAGGTTTATCAATAGTATCGCCTCGAGCAATATCATCAACTCCGTCTGGCGCAACATAGTAAACATCAGGAACAACTTGTATTTTCCTCCACTGAGGTTCACCGTCTGTGCTACGTAACACTTCATCTTGATCACCAATAGGTATAGCAACGTTTTCAGTATTTGTTGTATCACGTGCTACAATATCACCTTGTGTATTACCGGCATTAAACCGATCGTGTAATACATGAACAGTCCAAAAATCATTATTTGTATCTAGATCCGGTCTAATAACTTCGCCTAGACTGGTAAATGTTTTGATACAGCGATATGTAGCATTTTGCCAAATTACTAATTCTCCTACGCTGTATAATGTAGCAGACTGCCAAAAACTTCTCCATGCTGTTCCGGGAACTATCAAACTCCAATAGGTATAATTGACGCCAACAAAATTTAGTGGCTGAGCATCTGCAGGCGAACCGTCAGGTGCTTCGTTTAAAATAACTGTAGTTGCGTTGGTCACGGAAACAACAGTCTGCCCTCGACTAAAACCGTTTCCAATTATAATCATGCCTGAAACAATACCAGTAGTAGAGTTTACTTTTAATGTAGTTCCACTGCTGCCTGTAGCAGTATATGTTTTTGTTAGAGAAACTGCTGAAGGATCTTGTCCTACACTGTCAGTTATCGCAACAAATAAATTGCCGCCCCTTCTTACTACATCGCCTACTTGATATGATCCGCCAGCCCAGTCACCGCTGACGCTGTATCCTTTGGTTACTAAACTCCATGCACTAGAACTATCAACTGAATTAGTAGATGGAATATTGTTTAAATTATTGTTTACTAGACTTATGTAAGAATAGCCGCCATAGATAACAACATCGCCTGCCTGATAAGTGGTTGTTTCGCTCCAACCATTTTCATATTGTTGTCCTGGTAACCATACATTAAATTTAGGATCATCAAATGTAGAAGTAGAAGTATGCCCTAAGATACATACTTGAATATCTGGGCCAATTCTTACAAGATCGTTTAATTTATATCGTAGCCCAGATGTCCAAGTGCCTTTATATTCATAACCGTTGTGTACTATTTCCCACTTGGCTTGATCTGATTCTAAGCCTAATGCGGTTGTAGATGCTGATACGTGATTTTCAATACAGCGATAAACAATACCACCGTATTTTACAATATCTCCTAGACCATAAACAGTTGATGTAGACCATCCACTATTCCAGTTATCAAACTGGCTATATGTTGTCCACTTGCTTAGATCAATCTGTGTTAACCCGCTGGTATGTTCGTCTATACAAACATATACTGCACCACCATATCTAACAATATTTCCTAAGGAATAAAATGTACTAGGTGTCCAATCTTCTTTCCATTGCACACCGTCAAGCATTAACTCCCAGCGAGGCTGTGAAGCCAATTCTGGAGTTATGTAATTTAAATCACTGTAAAAATTGGCCTGCGATGTATGGGGTTCTTTACAAACATAACATTTTCCGTTATATTGAACGATAGCATCTCTATTATAAAAAATACCATCGGCCCATTCGCCCTTCCATGTAAATCGCAATCTACCAATCTTAAATTCTGAAGCCATTTTATTTTCCTTATTCCTAGATTATCTCTATACTTATCAGGTTACAATCTGTGTAGGATCGTAAACATATTCTTTGTTAATGCGAACTACAAATTCGCCTTGGTCGTTGATATAATAGAACACGCTTCTGTTATCCCAGCGATATTGATCCCACTGTAAATTACTAAAAGGACGACTATGATCTTCTTCTAAGCGTCCATCAAAAAAATCAACACCATATTCAAATTCTGTATAATCGTTTTCTGTTAAACCTGGATTATTAATTGTGATAGAGTCGTCTGCATCTTTTAATTGATCAATTTTGACGAAATACAATAATCCGTCGTCTGTGCGTCTGATAGCATAGAAATATCGAGTGTTTGAATCACCAGTGTCTGATGGTTGTGTTCCAATATAATAAGACATTTATTTTTCTCCTTATGCTATTTCAACGTAACTTAATACTAGATCTAGCGAATCGTCTTGACTGCAAAATACGTGTAATGAATTTTCTGGCGCAAGTATTAATTTTTCTCCGCCGTTAACTACACGTAAACTTGAATTTGGTGCAATAATTACATCTTTAATGAAGTAACCAACTGTACTAGCGTCATCTGTGATAGTTACACTGGCTAATATATTACTGGCTGTTAAATTTGCTAGGCTTAAGCCAATTACTGTTGCACGAGTTGATGCAGTTGTTTCTAATATTTGAATAGGTGTTGTTCCTACTTCAGTTACTACTTTGTTCTTAAAAAAGTTTGCCATTTATTCTTATCCTAATATTAATGCAAATGTAATTGCAATATCTTCTGCGGTAGTTGCATTAATGCCACCGCCGGCACCTGCGGCTGAATCCCAAGTTGTACCATTAAACACTTCTAATTGTTTTAATTCTGAATTATAACGAGTCATACCAACAACAGCATAGGCAGTAGGACGTTCTGAACTAACTCCAGTAGGAACTACAAATCCGTTAGTACCGGCAATTTTAAAGTAACCAATTCCGGTTTGTGTAATCTGTGTTACTGCACCTGATACTGTGTTAGTAATGGTATTATCTTTTATTGCAAAGTTTGCTAATTTGATGCTACCTGTACCAGTAGCATTAAAAATAATATCTGTGTTTGTTGTACTGCTGATTGTATTGCCATCTATGATAATGTTATCAACTTCAACTCTAGGAACTTGTAATCTAGCACTAGTCAAATCTGCTGTTAAAACATTATTATTATAAAATCTAATCGTGTCATCGTTAGCGCCCGGTGTTAGCTCTGCGGTAATTCTTGTGGTGTCATCTAAGTCACCAACTCCACTTAACTTGATCCAGTTAACACCGTCATAGCCCTCATAGCGGCCAATTTGACTGTTAAAACGAATCATACCAGACTGTGCTGTAGGACGCTCTGCGGTATTACCCACAGGAATTATTAAACTTTGGTTAGAGTTGATACTTACTAGTTTATTTGTACCAGGTTGAATTACAATATCGCTGGCGGAATTACTGCTGATAACGTTAGCATCAACATTAAATTCTTCTAAAACAATGTATCCAGTGCCGTTGGCACGTAATTCTAAATTACTATTTGAATTAGTTGTTGTGATATAATTGTCTTTGATAAAAATATCACCGTTGGAAAATTCTTCTGCGGTAATTCTATTGCTGGCTGTTAGATTTGCTGAACTAATGTCACCCGTAACAGACAAATTCTGTCCCATAGAAACATTATTATAAGGCATTGTGATAATACCTGTGCCTGCGGCACTTAGTTCTAAATTACTGTTTGATAATGTTGTGTATAATCTATTTCCAGCAATTTTAATATCTTGAAATTGGGCATCGCTGCCAACTGTTAATGTTCCTGTAACAGAATAATTACCCGTTTGTGTTACATCTCCAGTTTGAATTAAATTACCAGTATAGGTAACTGTACCTGTAATATTTGTATTACCTAGCGTGGAAGTTCCAAGAACTGTTAAATCATTGTCTATTTGAACATTGTCGTTGGGGACATAAATTCTACCAGTTCCATTAGCACGTAATTCTAAGTCTGCATTTGAATCTACAGTCTTAATAACATTGCCATCGATGTTAATGCTGTCAATGTGTAAGTTGCCGGTGTAGACATTTGCCCATTGTAGACCGTTTGTTCCTAGTGTATAGGTTTCTGTTACACCCGGAGTAATGTTACTAGTAATGCCTGCAACAATATTAATTGTGTCAGTAGGCTGATTACCGAGTGTAATATTACCACCAATATTAACATTACCAACAACATCAAGATTACCTGCGATGTTTACGTTATTTTGTAAATTAATTTCGTCACTGGCAGAAACTATGTTTAGGTCACCGGTAATGCTTTCAACAGTGTTTCCACTGATTTTAATATTTCCAGTGTCAATTTCTGTACCATCAATATAGGTAGTATTAACACCATCAGTAAATGTTACCCCTGTTAATGAACTAATATTAAAACTTGTAGTAGTAAACTCTACAGTTCCTGCGGCTTGATTAACATAGAATAAATCACCAACACGGAAGTCGCCCTTATGGTCTACTGAACTATAATAAATCTTAGCATCATTAAGTTCAACAATTTCGTTGGCTTGTACGACATAAGAAGGATCATTATCTACACGCTTACCTGTACCAATATAGGCTAAGTTTTGTCCAATTAGATAAGCAATTACTCCTAGTCCGTCGCCATAGAATCCATAGTTACCGTAAACACAGGCACTACCAATACTACGAACTTCTGTACCAAAGTCGCTGTGGTCAACTAGAGTAATTGCAGTAGCAGTGCCGCCTGCATTTGTTCTAATATCTTGTTCTAATAATGTTTCATCAACAAATGTTGTAGAATTGTTTGCACCGTCAAATCTTAAAAGTAATACAGTACTGCTTAAATTAGGAACAACAGATGTTGGTGCTGAAAAAGATACGGTATAGAGTCCAGTTCCTTTAGTAACTCTAAAGTCATCAATGTATCCATTCCATCCTGTGCTACCGCTCCAGGATGCTCCTATGTTCAGAGGTTTTGTAGTTCCATAATTATTAGAATCAGAATAGGTGTTTGTTGAAACCGTTCCGTTGATAAAGAATCTTGTTACGCCGCCGGATTTAGAAATAGCAACATGAGTCCATGCTCCTGTAGGAACAATATTACTACTAGTTAAAACATAACCGCCATTAACAAATAATCTTAAATTGCCTGCGGCACTAGATTCTACATACAAACTAAATTGTGCAGTACCAGAAGTTCTTTGATCAAATAATATCATTTGACTGGCTGAGTTTTTATAAACCCAACCTTCTATAGTAAAGTCCCCTGTTCCAAAACCAAAATCTATATTACTTGCTATTGATGCGTAATCGCCTGTGCCGTCTAATATAAGACTTGCTGTGCCAAATTTTTTCTGTGCTGTAGATAACTTAGCGTTTCCTACGGCTGTGATTGTTTTGCCGCCGCGTTCAAATTGTGTTTCTAATCCAGAAACTTTACCTGTTAAGTAAATTTTTCCGTCTGTGTCAATTTTACTAATTGTACCAGATGCTAGTACTGTAGGATATATTGAGTAATATGTTAATGTATTACCAACATTAAATGTTCCTGTTTGTCCGCTTAGTCTTAATTCTGTCTTGCCTGCGCCAGCAAACCCTGTGCTACCGCTAACTGCATTAAAACCTTTGTTGGCAAAATATGTAAATGAATTTAACCACTCGATGCGTGTACCGTTAGTGGTTACAATCGCATCAACACCCGGTGTGATAAATGTCGCACTGTGGAATAATACACTGGCTTCTTTTGACAGCACATTAGCAACACTGCCATCTAAGTATGCTCCACGACCTGCATCGCCAGCATCAAAACCTCTAGGATCTGATACGCTAGTTACAGAGCCGGCAGTAATAACAGTGATGTTTCTAACATAAGGACTACGACTAGTTACTGTAAATCCTGGAGCAAATTTAAAAGCATATCCCGGACTGTAAAAGTCTGCAATAGTTAAATCTTCTACAGTACATTCACCATTTAGTAATATAGCGTCTTGAGTATTAGTTCCTGCTGTTGGTGTAATTTTTACACTGCGTAGACCATAACCTTTAACTGTAACGCCTGTAGGCACAGTTAAAGGAAATATTTCTTGATAATCTCCTGGATAGATATAAACAGTATCTCCGCTAGTTGCTTGACTTAGCGCATATTTGATAGTTAAATATGGATCATTTTGATGTGTACCGCTGTAACTATCACTACCGTTTGTAGCAACATAAAGTATATTGCCTTGTCTTAGATTTAAATTAATTAAATCAACTACTAGATCGCCGGTGTCAATAACATCTGCGTATAGAGTATTTGTCCATACATCTGCCCAACGCTTTCCGCTTTCACCTAAAGTATACGTGTCATCTTGATCTGGTACAATATTGCTGACAACTTCTCCGGTAAATGTAATATTATCTGTATTTGCATTACCTAATTGTATGTTGCCGTCCGCAGTAATATTGCCAGTTGCGTGTATATTACCATTGACAGTTACGTTTGAAAATACTTCAACAGAGCCTGTACCGTTAGGACGCAGTTCTAAGTCTGTATTAGTAGTATGTGTGCGTATGATGTTGTTTTCTATTTCAACATCATCTACACGTAATTTTTGTTGATAAACAACAGGACTCGATCCTGCTGGAATTAATGAAAGTACATCTTCATTAGTTGATATAGTTGTGCCGGAAATACTTACATCGGCAATTTCTGCTAGTGTATCTACTAATAGTGATGTTGTTCTTGTTGTGCCGTTAACAGTGAGTGTATGAGACGGGGTTGTGGTCTTAATACCAATCTTATGATTAGCGGAGTTTGGATCTGTAACATTTAAGTATATAAGGTCAGTCTCAAATGCTAGATCCACACCTTGGCGTAGAAGGTTAGCCTTTAAGAGCGGACCGGAAATTCGACCAACGGCCATATATCACTCCTGATAACCCCGTGTTTCACGGTTAACCAATTTTGGATTTCTCCGCAGCCGTTTTTACGGCTCTTTGCTGGTTTACCACAGTTTAACCATACAAGGAATTGGTCATCCCTTGTAATCATTAGTATTTAGCCGTTTGGATTTTTAACCTAGTATTAGGTTCCAGAGATATGAAATTTCTTCCATGTAATCTGAGGTTACAGTTTCGCCCTCACCGCCCGCATTACCCCATGCAGTACCTGTCCAGACTTCAACATATCCTTCCTCAATATTGAATCTAGTTTCACCTAATTCAGGAGTTGATCGCTGTTCTGCCGTTGTGCCCGATGGCATTACGAAGCCGTTATTTCCTGAAATGGCTACGTATCCTAGTCCGGTTGTACTTAAAACAATAGCAGAATTTAAATTATTCTGTACAGTTGATCCAGTAATCGTGGTATTTTCTATTTGATTAACGCCCGTGCCGTTTGGCGCAAAAGTAAGATCGTTATTAGTTGTTATAACAGTGTTTGTGTCAAATAGTGTATTATCTACCAGTAACCCGTTAGTGCGTAATCGTGTACTGGTAATATCCATAGTTAGAATATTATCTGCTCTAAAATTTAACTCTTCGCTAGATCCTGCTGTTACTGATGTTTGTCTATCTAAGGAATATACTCCGCCAAAGGCAGCACCAAAGCCTTCAAAAATTCCAGTTATTGTGTTAAATCGAATGTCGCCCTGTGTAGGTATTGGGCGATCTGCTGTAGTCCCTTTAGGCACTATTAACGCCGCAGTTGTGTCAAATTTTAAATTTTTGCCTGTGTTTGGCTGTATAAAGATATCGTCAACATTAGATATTACATTTGATGTAAATTTTGTAGTTTCTAAAAATACTCCGCCGCCGCCGTTTCCTCGGAGTTCTAAATTGTTGTTTCCTACTGTAGTTGTAATATAGTTGTCTTTGATTAAAATGTCATTGTTATAAAATTCTTCAGCAGTGACTCTATTTACGGTGTTCTGATTAGTTGTTGTAATATTGCTTGTTACTGATAAGTTTTGACTAATACTAACATTTTTATTTGGTACAGAAATAATACCTGTACCTGCGGCGCTTAATTCTAAATTGCTGTTTGAATCTGTAGTAAAAAGTCTGTTATCAACAATATTAATGTTGTCAAAAAACGCATCACCGCCAACTGTTATTGTGCCAGTGTGCGAAGAAAAACCAGTTATTGTTTTATTTCCAGCAAGAACTATATTTCCTAACTGATTTAGATTTCCTATAAAATCTGCAGATTGTAGTGTTGTTAGACCAGCAACGGTCATTGTTTGATCAAACTTAGCAGAATCTTTTATGTTTACAATACCTGCAGAGTTAGCACGTAATTCTAAATCACTGTTTGAAACTGTAGTTTCAATTATGTTATTACGAACACGAATATCGTTTATATTTGCTTCACTGACATAGACGTCGCTCCAAACTTTTGATGCAGATCCTAAATCGTAGGTTTCTGTTGCATCTGGTTCAAAGTTTTGATTTAAAGATTGTGCAAATGTAACAGTATCAACAGTTTGATTGCCTAGTGTTAATTGCCCATCAAGACTAAAATCTCCGGTAATATCAAGATTTTTAGCAATATTAACATTCTGTGTTAGATTAGTACTTGTGCTTGCGGCTAGTAATTTTACGTCTCCTGCTAAACTTTCAATTGTATTGCCTGCAATCTTTAAATTGCCTGTAGTGATAAAATCTTTGTTAATAACTGTAACTTCTGATCCTGTGGTAACAGTCAGTCCGGTTGCACCAGTAGATGCTAATCCACTAGCATCAAAACTTACTGTACCTTGTTCAAAGTCAACATAAAAAATATCGCCCACTCGGAATGTGCCGGTGTGATCTTGACTTTGATAATAAATTTTTCCAGAGTTTAATTCAACTGTTTCGTTGGCCTGTACAACTAGGGTTTTATCGTTGCTAACATCTTTGCCTGTGCCTGTATAGGCAAAGTTATGCTGAATAAGATACATTAGCGTGTTTGCGCCGTCTGCTACTGCACCGTAATTTCCGTAAACGTTTGCGGATCCGATACTGCGAATTTCAGCACCGTATGCTAGTGTACTACCGTCTTGTGTTAATCTTCCAGTACCTTGTGTAGCATATAATCCTCTATTGGCAAAATATGTAAATGAGTTTAACCATTCAACTCTAACACCATTTGTCATAGTTAGAGCATCAACACCGGGTGTGATAAATGTTACACTATGGAATAACATTGAGGCTTCATTAGTTAGGTAAGTTGCTTCGCTACCGTCTACTAGTGCTCCACGACCTGCATCGCCGCTGGCAAATCCCCTTGGATCGTCTACTGTGGTTGTTGTTCCCTGTGTAATAACTGTAACGTTTTGAACATACGGACTACGTGAAGTAACTGTAAATCCAGGAGCAAATCTAAAAGCATAACCTTTGTCATTAATACTGTCATAATAAAAATCTTTAATAGTTAAATCTGATACTGTAGTTTCGCCATTCATATGAAACACGTCTTCACTTTGACTAGCAGTATCTGGAACAATTATAACAGAACGTAAATCGTGTCCACGAACAGCGACGCCTTGTGGTACTACCAGTGGTAGTAGTTCATAATATGTTCCTGGAAAAATTTTAACCGTGTCGCCCGGTACTGCTACACTTAATGCTTTTTCAATTGTACCAAACGGCCCGTTTTCATGATTGCCTTGATTTGTATTGTCGCCGTTGGTTGCTACAAACCAAATGTTTCCTGGACGTAGTGCATAATTAACACCGCTAGGTGTTTGCAGAGAAGACGTTGTTATTGAAGAACCATTAACTAAATTAGTATATAAACTGTTCCACCTTTTTGTAGATGAGGAACCTAATTTATACAAATTATCTTGGTCTGGGATTATATTACTGTTTACATCTGCGTTAAAATCAATGTTATCATCAGAGTTACTACCAAATTGTATGTTTCCGTCTAATGTAATATCATTTGTAGAATGTAAGTTTCCAGTGACATTAAAATTGCTATAAACTGTTAATTGCCCTGTTCCGTTAGGACGTATTTCTAAATTAGTATTAGACAACGTTTCTGTTAAGAATGCATCACCTAAATCAATACTATCAACAAAAGACACAGTAGATGCTGAACCTAAATCTAATTCAGACAATGCTGTAATAAATGCATTACCACCGTCGATGTCGTCAAGTAAACTTCCGCTGGTTGTTGATATTACATTGTTATTGATGCTTATATCGTTTGTCTGTATTTCTGAAGCAAACACACGATCAACTGCGGTAATGTTTAGCGGCCCTAATGCTGTAGTAATTCGAGAAGTATCAACAGTAATATCACCGTTGCTATAGGATAAATCAATTAGAAGATTTGTAGTTCTAATTGTACCTGCTACATCTAATGGTACAGTAGGCGACGATGTTTTAATACCTATTTGATTAGTGTTTACATCAAGGTATATTAAATCAGTTTCAAAGGCAAGATCAACCCCATCTCGTGTGAGGTTATCTTTGAGCATTATACCTGAAATTCTACCAATATCTGCGGGCATGTGATTAGTCTCCAATAATATTTATTGGATCCTGGAAGATTAAAAGTATGGGTGTTTAACGGTCAAAACCGTGGATTACAGTAACAGGCTTACCGTAGGGAACTGCGCTGGTAAATTCAACAAAGCGACCATCTCTAGTTACTGTAATAGAAACAGTTCCTGTGCCAACGGCATTATCAGTAACAGTTAAACTTACACCCGGTATAACACCTGTAACTGTTCCCGATACGCCAGTACCAGACACTGTAGCGCCTATCATACTGTCAGTTGCTTCACTAGTAATTAGTGTAGGATTTCCGTTTGTCTTTGCCACGGATATAGTACTAACAGGATTATCTGCCAGTGTATAGTTTGTTGTTGATATTTGAAAAACGTTTTCAATAAGCACAACAATATTTTGAGGATTTAATAGTTCTGGATATGGGTAATCTGTGTTGCCAGAGTCTAAAGGACCAAAGTAGATTTCGGCAGCATCTCCGTTACCTAAATTTTGCTGTTTAATCAATACTGGTTCTTTATATCTAATTCTTCTCCATGCTTCTGCTACAGGCAATCCGGTAGCAGGATCTAAGCCACCACCTTGACGCACTTCAAATTCTTGATCGTCTGTGTTGTATCGCATGTGTCCAACTTTTGGACTAGTAATAGTTCCCACTTCGCCTGGACGATTTACTGTAGGGCCATTAGGTATTAATACTGCATTTAAAGTATCCAACAAAACTTCATCTGTAATTTCAACAGCAATTCGATTGTCTTTGACATTACGATAATTTAATTGATTACGTTTTAAAAATTTCATTAACTTACTCTCATCGCTGTTACAGATACGCTTAATCTTGTATTTGCACTGGCTTCTGCCCAAACTCTTTCACCTGTGGCTAACACTAATTTTTCTGTATCAAATGTAAATGTTTCACCTGCAGGTATAGTTAGTTCGTGTATAATTTTAGTTGTGTTAGATATTGTTGCTGGAAGAGGTGCTAACAGATATAAATCCAATGTTACATCATTAGTTGGATCATAGTTACAGAACATCATACAAGTAACAGCGTATTCTCTGTCGTCTGATCCAATAGTGCCGGGAGCAGTATAAATCGCTAGTCCCGCAGTTGTTACTAAGTTACTTGTGATTGCCATTTTTTATCCTTAAAATATCATGCTATAAGCAAGAGCTTTACGTCTACTTATAAGCTCGTCTTTGGTGTTTTCTGTATTTACAAAATACAATCCGGTGCCACCTTGTGCTTCGGCTTTAGCATACATTTTAACACCGTTTGCTACACTTGCCGGATCTGTGGCTTGTACGTATAATTTAAAATGATCGTCTACTCCCACGCATCCGGTACCATCACTGCGTAATACTAAATCTTCATTACTTAATCTACTTTCAATTGTAGCATTATAAAATTTTAAATCTTGTACTTCAAAACGATCTGTAAAGAAAGCCGCATTGACAACATTGTCTAATGTTAATGTAAGATTACTCGGACCACCGTCTGCTTCAAAATCACTAATTTCTAAATAAGAATCATATAACACAGTAGTACCGCCAATAATAGCACTGTCCTGAATCTTATATGGAGGATTTAACGTAAAATAATTTCCAACATAGTCAATAACTGCTTTAATGTTAGGTATAATGTCTGGATCAATTGCTGGCAGTCCTGGAGCAGTATAATCTAGAACTTGTTCTTCGTAGTTAACTGTACCAGTTACATTAACTACTGCTGTGCCGACACCGATTAAATTTAAATCATATCCGTTGGTTGTAATAGAGTTAGTCTGCAACCCCATAAGTTCATCGTTTTCATTTCTTAAAACAAATAAACCACTGCGTGTTTCGCCGATCTGAGTGTCATTCCAACTTCTGGCTTCATCAAATAATAAAAATGCATCCGGTCTTGACCCTCTACTGATCTGTATACCAGAACTGCCTGCTCCGCCGGGAGCAATACCGGCACCAACTTCTCCTCTGTTTAATAAAATAATTTTATCTTCTATTTCAACGTTGGCTGTTTGTATGCTGGTGGTATTACCTAAGACTGTTAGGTCTCCTGTTATAAGAACCGTACCAATTTGATCTCCGGTGTTTAGAGTAATCGTTCCGCCAGAGTTAACTGATAATTTATAGGCTGTATCCTGTACTTTTACTATTCTTGCCATTTATAATCCTTAATAAGGGACCTAAGTCCCTTATATTATACTGCAATTAAAACTAATACGTCTGCTGACGAATCGTTATCTAAGTACCACTTGTACTTGTTACCGCTGAAGTCATATGCAAGACGCTTAGTTAGTTTAGCAATAGCAATATCTCCAGGTGTTTGACCTGTTGTAGAACCAAGGATGCGAATTTCTCCGTTGGCTGCTGGCTCGCCGGAAACTAGTTTACCTGTTTTTAAATTAGTACCAGTAATAGAACTAATGCTTTCTGCTTCTGTAAATGCATCTGTAGAAGTCTTTAGAACAACGTATGTGCTTTTACCACGTTGCTTAACAATTTGATAGTCACTGGCTAGTGAGCCGCCAAAGTAACCTTGAACTACGATGCCTGCTTGTGATGTTGTAAATGAACGGGTAACTTTAGTACCGTATACATCTTTCTTTAATGGACGTCCCATTTGTTTTCTCCTTATGTTGACGTTTTAGGTCTACGCAGAGGGATTCTGCATAAGTTCGCTACTGCGAATATAATTTAGACATTGTATTTAGCCGCAAAAGAAAAAGGACTCCGAAGAGTCCTTTTCTTAGTTCTAATTTAAGTAATGTTGATTACTGGAATGTAGCATTAGAAATGCTTACAGTTCCTAGGTAGTCAGCGGCATTACCTAAAGAGCTTGCTGTGTTGCTTAGTTCAACATAACCATAACGTGTCATGAATGATACGACTGGTTCAAATGTTGCTGGATCTAACACAACGCCAGAGCTCATTAGAGGAATGTATGGGCAATAGAATGCTGCCGCATCACTCTCGCTTGAACCTTTGTAGCCAACTAAAACGTCTGCATTGTCGGCTGCGTATGTGTTTACATACACCTTCATTGCATTGTTTAGTGTACCAACAAACTTAGTATTTGTTGGGGCTTCAAATGTACCTTCTGTTGTACGAGCAAATGCAGAAGTAGTTGCGCTTTGTAGAATTGTCAAAGCGTATGGGCTAACAACTGCCCAGTTACCTGCACCACGACGTGTACGCTGAGCGATAACGTTTGCGGCACGGTTGATTAGAACTGCCAATGCGGCATGCTCGTCACCAACGAATGTTGCTGTACCAGATACTGTTGCCTGGTCAAATGCTTGGTTGTTACCGTTAGAACCTGCAAGAGTTGCTAGGGAACCTAGAACTTCTTGGTCGATTTCAGCAGTAATTTCTTGAGCCAAAGCAGCCATGATTTCTGCTTCGATGTCAATACCTTGTTGGGCTTGTGCATCTTGTGCAGCCTCGAATGTCCAACGTGCAGACAATTTACGAGTTTTGGCTTCAACTGTTTGTTTCAAGATTTGAATGCTCATCTTCTTACCAGCAACACCTTCTAGTGCGGCTGTAGCGGCAGCGCGAGCTGTGCTAGATGATGAGTTAGCAGAATAACCCTGAGCGATTGCAAATGGGCTTAATGCTTCTGTACCAGCGGCAAATTCACCAGCCTCTGCGTAACGAACACGTAGAGTATGGATTTGACCAACTGGACCAGTCATTGGTTGTACACCAACCAACTCGTTAGCAATAACGGTTGGCATAACACGACGGATCACTGGGAGGATCACGCGGTTAAGGGTTGCGACGTTACCGGCAGAAGTAGCACCTGCGCTTGCACTTTCAGAAAGATACTTACGAGTATTCTCTAAAGTAACTCCCATGTTTGTGCGCTTGGTACCTTGAAGGCCTTCTAATAGTGCCTCTTTAGTTTCTTGCCAGCGGCTTTCTAGTAGTTCTGACATTTAAATTCTCCTTATTTTATTCCAGCAAGGCGACGAATATCAATGACTTCCGCCTGGCTTGTAGCACTACTAATGCTATGAGTTTCTTTATTGCCTGTTATTTCTTTTGCCTCGACAAGTGCCTTCTTCTTCTCCGGTGTGCTGCCACTCAAAACTGCTGGTAGGTACTTGTCAAAACTAGTACGTAGTTTTGCAGTTTGCACACTTTCTAGTAACTCGCTCATAATTTCTTTTTGGTCCTTAGATAAAGGATTTAGAAGTTCACTCATTACTTCTTTACGCTCAGCAGTTTCTTGTGCGCGAGCAACTTCTTGCTCTTTGCTTTCAACTAACTGTTGCTTCTCAGAAATAATGCTCTGTGCTTCTGCGAGTTTTTGATCTTTTTCTGCAATTACCTTTAGAAGTTTACTAGTCTCACTCTTTTCATTGTGTAGACTATTTTGGTATTCTGTGGTAAATGCTTCAAAAATCTTGCGACCAAAGTCGTTTTGACGAGCTTGGTCAATATCTTCTTTAAGTTGATTAATTTCTGTTTCAAGACTTTGTTTAACAGTAGATTCAACAAGTTCTGCTGAAGTCTTGATAAATTTGCTCTTAAGTTGAGCAAATTGTTCTTTTGCTTCTTTGATAAGACGAACTTTGGTTTCTGCCAAATCTTTCTTATCTTCGTAAAAGTCTGCAATTTCCTTCGCCAATGCTTCAACGATAAACTGCTCTAACTTAGCGAAATTCTCAGCCATGACTTTCTGATCTTCGTGAAGTTCAGAAATTTCGTTAGCCAATGAATGTAATACGAACTCGTTTAGTTTGCTTGAGTGTTCGCGAATAGCCACAGCATAGCGAGCTTTTGCTTCTGCTAACTGTGTACGATCTTCTGCAAATTCTTGGATTTCGATTGACAAACGATCTTCGATCATTGCATCAATTGCTTCGATCATTGTTTGTTTGTCGTGTTCGTATTTTTGTGCGAATTCTTCGCGTAGTTGTTGAGTAGCCTGTTCGCGGTTTTCAGCGATTTTGGCATTCCAAGCAGATTCGATGTCTGCTTTGATTTCCTCGGAAATCACATTGTTCTCGAATAATGATTTAAGTGCATCCAACATTGTGATTCTCCCTTATGATTGGAGTCCACCTATTATTTTTAATAGGCTTTCTTTTAAGTATTGCTGTGCCTTTTTATCGCCTTGTACTTCTTGAGCTATTCTAAATGCCTGGTTACCGCCCCTGGTATTCATGAGATGCTCATAAATTGGTGTTGGATATGCACCTGGGGCTGATGGTTGAGCTACTACATCAACTGTAATAATCTCGAAATCGCTCACTTCACCGGAACCGTCTTCTTTGACGTTTCCGGATCCGCGACTACTAACTCCTAACTTAACACCCGATTCCAACATAGTTTTCACTAATTGTCCCATTGGGGTTGGAAGAATTTTAAGTTTTCCATAACCGTTTGGACCATCCATCCACATTTCTGTGATCATATGGCTTACACGATCTAGATTAATTTTTAGGTCATCTGGATGATCTACTTCGCCGAGAATTGAATATCCGCCTTCTTTCTGGTCGTTTAGTGTTTTGACAGCCCTTGCGATTTCGCTCACAGGATACACACGCTGATTTGCGTTACGGATACCACCTTGGATAAAAATACCTTTCATGTAAAGATTTTTACCGTCAGTGCCTTCCGACTCCACAACCATCCGGGCTTGATCGAATGTTAAATTCTCTCTTAAGTAAAGATTACTCATCTAGTTAGACCCTATATTAATCTTACTTGCTACCAATAATGCTTTTAGTAGCGGCACCGCTTTCGGCGGAACCTTTCTTCTCTGCGCCATGACCTTTCGCTACGCTACTTAGTTTTGTCGCATTTTTTGAACCTGGTGTATTAACATTACCAGAATTCAAATCCTTTGTTGCTGGGTTTAATAAACCGCCTTTAGTACCTTCGCCTTTGCTTTCTCCGCCTTTAGCGATGTTAGCAGTTGTACCACCCATATCGTTCTTACCGGCTACAACAGATTTTTTGTTGTCACCGTCGTCACCCATTTTTGGTGAACCAACTTTTTCTACATATTCTACAACGAAGTCTTCTTTAGTTTCTTCTTCGCCTTCTTCACCTGCTGGCTCTTCTGGACCTTCTTCGGCACCACCTGCTGGGATTTCTTCACCCTTGTCACCGCCCATCATTTGTTCAAATTCTGCGGTTAATGCATCAATGATGTCTTGTTTCATTAGGTCTAGGTCGCCTACAGTTGCTGGCTCTTCATCGCCACCTTCCATGTCGCCCATATCGTCCATACCGCCTTCATCGTCGTCGGCTTCAATATCACCTAGTAGGTCGTCTGCTGGCTCGTCTGCGGCTTCTAAACCTAGATCTTCTTCTGTTGGTTGATCAAATGTTAGATCATCGTCTAACAAATTTTCATAAATTTCGCGAGATTTTGCTACCACTAATTCGTGGAACAATTCTTCGGCTTTTTGTTTGTCTTCATTAATTAGATATTCAAGCATCTGCTCGAACTTTGCGCGATCAGTCATGTTATTCTCCTATAAGTTGTGGGGCAATTCTGCCCGCAAGGCTGTCGATGTATTTAATATGCACATAAAAAAAACCGGTATAAACCGGTTCAAAATACGAAATTTTAATAAAATATTACAGATTTAAACTCATCATAAGTGAGTGTACTGTAGTTTTCATATTTCTTCCAACCAAACTCAATACTACCTGGTTCAGTTACTCTAATGTATTTAGTATTAGGAAATTCTTTTATAACACTTTCGGTCTGTCTTTGCCAGTTTCCGTGAAAGGTTGCAGGTTCTACACTGCGTCTATAATTGTGTGTATCAGCATAGACATTGTTTAATTTGTTATTAATTCCAACATAATCAAAACCTAAAATATAGATAGTTTCATAACCGTGTGTGCTGGCTAACCATAGTGCTGTTGGGCCACTACTCCAACCTTTACTTGGTTCAAAAAAGTTTAATCCGTGGATATTTTTTATTTTTGTATTGAGATTAGTGTACACAGGAATACGTCTGTGTACTGCATTATCTGTTAATTCTAGAACCATTTTTGGATCTACAGCCACAAGATAATCCGGGTCGCAGTCCCTATATAGTGCGTTACAACCGTATAATTTTCCTAGAGATTTTAATCTATTAGGCTCAACGGCCATACGGCTACGTCCGTTGCCTAATACAAAGGCGTGATTCATGTATTAATTTATCAAGCGGCTGGGGGAGGGGCCGCGTACATTCGAGCAATAAATTCTAGCTCTGCTTGAGTTTCTTTGATGTGTTGATCTGATGCTCTACGCAATTCGTTAATTTGACCTAAGGTCAAACGAGTTTTGCGTGTATCGTCTAAACCGTCAAGACGATCTGTATCACGATCTGCAATATAGTTGTCATCCTGCTCTAATTCAGCAGTGTCACGATTAAAATAAAATAATTCACGTAGGATCATGATATTATTTATGCTGGAGGTGCGCCTGCCGGAGCGGCTGCTCCTGGTTCTGCTGGTGCTCCACCTTCTGCACCTGCCTCTGGAGCCATACCTTCTGGTGCTGGTTCTGCACCTGCCATTGCTGAAGCATCAGCGGCGATGCCAGTTGGGCTTACGCCGGCGGTACGTAATTCGCCTGCGGCATCTTGTGATGTGCTCTTAGCCATACCGCTTTCTTCTTTCCACAGGCGTTCGTTTTCTGCTAGGTCTTCGTCTGTCATACCTAGGAATCGTTTTAATGCAAAACGTTTAGCAATAAACGGTAATGCAACTACCTGTGCAAATGTTGAAATGCGCTGATTATCTAACTCTGCTTGACGATATGCGGCAAAGTTTTGTGGGCTTTGAAAGCGAATATCAAATAAACTAAAGTCAATGTTTACACCTTTGTTATACAAGAATAATTTAAATTCTGTATCAAAAGTTTCAATCATTGCTGTTTGCAAACGCTCGCAATATTTGTTAAATCTTAGTTCTTGAATATATGCTGTGCCAACACGACCGTCATTAAATGCGGCTTGACTGTCATCTGCACCTGTAGGCAAATAACTACTAGGAATACGCAGAGCTCGCATTAGTTTGTTGGTAAAATATTTTAAATCGTCAATCTCGCCCAGGTTAGTGCCGCCTGGTAATGTTTCAACTTTTGATCCACGACCTTCTGCTGTCTGAGGAAAGAAGTAGTCTTCATTGATAGACAACGGATTATAAGCACTATCGATAGCACTGCCACCGCCTGTGCTACTAGGAATACGACGTTGATGAATTTCATTTTTTACTCTTTCAACGAACCCCATGGCTAAGTGGCTAGGCATATTACCAACATCAATGTAGAAAATTCTACGCTCTGGAGCACGTTGTATGCGATAGATAATGATCGCATCTTCTAATAATTCTTTTTGTTTATAAACTTTGAATACAGATTCTAATAAACTGTTACCAAACGGATAATTGTTATCTAAGCCTTCGCTTAGGCTTAGATGCACTACATGTTTGGCTTCAACTGCAAATTCATTTTGACTGCGACTAAATCTTGTACCTGACTGTTGAGGATATGCGCCTGTCATGCCTCGTGCGCCACCGCCACCTTGAACATAGGCAGCACCGCCTGGTTGTACATTTTGTGTGTTAGGATTGATCTGTGTTACTACTAGATCTTGTAGATTAATGTTTAAATCACGAATAACATACTGCTCAGGTTTTTTACCTTCGCTTTCGTTGACGATAATCTTAACTACTTTGCCTGGATCAACGTAGTACCATTTTTGTGTTTCTGGATCTCTAACAAAAAACCCGTCGCCATACTTAAACAAGTTACGTGCAATACGGAACATTCTTTGATCTAATTTCTGTAGTTTACTCCACTGCTGTAGATATTCTTTTAGAATTTTAACTTCAGAATTAGTTGCTCGATTTCTAAATTGTAGAGTAAATGGAGTGCCGTTTTCTTTGTTTTTCTGTGTGCAGAATTCTGCTAGAATGTCCAGTGCGGCATTAACTTCACTGTCCCAGTCCATAGTATCGTACTGCATATAACGTTCGACACGATTTGGACTACCAGTGTAGACATCTGGAAGATAAGAACTGTAGTTACTGCGAGCTGGTCCGGGTTTACCGCCAGCACCAGATATTGGGCTAATATTGCCTGTGGTTACCGGTGAAAAGTGTCTTTTCCAACTCATTATTAATTCCTATTATACAATGTTTCCAGTGGCTTGTCTAGTGTATTTGGCTGTCTTGCTTAAGAAATCATTAGCATCAGATTGATGTGATACTAACTGTCCCATGTTCATATTTAACTGATTTAACAAGGTAACCATTTCTTTTTCCATTCCCGGACCAAGTGCTGTTGGTGTTTTTAATTCTGGTTTTGGCTGTGTAGTTTGTTTTTCAACTGCTGAACTTAATTTACTAATGCTGTCATTTAATGTGTTTAAGTTTACATTATTAAGGTCTTTAAATGCAGATGTAGTTACACTGATAGTATCTTTAAGTGTTTTTAATTTGATTACACTTTGATCAATACTAGTTCCTACAGATTCAGGTATGGCTAATTTAGAGAAATCGACACTCTTAAGTGCAGTATTAAGTTCGTTAACATCCTTTGACATTTGACCTGTAACCGCCTGTGCATTAGACGCTGCCTGCATATTTTGGGGAATATTTGCGCCCGCTGTTGGGGTCGCTGGAGCGACAACAGTGTTAGTTCCGCCTGTTTCAAATGCTTTTCTTGCTTTTAAGAAATCTGGAGTAACCATATCCATTAGATCGTCTGCAAAATAAACAGCGGCACCCGCGGCAGTAGTTCCCATTAATACATATTTGTTTTTCTTGGCGGCGCCCATAATCTTTTGCCACCAACTTGGCTTTTCACCTATTTCTTCTGCACCTTCTTTTAAAATTTTACCAGGTGTAGTTCCAGGTTTTTCAGGAGTTCCTGGCTTTTTGCTATCAGGCTTGCTAGGTTCAGTTGTTGGTGCAGTTGTTGGGGCTTTACCGTCTCTGTATTTGTCATAGGCCATGCCTGCGGCCTTAGCACCTACATAAGTTGCGGCTGCGGCACCCCCAACCTTAATAAGATCGTTAATTAGTACTTTAGCAGTTTCAGCACCAAATAGAGTTATCATTCTACGTGAGGGATCAATTTCTGCAAACTTGTCAGCGGCTGCCATACCAGCATCGGCAGCCATTTTCATTCCTTTGGCTGTTAAATCTAATGTGCCTGTTTCAATAAAAGATTTTTTAAACGAATTTTGAATCTGAGTTAATGTTTGATCTAAACCAGCGGCAGCTCTTGTTGGATCTGTTGATTTTAATTTGTCTGCTTGTTCTTTGGCAGCGGCATCCATGGCTGCATTAGTATCCTGCATACCCTGCATCACTGCTTTACCTAATGCTGGAGTAAAATTACCCATTGTGGCCATAGAACCCGCAAGTCTACGTTCACCTTCTGTTAACTGTTCGCCTGCTCGACCTGCTTTAGCAAATCCTTCATTCATTCCTCTTACAGCATCTTTACTACCGTTGAACAGATCTCTACCCATTTTACCTGCATCAACACCTGCACTGGCCATGGTCATTGTAAAGTTACGTGCTTCTTTAGTTACTGCAACACCGCCAGATGCTATTAAATCTTTAAAGCCCGCTGCCATTTGACCGGTTGGATCTAATTGATTTAACTGTGCAATCTTAGCGTTGACTGCGGTACGTTCTTCTTCACTAAGTTTACCAAGAGCTAGTTTCATTCTAGCATCTCTCTGTGCGGCTTTGTTCTGTTCGTCTAATTGCTGTCTAGATATACCAGTAGCCTTGGCCATCTTATCTAGTTCTTCGTTGTACTTGGCGGCACCTTCTGCAACTTCTGCATCGCTCATTGAGCGAAGTCTTCCACTTCTTTGCAGTTGTTCCATGTAACTAGCATTATAGTTAGCCAGTTCGTCCATGCTAAAGCCAAGTGAGGCAAATTTCTGTCCAGACTTATCCATGAATTTGCCTTGTATGGAAGCAAATTTATCAGCACCTTGGCTGGCTGTACCAAATGCCATAGATAACGTTGTAGAGTTTTCTTTGATTGTACGTGCAAAGATTTCTAAAGGAAGCCTTGCTTCACCGGCTTTTAATTGAGCAGTTAGTAATGAGTCGCCTAGATCAATACCTGACTGAGATAACTGTCTAAAAATCTGTACTTGATCGTCAAGAACTCCGCCAAACTGTGTTATTACATCACTGACACCTTTAAGATTAGCCAACGGCATTGAAGCCAAGTAGCCAGTAAAGTCTCTAATAGCCGGTGTTGTGTTAGTAAATGCTTTGCCAAATGTCTGTGCAGTGCCTTGTAGAGCATCGCCGAATACATTTATAGATTCTGTAAAGCCCTTTTCTGCTTGCGCTCCTTTTGCTCTAGCGTCGTCTGCCGCAGTTTTTGTAGCACCTGCATCACCACCGGCGGGTATACCACTAGGCTTGGCTCCCGATGTTTGACCTGCACCTTTGTTCAACTGCGCCAATATCTGGCGCATTGTAGATTCTTCGGCGGCTCCTTCAACTAATACTGTACCGTACTGCGGTATGGTGACTTTTATTGCCATTTATTTTTCCATGAAAAACTGCGTATATAAATAATAAGACGAGCAGTATATTATTTAGTGGAGTTAAAAAACACATGGAAAACCAAGAACAACAAGGAATGAATCCTTTAAAGAAATATTTCAGACAACCAAAGATATATCTTAAATTACCTAGTAGCGGTAATTTTTATCCCAAGGGTTCAATTGAATTTACACAAAATATGGAATTTCCTGTGTATGCCATGACTGCTAGAGATGAAATCGCAATTAAAACTCCAGATGCACTAATGAATGGTCAAAGCACAGTTGACGTTATACAAAGTTGCATTCCAAATATTAAAAATGCTTGGATGATTCCAAGTATCGACATTGATGCTATTCTTATCGCTATCCGTATTGCTACCTACGGAGAGCAAATTGATCTTGATATCAGTATTCCAAATACCACTATAACTAAGACATATACCACAGATCTAAGATTGGCCTTAGATAAACTACTTACTGCTGTCTACGATTCAGAAATTAAAATAAATGATGAATTAACTGCGTTTATACGCCCTATTAACTATGAAGAATTTACTAAAAATTCAATTAAAACCTTAGAGGAACAAAGAATATTCAGCATAGTTAACAGTCAAGAAATGTCAGAACACCAAAAAATTGAGCAGTTTAATAAAAGTTTTAAAATTTTAACAGAAATTAATGTTGGTTCTATTGTTAAAAGTATTGTTAAGATTGTTACTCCTGACGGAGAAGTAACAAATATTGATCATATTAATGAATTTGTCAACAATTCGGACACAGAGTTTTTTAACAAAGTCACAGATCATTTAGAAAAACAACGTGACAAGTTTACAATGCCTATGTTTAAAATTGTTACTACTCAAGAAGAGCGCGAACAAGGCGCTCCAGACGAATTTGAAACACCAGTATCGTTGGATGCTTCAAATTTTTTCGCATAAAGCTCTTCAACCTTAACCTCGAAGACGCACTGCGAGTCGTTGAAGGGCTTGATAAAGAAGTTAAAGCGATTCGTACAGATCTACTAAAAATTACCTGGTACATGAGAGGTGGTATCACATTAGATGATGCCTTTGCTCTTACAGTTGAAGATCGTGAGATCATATCAGAGATTATCAAAGATAATCTAGAAACTACTAAGAAATCAGGATTACCTTTCTTTTAATATTATAGATGAACTGCGTTCATCTGTTCTTCGCTATCGCTCGAACTATTTGTTTCTTTTTAATAATAGAGCATTATTAAGTGCGAAGCACTTTAGCATTATCCAGATTGTTCAGTCACACTTTGCCCGCACAGGGCAAAGAAATGAACATTATCCGAGTTGCACAATGTCACACAGCAGTAGAGCATTACAGTGGCGGTTGACCGGTACCACGAGCTCCGTCTTCATTCAACGGCGGCATACATTAATCTGCTATCACTAGTGTATGCGTGAGGTTTTTCTCCTCTCTTTGGGCCTTTATTCTTTCAAACAGCAAAACTTGGGCAGTTTCAAGTCGTCGTCCTGTTAAGGATAGTTGCTGAGTACTCTTTACGGCGAGAGATTTCCGTCCCTGCGACCCGCGGTCCAGGTATAAGGGCGCATGAAGTTAGCCTGCGCGAGCTTTAACCGTTTGATTTGGCCTGTGCTTGCTCTTGAAGACGTTGCCTTAGAATGTTTGAGCCGCCTACTCTGACGTTAATGATACCATTATAGTAATCATCTGTTTCTAATACTCTGCGTTCAAACTGTTCTCTTGCCTCTAGATATGACATTTCTGCCTTGGACTTGCAATAATAAAGTATTTCTCTAGTGAATTTTTCTGGACCTAATGCTTGTACATCTGCATTTAATCTGTCAGAAGAACCCCAATAGTCGCGCCAATCGCTTTCTACGGTACTTCTTCTTTTAAGTTTACGGCCTTTGAGTGGTGGTTTAGTGCGTTTAAACTGTGCTAGTTTTTTGCCTATGTACTTTTGCCCGGTTGTAAGATTGGTTATAAGATAAACAAAACCTATATAACCTTCGGGAATTTCTTCGACTAAACTGTTTTGATAGTGCCATGACATGCACTTATATACCGGTTAGTCACTGCCTGTGTCTTTAGTTTTGGTTTTTTTTACGTGAAGCCTGTATTTCCATTCGCCTTTTTTTACATAGATCTCTAATTGTTCTTAGATATTCTCTTGCCTGTACGCTAGATCCGTGATAGCCGTAACGTTCATATCGTTCGTTCCAGCGAGAGTACTCAATAAACGCTTTAACTAAAGAGTCGTGAGTGTCGTCTTTGATATCATCAGTCATAAACTTCTATATCGTTAGCGTAACTAGTGAACCCGTTTTCTTTTATTACCTTGAGCACGTTGTTCACTCGACCCACTAATTCATCCCTATGAGAAATTAGATAGATGTTCTTATTGCGTTCACGGCCCATCTTTTTCAAGATTCCTAAGGAGTTTTCAACTCCTGCGGCGTCCATGCCCGAATCAATAAGTTCATCTATGAATAAGAGATTGATGTTCTGGTATAACGACTCCCAGACATCGCGGAATGCCCAACTTAATCCTAAGATTAATCGATTCCTTTCTCCTCGTGACAGGTTATCAAAATCTAAGTCCTGCCCGAGTTGGGTTATTTCTACCGTTAGGTCATTTTGGAATACAACGGTGTGAGGTAGACCCACCTTATCAAGGTAATAAGTGAGACGATTATTCAAATAAGCAAGATTCTGATCAATAATCTTCTTACGAATAAACGAATCTTTGTTAGTTAACAGTTTTAATAAGAACTCTTGATGTTCCTTCATAGAATTTAAACTGTTAACTGAATCCCAAGACACTTCTTGTAGAGCAGTATTTTCTAATTCAACAATCTGTTCTTGATAAGTGTCAACTTCGTCTTGTTTATTTTTTAATTGAACTGCAAGACTTTCTAAATTGCTTCGATGATTGTATGCTTCGTTTAAGGTGTCGTAGAACGTTGCGGGTCTGCCGTTGATATCTCCAATACTGTCTAATTCTTTGACAATCAACTCTAGGTCCCCTGTGACTTTGGACAAGTATATATCTGCATCAACGAGATTTTTTTCTGCCGCTTTAATCATTTCTCCGTGCTTATGATCGTGCAATTCTTGTTCGCAGGCTGGACAAGTTTTATTTTCTAGTTGTTCAACTTCTTTACGATATTTTTTTACACTTTTATCTGCTTGCATCACAGCAGTTTCTAATGTTGCACGTTCTTTATTAAGACTTTTAATCTTTGCTGATTGCTCGTCATAAATTTTAACTAATTCATGTTGTGCAATTTCTTGATCAATGTCTACTTTAGCCAACTCGTCTATAGCACTTTGAATTTTTGCAATATCTACATCTTTATTTTTCTGCCACACAGATTGTTTTAATTTTAAACTGTTAATACTCTCTTGAATTTTATCGTTAGATTTTTTAACAGCATCAATTCTTGCACTTTCCTGTGTAATTTCGTCTTTGGTAATACGAATTTGTTCTTTAAGTTCCTCTGCCTTTTCGCTCAACAGAGTAATACCTAACAGTTGTTCAATAATAACACGTTGATCGTTAGATTTCATACTTAAAAAAGGTTCAGTATATGTGTTCAATGCTACAACGTGTTTGAACATGTCGTGACTTAGCCCTAATAATTCGTCAATGTCTTTTTGTGTTTCGCGACTATCGCCTTGGCCTTCGTCGTCAACATCTGCGTTTTCCTGTTCTTGTTCGTCTACATAAAACTTTAGTACATTAGGTTTACGACCACGTTCAATTCTATACAGTCTTCCGTCTTTTTCAAACTCAACAGTGACTAACATGTTCTTATTGTTAATTTTATTAATAAGATTATCTTTTTTGATGTTAGTCAGTGCTTGTCCGTAAAGCGCATAACTTAATGCGTTTACAATAGTGGTCTTACCCGTGCCGTTTCGAGAGCCGGAATCGTCACCTCCTTGGTCCAAGTTCTCGCCTAAGACTAGGGTAAGTTGCTCTTTATTAAAATCTACTGCCTGCGTAGCATTACCTACGCTCATAAAATTTTTAACTGTTAGATCTTTTATTTTTATCATAGATTATTATAGATAGCCAACAGAACTTTAGGATCGTAACTGTCGCTTTGAATACTGGCAATTTGATTGCTAACAATTTGATCTACACTTTCAAACTGTTGCACGTCTAAGTTAGTGTTAATTTCTACATCTTTCTTTTCAGGTATCAACGTAAGTTCTCTAATATTTTCTTGCGCCATATACGTTTCTTTAATAAAACTAGCCTCTTCAAAACTAATATCAATATCAATGCCTACTCGTAGATATGTTTTAGGCAGTATTAGTTTTTCAGAATTATCAATCAACTCGCTGAGCTTTATAGTCTTAAATTTAGGAGCACCCTCCCATATTTTATAAACAGGAGTCTTGCCGTGTTCTAAAATCATCATACCCCTATCGTCATCCCACGCATCTGCGTAGTTGTGCGGAAAAGCATTTCCAATATAGACAATATTTTGTTTGGCCTGTCGCTTGTGAAAGTGTCCGCTGAATACATATTCGGGATTTTTAAAATGATGTGCTTGTAATTCTCCATGGTCTGGCATCTGCACCATAGCATTCATCATAAACAACGGAAGTTCAAAGTGTCCAAATATGTAACGACTCTTTAATTTCTCCATTTTTTTCCACTCGTCACCTACTAGCCACGGAACCATAGTAACATCATCTATAGTAGTAATGTCGCTGACAATAGTGACACCCGGTATATGACGTCCCCAATCAACAGAATGTACATCACGTTTATCTTTGTAATATAAATCGTGATTACCTGGGAAGAAATAAAACTGATCAAATGCTTTGCCTAATTTTTCTAAACTACGAATGCTACTAACCATAGTCAGCATATTTAGGCTGTTACGATTGTGATGCCAGTCGCCTAGAAATATTCCAGTGTCACAACCTTCTTTTTTGGCTTCGGCAATAAACCAATCTACGAAATCCTCGCAGTCTTGATTGTGTACAGCAGAATTTGATTTTAGTCCAAAGTGTATATCTGTAAAACAGGCTATCTTTTTAAACATTCTTTACCTTTTTGATTGATATAGTGTAACAAATAATTTACTATAGGTCAATCTTCTCCGGTGATTGTGGGCAAATTTTCTCGTTTCATTGCATTATCGTACTCTTGATTAATCATACGAGTATAACTTGGATTCATTCCGTTTTCTTGCAAGATATCGTCTCGAATATTTTGCATTTTCTTTTCAATATTGATAACTCTAACAAATGAGTTGGTTACTGCGGCAGTAAAGTAGGCAAATGGGTTATCCGATTTACTTTCGTCAAATTGTAATCCAATTTGTGTAAGTTGCAAAATAGCCTGTCCTTTCATTTCGTCGTTATAGGTATAACCTCGAACGTTGCCACGGGTAGCATAACGCTCACAGAGTTTGATGTACATGCGAGCCAGTGTGTCTGTGATCTGTCCATGATCCTTACTAAATTTGCCTTTGATCATTCCTCCGCGCCAGTGGCTTTTTCCTACGCAGACAAGCTCATCGTTTTCGTCAAATTTCCAATGTTGGAAGGCAGGAAAGTTTATTTTTTCTCTGTGATCTGCTTGACTCTTTGGTGTGCGTTTACGACCCGGTTCTAAAGGAATGTGATCGTAAGTCATGATGCGAAATACTAAATCTGTTTTTTCAATTTTTTTGTAATCAACTTCAAATTCTGCTAGTTTGACCTTAGTATTTTCTGCTTTGGCTACTTCATATGCCTGCTGTGCTAGACGCTTTGCTCTAGATCTTTTTGCTTCTGCTATAGTTCTAATATTAATTTTTTCTAAACTAGGTAGAATTAGATCGTATTGATGATATTCTGGTTTGACAAAACTACAGTAGGTATTTTTACTTTTGTGTATTTCTGCTAGTAAATCTTTGTTGTTTAAGTAGTTTACTTTTTTCATTATAATTATGACTCCTCAATATAAATTATAAACTCAGCACTTTATAAAGTCAATAAATATGTTTAATAAGGATAACCAAATATGCCAGTAGACTTTAATAATTTTGTAAGTGGTGCAAGATCAATTGCCGGGTCAGCCGCTAATACTCTAGGTACAATTACAAACACTGTAAACACATTGAAAACACAGGGATTTGGTGCGGCACTACGTAGCATAAATTTAATCCCAGGAGGGGAAACTGGTTCTAGTTCTAATCCAGCATCGGCAATTTTTAGTTCTTCTGCTAGTAGAGACTGGCGGGTTAAATTAAGTTTACCTAATAACCCGGTGTATAAAAGTAGTGCGATATTGAGACCTCTGGTAGAAACGAATGGTCTAGTGTTTCCTTACACACCAGCAATTCAGATGACACATACGGCAAACTATCAGCCAATGAATCCTGTACACAATAATTATCCTTTTTTGTCATATGAAAATAGCAAAATTGACGCTATGACAATTAACGGAACGTTTTACTGCGAAGACAGCACAGAAGCCGCATACTGGATTGCCGCAGTGCATTTTTTAAAATCTGTAACAAAAATGTCTTTTGGAAAAGATACAAACGCCGGCGCTCCTCCGCCTGTGTTAAAATTAAACGGGTACGGTGACTATGTGTTTAAAGATGTGCCTGTAGTAGTTACAAACTTTATGATAGATTTGCCTAACGATGTTGACTACATTTCTACAGGATTGTCAGCCAATGCTCCTACAACTGCTAGTAGAGTTTCTGCCGCAGTGGCCGCAGTGACAGGCTTTCAAATTCCTGGTTCATCTTTAGGACAGGGCGTAGCATGGGCACCAGTAAAGAGCTCAATAAACGTTACAGTACAGCCTCTATACAGTAGAGACCAAGTTCGTAATTTCAGTCTTGATAAATTTATCAAAGGAGATTACGTATTAGGCTCTGGCGACAATAAAGCAGGATTTATTTAATGGCAAACTATACTAACAAAAGTCCTTGGTTTAAAACAAAAGAGTTGCCTGGATATTTGGCACCAATCAATGTTAGACCAGTAAGCGCAGAACCCGATGACTGGGTCTATACAGTTGAACCTCAGTACAACTACCGGCCAGATCTATTAGCCAATGACTTATACGGATCTTCAAAGTTGTGGTGGGTGTTTATGCAACGCAATATGGACATAATCAAAGATCCAGTTTTTGATTTTCGTTCTGGTGTAAAAATTTACATTCCTAAAAAATCTAGTCTTTTCCTTGTGTTAGGATTGTAAAATGCCATTAGCAGACAGCATTGGAATTCAGCCTAACATACTGGAACTATTCACTTCCTATACTACACTGTTTACAGTTAGTGCGCTGACCAGCGATCAAATAAATTTTCCTGAATCTAGTTATAAAAACAATCAGTTAGGAAAAATAATTTTAAGAAGTGCCGCAGGTAAACCTGATAACAGAATTGCTACCGCTTACAAAACATCTGCTAATCCTTCAGGAAAATATGATTTTTATATTGACAATATAGAAATAGGAAGTTTAATAACCTATGATAAAAGAACTAAAGGTACAAATTCAACTAACATTAGTTTTAATGTATTTGAACCTTATAGTTTAGGTATGTTTTTACAGGCACTACAAATTGCCGCCGCAGAAGTAGCCGACAACGGCATAGCAGTAAATTACACAGAGATCCCATATCTTCTAACAATAGAATTTATTGGCTATGATAAAAACGGAAATATTATACCTATAGGAGATGTACTGAACAGACATATCCCATTTACCTTTGGTAACATCGATATGGACATTACCGCGTCTGGTTGTAGGTACAGCGTAACAGCAGTTCCTTATAATGAATCTGCTCTAGCAGATGCAGTAAACATTTTAAAATCAGATATTAAGATTAGCGGAACAACAGTTCAAGAGATTTTGCAATCTGGCGAAAATAGTTTACAGCGATGGTTAAATGAACGTACAAAGGAGATGGCTAAACAGGGCAGTGAAACAGGCAAAGAAGAATATGTGCCGGATGAAATTGTTATTATTTTTCCTAAAGACGGCGCTCGTATTTCTTCAACAGAACTACCAGATGACTCGGGGCAGTCAGTGACTGAAAACCCAAATAATTCTGGATCGCAGTCAAAAATAGAAAATAAACTTACACTAAACAAAACGTCTGTAGCATCTGCAAGTTCCATAACCTTATTAGTACAGAATTCTGAATCTTTAAATGCTATTGGCACTTCTAAGATGGGGTTCACTCTTAATACTGGGGGCGAAAGTCAGTTAAAGCCTAAAGATCAAATACAAAAAGATCCAGATAAGCCAAACTCTAGAAAAGACAATGTCTACGACCCTAAGGATAAAGTTTTTAAATTTGCCAAGGGTAGTTCTATTATCAATGCTATTACAGAAGTTTTGTTAATGAGTGAATACTGTAAAACTAATGTAACTGCACCGTCAGATAGTTCAGGTTTAAAAAAATGGTTTAGAGTAGAGACTCAAGTTTATAATTTAAAACCTACGGTTGGTAATAATAATAGAGCAAAAATTCCTAGGTTATATGTTTTTAAAGTAGTAGAATATCTAGTACACGAGCATAGATTTAAACCACCTTCATCGCAGCCGCAAGGGTATGAACAATTAAAGAAAAATGCTGTAAAAGAATATAATTATATCTACACTGGTAAAAATGTAGATATTCTTACTTTTAATATACAATTAAAAGCCGGTATGTTTACCACAGCCTATGCTGATAGAAATGCATTATCTGGTTCAGCATATGGTCAAATTAATGGTCAAGGATTAGAAAAAACCGGACAGCCAACTAGCGATGAATCTAATAAAGTATCTACTGATAAAGGAATACCTAATCAACCAGTAGGCGAACTAGCCTCAAGATACAAAAACGCCGGCGGCGGCCCTAACGACGATTATCGAAGTTTAATTGCTAAAAATTTCTATGAAGCATTATTAAACAGCCAGGGCGATATGTTAACGGCAGAAATTGAGATTATAGGAGATCCTTATTATATTGCTGACAGTGGCATGGGAAATTTTAGCGATATTCCTGTTAACTTTAACGAAAACGAAAACGGTTCAATGAATTATCAAAGCGGGGAAGTTGACATTATTGTAAATTTTCGAACACCTGTTGACTACAATGGTTTAACAGGTGGTATGGATTTTATTAACGGTGTTGAAAATACAGGATTCAGTGGGTTGTATAATGTACAAGAAGTTATTAACAGTTTTAAGAGCGGAAAGTTTACGCAAACATTAAAAGCAATTAGAAGACCAATTCAGGAACCTTCTAAAGAAGTACAAAATCCGTCAAGTTCTCCAATACGTGATGAAACAGGAAAAATAAGCAACATTAGAAGAAATGAGGAAACTGGAGAATTGTATGATGCTACTGGATTATACGAAGATGATGGAAAAACATTGACTAAGAAACCAGGAGAGGCTGATAAGAAATCAATTGATTCTGTCAGCAGAGGAACAAGAGAAAGTCAAGTTGAATATACAAACTCAGGAATACCAGTTCCTGGACGTCCTAGAGGTGGTACATAATGGGTATTGAAAATAATCGATCAGTTGAAAAAAGTAGTCGAAGCACGATTGATCCAGGGCCGCATCTTGCTCGAGTTATTAGAACAGAAGATAACAAATACATGGGAACTCTCCATGTACAGTTATTGCGAGACATTGGCAATATTCCTAACAGCGAAGCCAGCACATATCCAGTTCAGTATCTTAGTCCGTTCTATGGTGTAACAAATGTTGAACTCATAGGTAAAAATAATACATTTAATGATACACAAAAAAGTTATGGTATGTGGATGGTACCGCCAACTGAGGGCGGAGTTGTTGTTGTGATGTTTATTAATGGCGATGTTAGTTTAGGTTTTTGGATTGGATGCGTACAAGACGAATACATGAACTTTATGGTACCAGGATTAGCCGCAACAGAAATAAACACAAAACTTCCTTCATCTAAACAACCTGTCGCAGAATTTAACAGACTAATAGTTGAAGGAAATCAACCAGACTCTACACAAATTAAAAAACCAGTACATCCATTTTCTGAAGTGTTGTTGCAACAAGGACTGTTAGAAGACGAGACTAGAGGAATTACAACCAGCAGTGCTCGCCGAGAAAGTCCAAGTAATGTATTTGGAATATCTACTCCTGGTCCAGTTGATAGAACTCAAGGTGCTCCTCGAGGAAAAACTGGCTCAAAAGAAAATCCGTCTACTGGAACATTTTACAGCAGACTTGGTGGTACAACGTTTGTTATGGACGACGGTGATGATAATTTTTTAAGAAAAACACTAGCAAGTGATGGCCCGCCAGAATATGCTAGTGTAGAAAACGATCAAAAGGGAGGCATTCCTAATATTCCTCATAATGAGTTATTTCGTATTCGTACTAGAACTGGTCATCAAATACTATTACACAACAGCGAAGACTTAATCTATATAGGTAATTCCAAAGGCACAACTTGGATAGAATTAACTAGCAACGGAAAAATTGATATTTTTGCTAAAGACAGCATTAGTATTCATACTAAAAACGATTTAAACATTACTGCTGACAGAGATATTAATTTAACAGCAGGCAGGCATATTAATACAAATGCCGGCGGACATATATGGGAAACATCTGTTGGAACTAATGAAACTAAAGCAGGCGGAAATATTGTTGAAACAGCACCAAATATTCATATGAATGGACCAACAGCATCTACAGCACCAACTGCCTCAAGAATACCTCAAGCAGAACCGTGGAACGGCCATGAAAATTTAAATCCAACAGCACATACTCCAGATAAAACGGTAGCAGGATCTACTGCTGGTACGGGAGTTTTAAAGAAAATATTAGACACATTTAAAAAAATAGGAAAATAAATATTAAACTATGGCAACATATAATGCAGTTTCTGGTAAAAGCGTAATAGCCCAAAATGGGATATCTGATCCCGTACCTACAGGCAGAGCCTATCGAGGTGTTAGCACTGTTGCTAGTCCTACTGGTAGTTTTACTCTATACGATTTAAGTTTAATCAAGCAAGATCTGATAAATCATTTACACATTCGTCAAGGCGAAAAATTAGAAAATCCAGAGTTTGGGTGTATTATTTGGGATCTTTTGTTTGATCCGCTTACAGAAGAATTAAAAGACGCTATAGCAGAAAATGTCACAGAAATAATGAACTACGACCCTAGAGTCAAAGTAGATAGTTTAATCGTCAGCGAGTATGAAAGCGGCATACAAGTTGAATGCGAATTAACTTACCTTCCTTATAACATATCAGAACAGTTACGTTTCAAATTTGACAACGATAACAACATCCTCAGTTAATAATCTACGCACATTTTAAATACGATAAATAGTTTATCGAGGGCTAATTATGGCAAGTGTAGATAGACAAAATAAACTTATTGCGGCAGAAGACTGGAAAAAAGTATACCAGAGTTTTAAAAACGCAGACTTTAAATCGTACGACTTTGACAACCTTCGTCGTACAATGATCACGTATCTACGTGAAAATTATCCAGAAGATTTTAACGATTATATTGAGTCAAGTGAGTACTTGGCCCTTATTGATCTCATCGCATTTTTAGGTCAAAACCTAGCATTCCGCTTTGACTTAAATGCTCGTGATAACTTCCTTGAACTAGCAGAACGTCGTGAAAGCGTACTACGTTTAGCACGTCTATTAAGTTATAATCCTAAGCGTAATCAGCCAGCCAACGGACTTTTAAAGTTTACCTCTATATCTACAACAGAAACTGTACTAGACAGTAATGGCAGAAATCTATCTAATCAAACTATTGTTTGGAATGACAGTGCAAATGCTAACTGGTACGAACAATTTATTAAAGTATTAAATGCATCTTTACCAGAAACTAGTCAATTTGGTAAACCGTTAGCCAGCGCAACAATCAGTGGTGTTCCTTGTGAACAATATAGATTTAATGCATCAAACACAGAAGTTCCAATTTACGGTTTTAGTAAAAACATCGACGGCCGCAACGTAGATTTTGAAGCAGTGTCAACTACATTTTCTGGATCTGATTCAATTTATGAAGAAGCACCTTTTCCAACAAATAGTCTAGCGTTCTTATATAGAGACGACGGCGGCGGCCCACCAAGTAGCAACACAGGTTTCTTTGTTCACTTCCGTCAAGGAACATTACAAGAAAGCACATTTACAATTGATCGTCCTAGTACCAGCGAAACATTAGATATTGATAGTCCTAATATTAACAATTCTGATGTGTGGCTATACGGATTAGATAGTATTGGATTTGAAACAACACTGTGGACTAAAGTAGATGCTGTTGAAGGCAACAATGTCATTTATAATAGTGTAAACAAAAATATTAGAAACATTTATAGTGTATTAACTCGATCGCTTGATCGTGTAAGATTAATTTTTGCAGACGGTACATTTGGTAATTTGCCTCAAGGCAACTTTAAAGTATATTATAGAATTAGCAATGGATTATCTTATTCTATCAATCCGGCGGACGTTAGAAATGTTTCTATTGATATTCCTTACATTAGTAGATCTGGAAAAAAAGAAATTGTAACTATTGCACTAGGTTTAAAATATACAGTTACAAATGCTACAATCGCAGAAACAACTGATAGTATTAAAACCAATGCACCTGCAACATACTACACACAAAGTCGTATGATTACAGGCGAGGATTACAACGTCTATCCTTTAAGTATCAACCAAGAGATTGTAAAAGTAAAATCAATCAATAGAATTAGCAGTGGTATCAGTCGATACTTTGACTTAAAAGACAGTTCAGGAAAATATAGCGCAACAAATTTATTTGGCACAGACGGTGTTCTGTATAAAGAGCCAACAACAAATTCTTTTACATTTAGTGTAAGCACACGAACTGATATTGAAAACGTAGTTTTAAATCAAGTTATACCAATTTTATCTGATAGAAAAACTGTTGATTTTTACCTTGACAAATATCCTAAGATTATATTAGATCCAGTTTTCAGTTCTTTCTATCAGCAGACTAGTGCAGTAAATCTTTCTACAGGTTATATAGGAGATGTAGATGATGCATCTACTAAAAAATTAGGAGCATTTACAAGTTCTAATTTACGATACATAGTTCCAGGGTGTTTGATAAAATTTACTCCCGAAGCGGGAAAAGTATTTGATAAAGATAATAATATTATTGATCTAGCAAATGCCGATGCAGACTCAAAAACTTATGTTTGGAGTAAAGTAATTAATGTTATTTCAGATGGCACAGCCTCAAATACTGGAGTACTTGCAGACGGAACTGGACCTGTAATCCTAAACGATATAATTCCAACTGGCGCTAATTTAAATTCAATATTACCTAAATTTGTTACTGGATTAGAATCTAGTGTTATTACAAGAATAGTAGATTTAATTTTTGCTAATAAAGAGTTTGGACTACGCTACGATGCAAATCAAACCACATGGAAAATTATTTCAGACACAAACGTAGATAAGAAAAATGATTTTAGTTTAGGTAAAGCCGGCGATGTAAGCAATCAACAATTAGATGCTAGTTGGATAATCTTGTTTGAAACCAACGGAGAAGTCTACACAGTTACTAGCAGAGGAACACGATACGTGTTTGAAAGTGAAAAAGAAATTAGATTCTTCTATGACAGCAGTGACAAAGTTTATGACACAAGCTCAGGAAAAATTATACGAGATAGTATTACAGTTTTAGGAATTAATACAGAGCCAGATACTACCAGTCCTATAGATCAAGATATCAAATGGGAAATTGTTGACGACTATAAAGGCGCCGACGGCTACATTGATTCAAAGAAAATTTCAATTAGTTTTTATGACAATGACGAAGACGGTGTTGTAGATAACCCAGAAATTTTTGATATCGTTGTTGCACCTAGTGTAAATCCAGCAGAAAAATTTATTTTTCAAAAGAGTAGAATTAGCATTGATGGCGTAACAGATTATTATTACATCAGTAATAACAACGACTTAATTAAAATTTATGCATCTCAAGGTGCAATAGATTCAAATGTTTTAGCAGATCAGCAGTTAGTTTATATTATAGATGAAGATGTAGTTAAGGTATTCTACAAAGAAAGTGTAACCTTTGTTATTACAACAGAATATCGTGCCTTTGTAGGAAGAGATTTATTAAAATTTCAATACGTACACGCCGCAGACGAAAGTGCAAGAATTGATCCTGCCGCAACTAATATCATTGATGTCTTTATGTTAACTAAGTCTTATGATGCTCAATACAGACTATGGTTAAGCGGTGAACTGGCAACTAGACCGTTGCCTCCAAGCAGTGATGCATTGTATATTAATTTTAATAGCAGTCTGGGAAAAATTAAAGCGATCAGTGATGAAATCATTTATCATCCTGTAAAATATAAAAATTTATTTGGATCAAAAGCAGACATGAGTTTACAAGCAACATTTAAAGTTGTAAAGAATACATCGCTAGTTATCAGCGATAACGATATTAAAACTGGCGTAGTAAATGCAACTAAAGAATTTTTCGCTATTGAAAACTGGGACTTCGGGGATACGTTTTATTTTGGTGAACTAGCAACATATATTATGACCAAGATGAGTCCTAAGATTGCAAATATTGTTTTAGTACCAAATAATCAAAATTTAGCATTTGGTAGTTTATACGAAATCAAATCTAATCCTGATGAGATTTTTGCTACTTCAATTTCTGTAGATAACGTTGAAATTATATCAGAAATAACTGCGGCAAGATTAAACACTACAGGAGTAGTTTTAACATCTAGCTCAATGTCAGCCAACGGTGTGGTTAGTAATTAAAGGATAATACATGGCATTCTCTAAAGATCAAAAAGAACCAAGTCTTCCAACTAGTAGCACAGACACTACTAGAAGTGCGGTTAATTTTTTACCTAGATATTTTAGAACTAGTACTAACCAAAAATTCTTAAATGGTACATTAGATCAATTAATTTCTGTAGGCAATGTTGATAAGATCAATGCTTACATTGGCAGAAAAACAAACAAAGCCTATTCACCTACTGACAACTATGTAGAAGAAATTTCACTAGAAAGATCTGCCTACCAATTAGAGCCAGCAATTTTAGTCAAAGATTCTTTAGATAATGTAACGTTTTTTAGCGACTATAACGATTATATTAATCAATTAAAATACTTTAATTCTTCAACAACTGATCACAATAAGATTAACAGTCAAGAGTCCTACTCATGGGATCCTCATATTGATTGGGATAAGTTCATCAATTACAGAGAATACTATTGGCTTCCAAAAGGTCCGCAAGTAATTGCAATTAAAGGCCAAAGCAAAAACATAATCAGTACCTATACAGTAACATTAATTAACGATGTAGACAATATTGCATATTTGTTTACACCAGATGGCCTTACAAGAAATCCTTCAATTAAGTTGTACAGAGGACAAACTTATAAGTTTGAAATTAATTGTCCAGGAAGACCAATTGCATTTAAAACTGTTAGAGATTTAGATAATGCCTTTATATACGACGACGGCGTTACTAGCGATACACCATATGTTGAGGATGGTACAATTACATTCACTATTCCCGACAATGCTCCTGATGTCTTGTATTATGTCAGTCAAAATGACATTAACACATCTGGCTTCTTTAAAATTTATGACATTGAAGAAAATACATTTATTGATGTAGAAAAAGAAATATTAGGTAAAAAGACTTATAATATTGATGGGACATTAGAACTTTCAAACGGTATGAAAGTTAATTTTATTGGAAACGTTACACCTGAAAAGTATTCAACAGACAATTGGTATGTAGAGGGAGTAGGTGACAAAATACGATTAGTAGCAGAAGACTCTCTTCAAACCCCGTTAAGTTTTACATTAGATAAAGATATTGAATTTGACACAGAAAACTTTGATACGCAAGGTTTTGATGTTAATAACAATTATCCAGATAAAAAAGATTATATTACAATCAATAGATCTAGCAGAGATGGCAACCACTGGAGTAGATATAACAGATGGTTCCATAAATCTGTTATTGAAACGTCGGCAAATTATAATGATCAGCCTATAGACATTGATCAAACAGCAAGAGCTAAACGACCAATCATTGAATTTAAGCCAGATATCCAACTATGGAATTTTGGTACCGAAGCCAAAAAAAGTGTTGACCTAGTTGATTTGTTTACTAAAGATATTTTTTCAACCATTGAAGGAAGTCTAGGATATACTATTGACGGTGTATTTTTATTAGAGGGAATGCGAGTTTTATTTGCAGTTGATACCGATACGACCGTTAATGGAAGAATTTTTAAAATTGGATTTGTTACACACCTGGGTGTAAAACGAATAACTCTGTTAGAAGAAGATGACACTGATCCAATAGACGGACAATCTGTATTAATCAAGGATGGAGATAATTTTAAAGGAAAGATGTTCCATTACTCTAGCGGAGCATGGACAGAAAGCCAAGATAAAACTAACGTTAATGTGCCCCCGTTATTCGATGTTGTTGATGTAAATTCTGTTAGTTATGGTGACAGAACAACTTATATTGGTTCTTCGTTTATAGGAACTAAGTTATTCAGTTATCAAGAAGGTGATACTTATGATAACGAATTAGGTTTAAACATTTCTTATAGCAACATTGGAAATATTGGCGATATACTTTTTGACTTTAATTTGCAAAAAGATTCTTTTACCTTTCAAGGTGAAGTTGAGTTAATTGAAAGAAATTTAGACAAGGGTTACTTAAAAATAAATGACAGTATCTCTTCTAGCAGAAGACTAAACGGTTGGATCAAAACAGAATTCCTAACAAGACAGCCAATTATTCGACAATATAATGTTACTGCTAATTTACTAAATTTATTTCCTATTGATGTTTACAAGAAAAGCGGAACGCTTGATGATTTAGAAATTAAAGTTTTTGTAAACAATAAGAAAAGATCTGATTACGAAGTCTACAGACAAAACAGCGTAGCATATATTCAATTTATAACCGACCTTTCAGTTAATGATGTATTAATCATCGAAACTATTTCTTCAGCAGAAAAAGTAAGCACTGAAGGTTATTACAAATTTCCAAGTAATTTAGAAAGTAATCCTCAAAATTTAAGTTTATACAATTTAACATTAGGACAAATTTCTAATCACGTTAAAACTATAGTTGATAATGTTTCATCTTTTGAGGGGTCCTTACCTGGCACAAGTAATTTAAGAGACCTTGGCGATGTTTCAGGATATGGAACACAAGTGGTGCAACACTCTGGACCACTGGCACCAATCATTTATTCTTTTACAAATAAAAATGTAAACATAGTTAAAAGTTTAAGATATGCTCAAGATGAGTATTCTAAATTTAAAAGAAACTTAATTAGAACCGCAACCACATATGGCTACGACGGTATTACTAGAACACACTTAGATCTAATCCTTAAGGAAGTGACTAAGGATACTACAATAGAAGCACCGTTTTATTTGAGCGATATGGTTCCGTTTGGAATTAATTTTGTCTACGAACAAGAAATTATAGATGATTCGTTTACTGATTATCCGTTAACATTTGATTTTAATCTAGACGAAGCCAGCTCAAAAGCAGTATTAGTCTATGTCAACGACGAACTACTATTGCACGGTCGAGATTACATTTTTATAAACACTAGTTTTATAAAAATTCTATCTACAATTCAAACAGGCGACAATTTAAAAATAATACAATACGAGGAAACAGCCGGATGCTGTGTCCCGCCAACTCCTACTAAGTTGGGATTATATCCACTGTTTGAACCAAAAATATTTGTTGATAACACCTATCAAGTGCCTACTAAAGTAATTCAAGGGCATGATGGTAGTATTACAGTTGCTTTCTCAAATCCAGGTGAACCAGACGAATTTAGAGATCAATTGTTGTTAGAATTAGAAATGAGAATTTATAACAACATTAAGATTCGTTATGATGCCGAATTGTTTAATCTTGACAGTATGATTCCTGGTTATTTTAGAAATGCAGATATTTCTTTATCAGAATTAAATTCTACTCTAAGACAAGAATTCTTAAATTGGACTGGCTTGATCAATGAAGATTACACAAAACATACATTCCTTGATCGAAACAATCCATTTACCTTTAATTATAAATCTTTTGTTGATCCATCTGGAGAACAGTTATTAGGTTTTTGGAGAGGTATCTACAAATATTTTTACGACACCGACCGTCCTCACACACATCCGTGGGAGATGTTAGGATTTAGCATCAAACCAACATGGTGGGAAACAACTTACGGGCCTGCACCTTATACTAAAGATAATTTATTACTATGGAATGATTTAGCGGAAGGAACTATCAGAATTCCGGGAGAGTTTCCTAGAAAAAATAATCTATATGCTAGAGCAGACCTATTAAAATTTATTCCTGTTGACGGTGAAGGACAATTAATTGATCCTTTAGAAACAGGTTTAGTTTCTGAATTTATTTCAGTCTTTACAGAAAAAGAATTTACCTTCGGTGATCATGCACCTATTGAAACTGCATGGAGACGTAGTAGCCACTATCCGTTTGCTCTTATCACAACACTAACATTATTGCGACCAGCAAAGATGTTTGCACTTGGATTTGACAGAATTCGTCAATACAGAGACGAAACAGGACAAATTGTCTATAAAACTCCAACAGGAAATTCTCGATTTAATCTAAGCAATTTAATATTTCCAAGTACAGTTAAAGACTCAACAAGAGTTTTTGCCAGCGGTCTAGTTAATTATTTGATTAGTTATGCCGTAAGCAAGTCCTTTACTATTGTTGATAATTTTAAATCTGATCTAAGTTCATTGCAGATTAAAATATCTAGTAAACTTGCTGGATTTACAACTAAAGAAAAATTTAAATTAATTTTAGATAGTCGTAGTCCGTTAAATCAAGGAAATGTTTTCATTCCTCAAGAAAACTACGATATAATCTTAAATTCAAGTACACCTGTGACTACTATCAGTTATAGCGGTGTCATTATTGAAAAGTCTGCCAGCGGATTTATTCTCAAAGGTTATAATAAGACTATTTCAGAATTTAAGTATAATAAGCCCGTAGAAACAGTATCTGATCCAATTATTAGCGTTGGCGGAATATCAGAAACATACACTGAATGGCAGTCGTCAAAATATTATGCTAAAGGGTTAATAGTTAAGATCGATCAAAACTATTTTAGAGTTACAACCGGCCATACAAGTACCACAGCATTTGAATCTAAGTATTTTGCCAAGTTACCGTCATTGCCTGTAATAGGCGGCCGAGAAATAATTTTAAGAAGAAATTTTGAATCTGAAATTAGTTCGTTGCACTATGGTGCGGAATTAAGAACAGTACAAGAAGTTGTAGACTTTTTGCTAGGTTATGGAAAGTATCTTACCGATGCAGGATTTGTTTTTGAATATTTTAATCCAGCACTTAAAACAGTTACTGACTGGCAGACCAGTGCAAAAGAATTTACATTCTGGACCACACAAAATTGGGCAGAAGGCTCAGTTATTTCATTGAGTCCATCTGCTGAAGAATTAATTTACAATAAAGAATATTCTATTGTTGACAGCATATATGATCCATTCTATGAATATTCAATATTCAAACAAGATGGTGTTGAACTAGAACCTTCATTTACAAACTCTATCAGAGAAAATAATAATTTTAGCCTAAGACCAAAAAATACCGCAGACGGGTTGTATCATGCTACATTAAATCTTGTGCAAAAAGAGCATGTTTTAATTTTAGATGACGTAACAATCTTTAATGATATCATCTATGATCAAATACAGGGATACAGACAAGATAGAATAAAAGTAGTTGGTTATAAAATCAGCGACTGGACCGGCAATTTTAATATTCCAGGATTTGTTTATGACCGTGCAATAGTAACCGAGTGGAAACCATGGAAAGACTATGCGCTTGGCGAAACTATAAAATATAAAGAATTTTATTATAGTGCTAGAAAAAATGTTTCTGGTGCAGAAACATTTGATGACAACGAATGGTATAAACTTTCTGATCGACCTGAGAGTAAATTAATTCCTAACTGGGATTATAGAGCAACACAGTTTGAAGATTTTTATGACCTAGATACAGACAGTTTTGACGTTGATCAGCAAAAATTTGCACAGCATTTGATCGGATATCAAAAGCGTCAATACCTTGAAAATATTATCAACGATGACGTAAGTCAGTATAAGTTTTATCAAGGTATGATTCAGGAAAAGGGTACACAGAATAGCCTTTCAAAATTATTTGACGCATTGAATTCTGCTGATCAAGACAGTTTAGAATTCTTTGAAGAGTGGGCAATACGTTTGGGTCAATACGGAGCCAGCGGAGGATTTGAGGAAGTTGAATACGTTCTTAACGAAGAAAAGTTCTTAATTAACCCACAGCCAATTGAACTAGTTAATCAAATTCCGTTTGGCGTAAACGATTTTGTATATCGTATAACTCCAGATCAAGTATATTTAAAACCCGATGATTATTTACATGCTCCATTCCCAACTGTGTCATCACAGAACGAGTATATTAGAACAGCCGGTTATGTAAATTATGAAGATGTTGATTATATAATTTCTTCAAAGGACGAATTTGCAGATTATAATATCAAAGATCTAGTTGAAGGACAATATTTCTGGTTAGGATTTGACAGGAGTTCATGGAACGTTTATCGATTTACTAATTTTGCTAAATCAATTAAACGTGTTGAAGAAACTGATAATTTTAGAATTGTTTTAAATTTTAAATTACCTTTAGATATTGTGATAGGTAGTTATGTTGGTATTAATAATACCAACACATCGGTAGAAGGAATCAAACAAGTTATTGATGTTGGCTTAGATTGGTTTGAGATAACAATGCCTGCAGACATTGACACTGCGGCTATCATAGAAATTAATACAGCATTAAACATTAATTTGTTTAAATTTACGTCTCAAAGATTATCTAGCATTAATGATTTAAATTCATTACCTATATCTGGTAAGAAAAATAATGAACTAGTGTGGACCGACGGTACTAATAATAACTGGAGTGTATGGAAATTTAAAAAAACATATACTAGCAGTGAAATTTCTAATGAAGAAAATTATTTTAGTAAAGTCGTTGCTGTCAGCGACAATGAAACAGTATTAGCAGCCTCAGCATCAAATACTGTAATATATTACACACGACCAACTACTAATTTTGGTTGGGCTCTGCAGGATGTATTAGCGCCATTATCTACAGAAACATTTGTTGACACTAACGGAAGTTTTGGCGAAAGTCTATGTTTTAATGCTGACGGATCTTATCTATTTGTTGGTGCTCCTAGATACGGTATAACATCGGTACCCGGAGTTCTACCAACAGATCCTCCAATAATAACCGAAGTTAATATTGGTTATGTTGCACAGTATACTAAAAATATCTATGGAAACTACGAATTTACTAGAGTTATACAAAATGCTACACCAACACAATTTCAAGAATTTGGTTCTAAAATTCAAGTAAACGGAAACACGCTTTATATTGTTTCTGCTGGCGGAGTAGCACTTGATGGTAGCACATTAATTCCTGCATCATTAACTGCTTATAGTTTAATTTCAAATACTGTATTAGCATCATTAACATTTACTCCGGGTATTTCAGTAACTGATTTTAATGTTTCACAGAATAATACTATTGTAATTTCTAAAGATGACGAATCGGTATCGGTAATTCGATTAAGCAGTTCAACATTTGTTACAGTATCAGAAATTAATCTCAGCGACTTTGTTTCTATAGAACAAATTGAAACTGGCAGTAATTTTGCAACATCGGCAGCAATTTCTAAAGATGGAAATTATGTTGCTATTGGTATACCTGGTTATTCTAAATTAGCCTCAAATCAAGGCGCCGTGGCTCTGTTTAAATTATCCGGAGCAACGTATCTAGCAGACGATTTAATAACTAGTCCGTTAAATCAAGACAGCGAAAAATTTGGTTATAGAATTAGATTCAACGCAGGCAGCGACAGACTAGTAGTCTACAGTTTTGGCGGTAGTCAAACAGTTGAAACAGTTATTGATAGCGGAGAAACAACATTTGATTTAAATGTTACTAAATTTATCGAAGTTGAAGAATTTACCGGAAGTATTCGTGTATATGAAAAATATGATACTAAGTTTTTAATTGGTGATGAGTTAGAACCACAAAGCATTTTAGGAAATAATTACGGAGATGCTTTTGTAGTCGTTAATAGTGTTTACGTTAATGATCAAACAATTACAAACGGTGCATTTTATGAATTTAAAGGTCTAGATAAATCTTGGACAAAATATCGTAGTCCTGAACCTTCAGTTGACCTTTCAAAGATAAAATCTCTGTTCTTATACAATACAAGAACTAACAGTGTAGTTGCAAATCTTGATTTTATTGATCCAATTAACGGAAAGATTTTAGGTATAGCAGAACAAGAATTAAGTTACAAAACTTATTATGATCCGGCTGTTTACAATGTAGGCACTGAAACTGTAGTAGTAGATTCCTTAACATCCTGGACTAACAGAAACGTTGGAAAACTATGGTGGGATTTAAACACAGTTAAATTTGCAAATCCGTTACAAGGCTCTGTTGTTTACAAAGCAAATACATGGAATACAGTTTATAATGAATCAACAGTTGATATCTATGAATGGGTAGAAACTGAATACTTGCCAGCAGAGTGGGACAGTCTTGCAGATACCGAAACCGGGCTAGCCTTGGGCATTAGCGGTCAATCTAAATATGGAAATCTTGCTTACAGTTTGACACAGAGGTACGATAACGTAAGTAAGACATTTAGAAACATTTACTATTTCTGGGTTAAAAATAAAGTTACTGTTCCTGATGTAAGTTTTAGAAAAACATCAGCCAACGATGTTGCTAATTTAATAGCCAATCCAAAAGGTCAGGGAATACAGTACATAACTTTATTAGGTGCAAATCAATTAGCATTAGTGAATTGTAAAGATTTAATCGTAGGCAAAGATGTTGCATTGAATGTTCGTTATTGGACTATTTCTAATACTGAACAAAATATTCATGCACACTATCAACTTCTAGCCGAAGGAAATACAAATAAAAAATTAAACAAATATGTTGAACAAAAATGGTTTGATAGTTTAGTTGGATATGATATTAATGGCGGTGAAGTACCAGATCCAAGATTGCCTGCAAAACTAAAGTATGGTATTCTTAACAAACCTCGTCAGGGAATGTTTATTAACAGACTTGAGGCATTAAAACAATTTATTGAAAGAGTCAATTCTGTATTAATTACTAGATCAATTATTGATGATTTAAATCTTTCAAAATTAAATTCTAAAGAAGATCCTCCAAGCGAAATTTCTGGAAAATATGATATAGCAATAGACACTCAGAGTCAGATAAGATTTGTTGGTTCGACTGGATTCCAGCAAGCATCTGTTTCTCCTGTAGTTGAAGCCGGTAAGATTGTTCGCGTAATTGTAACTAGTGCAGGCCGCGGCTACAAACTACCTCCAGAAATTACAATAGTAGGCACAGGTTCTGGAGCAAAATTAACAGCAGTAATTAATTCAATTGGAGAAATTACTAGTGTAACTGTAAATAATTCTGGTCAAGATTATTTAGATACAACTGTATTATCAGTTCGACCATTCACAATCTTAGTTAACAGCGACGAAACTGCGGCTAACAAGTGGAGTTTATACATCTGGAATACTGCAACTAGTAGTTGGTTTAGATCTAAAACACAGACCTACGACGTAACCAAACATTGGAATTATGTTGACTGGTATGCAGATGGATACACAGCATTTACAAAAATTGATTACCAGGTTGATTTTTCTTATGAAATGAGTTTTATTGATATTGCCATCGGCGATTTAATAAAAATTAAAAATGAAAAATCTGGTGGTTGGATATTATTAGAAAAAATTAATAATCTTTCTACTGATAACGTTTCTTTAAATTATAAAACAGTAGGCAGACAAAGCGGCACAATTCAATTTAATTCTAATCTTTACAAGTTTACAAATAGTAACATTGGATTTGATAGTTTTACCTACGACAGCGATGTGTACGATGACGAACCAAAAGAAGAATTAAGAATTATTTTAGATGTAATTAAAAACAACATTTTAGTTGACGATTTAGAAATAGAATATAACAAATTATTCTTTGCAAGTCTTCGTTATGTATTCTCAGAACAAACATTTGTTGACTGGGCATTTAAGACAAGTTTTGTTAAGAGTCAACATAATCTTGGAACACTACAACAAAAAGTTAATTACAAAAATGATAACCTAGCCAGTTACGAAGAATATATTAATGAAGTTAAACCTTACCGTAGTAAAGTAAGAGAATTTATCAGCAATTATAATGCAATAGATAATACCAACACTGGTGTAACTGACTTTGATCTTTCTGCAAAATATAACATAGAAGAAGGAAAAATACTACCCTTTGATGTAAAGGTTAGAAATGATGCAATCGTTTACTCAGATTCTTCAATTTTGAGCGAACCATACAGTGATTGGTTAGATAATGTAGGACACAGTGTAACAGAAATTATTGTTACAAATGGCGGTTCTGGTTACCAAGCACCTCCGTCTGTAGAGATTATCGGAAATTGTAAGTTACAGGCTACAGCCCAGGCCTACATATCCAGCGGATCTGTGACACGAATTATTGTTAAAAATTTAGGACAAGGATACATTACTACACCTTCTGTAGTTATAACTGGTTCAACTGGAACTACGGGTACCACAGCAACTGCCTACGCAGTATTGGGTAATAGCCTTTCTAGAACTAACACAATTGGTGTAAAATTTGATAGAACAATTCCTGAATACAAAATTAGTTCTATTACAGTTTCTCAAACTTTTAATGGCACAGGATCAAGAACTTTATTTGAGTTGACCTGGCCCATTGACGTTAGAACTAATAAGACATCTGTAATCGTTTCCAACGAAGAATTATTGTCTACAGACTTCACAGTCTATAACAAAAAAGATACTTCAAAAGGATACACAAGATATATTGGAGTTCTAGAACTAGACACAGCCGCAGAAATTGGCACAGCCAATGTTGTTATTACCTATACAAAAGACATTAATCTTCTAAGTGCCGCAGATAGAATTCAGTATTATTACAATCCTAAGACTGGGCAATTAGGTAAAGACCTTGGACAGTTAATGCAAGGCGTCGATTATGGCGGTGTTGAAGTTACTGGTCTAGGATTTGAGATTGGATCAGGTTGGGACGGCCTACCATGGTTTACTTCAGGTTGGGACGATTTTGACGAAGCATATACTGATAACTTATTTGTTTCTGACGGAACATCTAGATCATTCAGCCTTCCATACATTCCCGAAGATGGAGAATTAATTACAGTATACCTAAACGGTGTTAGAATTGATGATCCTAACTATGATGAATATACAGCCGCAGAAGAAGCATATAATACATCTGCCGCGGAACTAGCAACATTAACCGCAGAGAGAGATTTACTGCAAACACAGACTGATGCTAAACAAGACGAACTTGACGGGTTAACTCAGGATCTAATCGATACACAGGCAGTCATTGCAGATCTTGAAGCTCAACTAGCAGTTACACCGCCAAGTAATCCATTATATTTTACTTTACAAACTTTATTAGCAGAAAACGAAGCGCAAGAAGCAGAATTAATTGACGACATTAACACAGTCAACGGAGAATTGTTAGATTTACAAGCAGACTTAGCCGCTAAACAAATTCAAGTAACTGCTAAAACAACTGAAGTTGCAGACAATCTTGCAACATTAAATTCTGCTCCTGAAATTGTAAATGAAGATGCACAGATGAATACATTTGTAGGCGACGGTAGTACTGATATTCCTATTGTAATACCTGCCTACGTTGATTTAAACGAAGGCGACACAATAATTTTACGTAAGAGTACTAGCGACGGAAGTTTTAGACCAAACCGACAATTCTTTGATTCTGAAATTACAGGCGGCGACTTTACTTACACTTCTGCTCGAGGAATTCGAGCAGAAGAAATTATTATTGATGGTGATAATTTTGTAACACCTACTACAAACTATGCTCCTGAAGAAGTAGTTACTGGACAGGTTGTAGATTCAGTAGCAATCACAGTGTTCCATACAGTTGAAGACGGCGCACCAGTAATTGTTACAAGACATTATATTACTACAGAACCTGAAAATGAATTCTTAATTGGTCAGCGACCTAACAGTACTCAGGCCGCATTTGTTAAAGTAGACGGCTTAATCAAAAAACAAGATGTAGATTATACATTAAATTTTGCTCAATCAAAGATTGTTTTCCTAACAAATCTTCCAATTAACAGCGAAGTTGTTGTTACATCAATGAGCAAAAATGGTTTAAATGTTTTAGATTCGGATACATTTATTGGAGACGGTGTTACAACTGAATTCGTAACAGTTGCTCGCTGGGCAGGAGATTATTCTGTATTAGTATCAGTTAATGGTAATTCCGCTACTGTTACAACTTTCGTCACTGACGAAACTTATGCTGAAGTTGGAAATATTGGTATACGTTTTTCAACAGCACCAGCAAATACAGCAATCATAGATTATACAGTTTTAAGTTCGTTAATAGATACTGTAAGTCGAGTTTCTGCTGAAACAGTAATCTATGATGGCACTAGTCAAGTCTACGAGTTAAACAACTTACCAGCCAACTTAGAACCGTTTGATAATAATGTAATTGTTGAGCATCAAGGAAAAATACTACGTCCTGCTGACACTGTTTATTTTGACGTTGTTGGCACAGTTAGAACTTACACAGTAAGCGTAGTTGACTATGCTATCAATACAATTGATGCTAACAAAGTTCGCGTATACAAAAACGGTATTGAATTAGCAATTTCAAAAGAATTTACTTGGAAATCTTCTAATAACCAATTAACTATTAAGCGCGGTGTTGCAGTTACTGGAGACAAAATTGCATTAGTTATTTTAGAAAATGCAGAATACTACATAGAAAAGGATTCAACAGGTGTACAACTTCGATTGTTGGATTCTTATTCTGTAAATGATAAGTTTGTAGTAACAACATTTACTAACCATGATATTTTAGATATTGAACGATCTAATGATTATATTAAATCAGAAAGTACAATCACAGAAGGATCAGTTGATTACTACAGATTTAACCAGTTATTAGCGGGCCGCATAGAACTTAGAAACACCGCTATTGGTGCTGAATATGTATGGTTAACTCTTAATGGAGAATTGCTAACTCCGGAGATTGATTACATCTTAGAAGATAATTTAAACTATATTCAAATTGATAAAAATAGAACATTGTTGTCAACAGACGTAATTGAATTAATAGTCTTTAGCAGTGACGTTACATTTAATAAACCATTTGGATATAAAATATTCAAAGATTTAATGAATAGAACTTTCTATAAGAGATTAGATGCTAGTGCATCAACTGTACTAGCACAACCTTTAAATTACTATGACACATCTATCGCGTTGGAAGACGCAGGTAACTTACCAGTTCCATTACGCAGTCAAAATCAACCAGGCATCATATTCATCGATAGAGAGCGTATTGAATATCTTGAAAAAGATGGAAATACATTAAGATATCTAAGAAGAGGAACATTAGGAACCGGAATACCTACTACACACCCTGCAGGAACTGTAGTAACAGATTCTAGCGTTGGGCAAACAATTCCTTATAAGGACGAAACACAGACTGTGGTGTTAATTGCAGGTGGATATGATCAAGCATCTACAATATTTGAAAACAGTCTAGGCATGAGTGTAACTTCGTTAAAATATAATTTTAACAATAACACAGCGTTTCCGTTGGGTACACAAATTGCCACAGTTACAGGAACAGGCTTTAAAGAAAATGTACAAATACTTGTAGGAGATCCAACACTAACAATTAATTTTACCGCTACTGAAATTAATTCTGCAGGAGAAATTATTGTAAGTTCAATTGACAGAATTTATGAAGGTAAGGAAATAGTATTTTCAGATACAGTATTTGGTGGCATTGAATTAGAAACATCTTACTATGTTCTAACTTACGGACAAGATCCAACTACAGAAGAATATTACATTACAGTCAGTGAAGAAATTAATGGAACTCCTGTTTCACTTTCTGTAAGCAGTGGATCTATGATAGGCACTCATAGTAGAGCAAAATGCAAGACAACATACATTAGTAGCACAGAGTTAACCTTTATAACTCAGGCTGAAGTAGTTGGTGCATACGACTTAATTGTACAGAATCCGTCATTTACAGTTGGACCAGTGACAGTAGCAGAAACTAGTTATGTAGCACCAGAAGCAGTGCGTTATGTTCAGATATTGCTGCCATTTGCACCACTTCCAAATCCAAGAACAGCCACTGGTTGGTATAAAAACACTTCAGAAATTAGTGTTTCAAATATTCAGCCAGGACGAGGATATACTATTAGTTCTGTTGGCACATCAGACTTTATGAGTATTGGCGCAACATCTAACACTGTTGGTACAGAATTTATTGCTACAGCAGTAGGATCCGGCACTGGCACTGTGCTAGATTATACAAGTATTCCTTTAGAGTATTGGGAAGGTATGGACATAGAGGTATTTGTTGCAGGCCGCAGATTACGCAAAGCGCCAATCACAGTTTGGGATGAAAGTTTAGGTCCAGATAGCCCAAGCGGTGACAAACAATTACAGGCAGAATTTGCTGTAAACAAAAACGTTGGTGCTTATGTACGTTTAACAGAGCCCCCAATGAAGGGTTCCAAAGTTATAGTGCAAAAGAAAATAGGTCAAACATGGGTAGCAGAAGGGCAAAGCCTTGTAGATGCTCAAACAGACCAAGCAAAATTCGTTCGTGCAAAGAGTGCGGATTTGCCTCGATAAATATAGAATACAGGTGACTTTAATATGACAAACAATCCAAAAGAAAATTCAGGTTTTTTAGTACAAGGGCATATCAAAATACATGATCCTAGCACTAAAGAAGTGTTTATTGATAAGAAAAATGCTATTCATTATGAAAATATGAGTATAGCAATGGCTGAAAGTTTAGCCAATGCTGGCCAAGGATTCATATATGAGATGGTATTTGGTAACGGCGGTACATCAGTAGATCCCACAGGAGTTATTACATATCTAACTCCTAATAGTACAGGATCTAATGCTAGTTTATATAACGAAACATATACTAAGGTAGTTGATGATCGTAGTACTAATAACTTAGATCCTACGAGAAATAAGATTGAAACACGTCATGTTACTGGTACAAACTATACAGATATTTTAATTACTTGTTTATTAGATTACGGTGAACCTTCAGATCAAGATGCATTTGATAATGCAACATATACAGATGGTGAATATGTGTTTGATGAGCTAGGTTTGCGAAGTTACAGTCCTACTGGTACAGGCAGATTGCTAACTCATGTTATTTTTCACCCAGTACAAAAGAGTCTAAACAGATTAATTCAAATTGATTATACTGTTCGTGTACAGAGTTTAACTGGTTTTAACGAGGCTTAATCATGGCATACCAAGTAAGATATACAGATTCAACTAATTTAGATAAACCAGCACTGACGGTTGAAGACAATACTATTAATAATTCAACTAGTCTTCAATTTCCAGGAAGAAACGTTACCGGTTACGGAACAATTATCGCTGAAAACTTTTTACATTTACTTGAGCATTTTGCTAACGACAGTTCTCCTGAAAACCCAGTCGAAGGACAGTTATGGTATGACAACACACCAGGTGTTAATCAATTAAAAGTTTATGACGGCACATCATGGTCTAGCGCAGGCGGACTAAAGAAGGGCAACTCTGAACCAGAATTAGCAACAAGTTTGCCTGGTGATTTATGGGTTAATACTGATACACAGCAATTATATTTGTATACAGGTTCAGGTTGGATCTTAGTTGGTCCAAGATTTAGTACAGGTGCTCGTACAGGAGCAGAACCTGAATTTATTGAAGATACATTAAGTAATCTTCAACCAGTAGTTAGTAACTATGTTAATGGTGAACGTGTTTGCATAGTAGCCAGCGAAACATTTACTCCTAAAACTCTAATAACAGGGTTCCAAACAATCAAAGCAGGTGTTACTTTAAACTCTAATTATAATACCTATTGGGGGACAGCAGAAAAAGCCGCTGCCTTATTAGTAGGAACTACAACTGTATCTGCTAGTAACTTTTTAAGAAGCGACGCTACTAGTAATACAAACTTCCCAATTAATGTGCGAACCTCCCAAGGTGTTGCAATTGGTGAAGATACACAATTAAATTTAAGCATTGACGGTACTGCTGGTGTAATTTTCCACAAGACATCGGGTAGTAATTTAGATATTCGTATGAATAACAACGGTTCGATACGAACAGTTGTTCGTATTGATAGTTCAGAACGTGTTGGTATTAATAATATTAATCCGCAGACAGATTTAGACGTTGGTGGAGGCATCAATGCATCTGGAGATATCTCTGCAGATGGTAATGCTGCCTTCGGTGGCGACCTAACAGTAGACGGAACAGTCAATATTTCAGGAGATGTATCATTCGGTACAGATAATACTAATACAGTAACAGTTGCGGGTGTTATTTTACCAGACGTTAACTTAGGTGCAGACATTGGCACAGTAGATAAAAAATTCCAAAGAATTTGGAGTTCAAGATTTGACGGTGATTTTTATGGAAACGTTTTTGGTTCATTGACAGGTAATGCCAGCGGATCTTCAACTAAACTAGCATCACCTACTATCTTTGACTTAGACGGTGATATTACCAGTAATGAAGTTGAATTTGACGGACAAACTGGTACACCTACATTAAACACATTGACGGCTTCGGGTAACGGTGTTGAAGCAACATTAACATTTACAGCGCAAACTGTTGCTCCTTACCCAACAGGATCACAAATTGTTGTTAGTGGTATTGCTCCAACAGGATATCGCGGAACTTATACAGTTACAGATGGTGGCCTAAGTTATGTAAAATTTGCCAGCACACAAACCGGATCACAAACTACAGTTGGTGCAATTTCTAGATTTGGTCTAAGTGGTAATAGAAAACGTTTCTTTACACAATTAAGCGAAACCTTTATTGCAGATAAACCTGAAATTACAACTATTGCAGAAGGTGATACATTTGTTGTACAACGTGGGGCAGAAGGTCTAAAGAAGATTACCAAGCAAAGTCTATGGACAGCAATTCCAGTTACACCCACAGGTGTTGTATTACCGTTTGCAGGACTAACAGCACCAACTGGATGGTTGTTCTGCGATGGCTCAGAAGTATTAGTTTCAGATTATCCAGAATTATTTGATATTATTGGTTATCAGTTCGGTGATATTACCACATTGTTGGGATTAGGTACATTTAAACTTCCTGATATGAGAGGTAGAATGGCACTGGCTATGGATAGTATGAACAATGGTGTAACTGTTCCTAGTAAGTTAGACCCAACACAACAAATTTCTACAGGCGGAGGCTCTGCAAATAGAGTCACAGACGCTGCCGCAGATATTGTTGGCCAAGGTGCTGGAGTTGAAAAGAAACTCATTGCTTCGGATGAAATTCCAGATCACGTACACAATATGCAAGGTAACGATGACAATCAATATTATGCTTTTAGAAACGTACCTGGAGATCCTTCAGACACTAACGCAATCAGCGGAGAAGGGTCAACTGTAACAGCAAGAGGACAATACATGTCGGATTCGGGAAGAATTTTTGGTTATCCAAGAACCCCGGGCGGCGATTCTATACAGTCTCAATTCAATGTTATGAACCCTTACTTAACATTGAACTATATTATTAACACTGGAAAACTTTCATAATGACCTACCGAATTAATAAAACCGATGGAAATCAATTAGTTGATTTACCAGACGGCACCTTTGATACAAATACAACGTCCCTAACATTAATTGGGCGAAATGTAACGTCATTTGGCGAAGCGTTAAATGAAAATTTTATTAAATTATTAGAAAACTTTGCCAGTACTAGCGCACCAGAGTCGGCACTAAAGGGACAACTATGGTATGATGCAAGTAGCGGACGTTTAAATGTCTACGACGGAACAAACTTTAGAGCAGCCGGCGGCCCAGTAATAAGCAGTAGAGAACCATCAAACTTAGTTGCTGGTGACCTATGGATGAATAGTGAAACAAATCAATTATGGTTTTATGATGGTACAGATTTAACCCTTGCAGGTCCTATATATAATAATATTCAAGGTACTACGGGGTTTGTGGTAGAAACAGTATTAGATAATTTTAATAGAGGACATACTGTAGCAAAGTTATATGTTGCTAGTACTTTATTAGGATTATTCAGCAAAGATGAATTTACTCCAGCACAGCCTATTGTTGGTTATGCAGAGGATATTAAACTTATCAAAGTCGGATTTAATGTAGGATCTTTAACTAATGTAAAGTTTGATGTTATTGTTACTCGAGCAGAAAATATTTTAACATCAACTGGTGATTTAAAATCTGCAGAACAAATTGTTTACAATGACGGTGATCAAGTTATTTTTGGATCTTTAACAATACAATCAGACGACGGTTTAATTATTGGTTCGTCAGAAGACGTTGATTTAAAAATCGTCAGCGGAAAATTTGTAATAGAACATAAATTAACAAATCAAGATATTGGAATTAAGATCAAATCTCCAACCGGCACGCAAGAGGCTGTTACAATAGATGCTATTAATTCTAGAGTTGGAATTTTTAAAGAAGTACCAGAACAAACTTTAGATGTAAATGGTAATGTTAAAATTGCGGGCGATTTATATGTGGGCGGCGAAACAGTAACATTACAAACAACAACTTTAGAAGTAGAAGATAAAAATATTGTTCTTGGTAAAACATTGTCAATTCCTACAGATGCAGCCGCAGATGGTGGGGGCATTACTCTTAAAGGTACAACTGATAAAACAATCGTTTATGATGATGCCGGCACTAATTGGAATTCAAATATTAATTTCAATTTAGCATCAGGTAATACTTATAAAATTAATAATGTTGATGTACTAAGCAATAATACATTAGGTGCCGGCGTTATAAATTCTAGTTTACAGGTATTGGGTGCATTACAAAGTCTTAATGTTGATAATTTAACCTATATCAACAATACAACTATAAGCACTTCTGCAAATAATTTAATTTTAAGTCCAAATTTAAACATTGATGTTAGCGCAAAACGTATCACTAACATGGCAGATGCTATAGATGAACAAGATGCTACTACTAAAAATTACGTTGATGCTCGAGTATTTGATCGAGGAATTGCACTTAGTATGGATATTACTGGTTTGTCTAATAATCAGATAGCCGCAATTTTAGACAATATTGCTCCTTTCTATGATCCAGTATTGGCCCCAGAGGGAATGGCCATTGACGGAACAAGATGCAGAGTACATGGAACTACATTATCTGTATCAGTAGGCGATATTACTTATAGTCCAGATGTGGGAGTTGAATATTCGACAGTAATGGTAGATAAAAATGGAACAGAAAATGAGTCGGTCGTTAAGAGTCTTGCTTTGGGACAAACAATCGCTGGACCTAGTGCGATTATTAATGTACTAAGACAGGATAAATTGTTTGTTATGGGCGGCGGATTAAGCCCAACATCAGGACAATGGGGATTTGAGAGCGATATCAATGCACCTTATACTACACCGTAAAGACAGGGTGGGTTCGATAAATAACATATATTAGGGGTTATAAGAATGGCGTATACAATAAACCGATGGGACGGAACAGCGATTGCAGTAATTGAAGACGGTACCGTCAATCAACAGTTAGACGTTAAATTAATCGGTAAAAATTATGCTGGCTACGGCGAAATACAAAACGAAAATTTTATCCATATACTTGAAAATTTTGCTGGAGCAACTAGCCCTGCAAATGCAGTTCGTGGACAACTTTGGTATGACAGTGCAAATAAACGATTAAAGATTTATACAGGCGATATAGTAGGTGCTGTAAAACAGTGGAAACCTATCGGTGGCGCCGAATATAGCACCGTAGAACCAACATATCCAAACAATGGTGATTTTTGGTTCGATAGAAATAGAGATCAACTTAAAGTTAGAAACGGAGATAGTTGGCTAGCAATTGGTCCTCAAAGTGCAGGCTCTGGCACAACACAGATGATCAGTAAACAGGTAAGAGGATTTCCTATAGGAAGTTCTACACCGCAGACCTATTCTATTATTATTGCTAGTATTAACGATGTTCCAGTTTATGTCATTGCTAGAGAAGAGTTTACATTAGATATTAGCGACCCTGATTCTGTAATTGTTGGATTTAATCTAATTAAAAAGGGATTAACACTTCAGCAAGTTGATGATGAAACTGGTGTTAGCGGTACACCTACATTTTTATATTGGGGCACAGCCAGCAACTCATTACGTCTAGGCGGATTTTTAGCCAGCGAATATGTTCGTTCAGGAAGTTCAAATTTTACATCAACTGTACGTTTTAGCGATTTAGGTTACACAGTCGGCGACAGTAACGACCTAGCAGTATTCATTGAAACAGGTACAGAACCAGTTATTCAAAACGTAACAGGTCCAAGAATTTATTTTAGAGTTCGTGACGGTGCTACTGTTAAAAATCCTTTAACAATTAATGCAACTAAATTAGAACCAGGTATTGATGACACATTTAGTATTGGTACTAGTGTTAAAAAATGGAAAGAAGTTTATGCTACAAACTTTTACGGTATTGCAGATAATGCAAATGCTCTTCAAGTTGAAGCAGGTGTATATCGTGTAGCCAGCACAAATGCAGGTGTTAATACTATTGCCGCACGTGACAGTAGTGGTAATTTAACAGCAAATACTTTTAACGGTAATGCTACTAGTGCTACTAAATTGGCAACTATTAGAACTATTAACGGTGTAAATTTTGATGGTACTACAAATATCATCATTGAGGATAGTACAAAAGTAAGATTAGATGGCAGCACAATGACAGGGTTTTTAACTCTAAGTGCTGACCCAACATCTGGATTACATGCCGCTACTAAGAGTTATGTTGATGCACAATTCGGCGTAGGTGGTACTCTAAGTATTGCTCGAGGTGGTACAGGTGCAAGCACAGCGGCAAATGCTAGAACAAATTTAGATGTTCCGACTCGTGCAGGCGGCGACGCATCGGGGACTTGGAATATTGATATTTCTGGATCATCTGCACAACTTAATGGATTTGCATCATCAACTTCGGCAGTGGCTAATACTATTGCTAGAAGAGACGGCAGTGCAAACTTAACAGCAAACGTGTTTAGTGGTACTGCTACAAGTGCTCGTTATGCTGACTTAGCAGAAAAATATTTGACTGACAACGAATACGAAGTTGGAACTGTAGTAATGGTAGGCGGAGAAAAAGAAGTTACTGCTTGTAAATTTGGCAGTAGAGCAGTTGGCGCAATTTCTGGAAATCCAGCATACATGATGAACAGCGGACTAGAAGGTGGACAATACGTAGCACTTAAAGGTCGTGTTCCAGTTAAAGTAATAGGCAGTGTTAAGAAAGGCGATAGAATGATAGCCAGCGATGGCGGTGTTGCTATTGCAGGTCAGCATCATACAGCCGCTGATACATTTGCTATTGCTTTAGAAGATAATACTAATACAGATATTAAATTAGTGGAGTGTTTAGTTCTTTAAACAGCCATGTCTGCTTTAATAGCAGGATCTGGATTATAGTTTTCTAATACAAAATCGTCGACTACATAGTCGGCGATTTTTTTTCCTACTGTAATAAACAATGTTGGTAATTGCTTAGGTGTACGAACTAACTGTTCATTAACTGCATCAATGTGATTATTATAGATATGGCAATCTCCGCCAGTCCAAATGAAGTCTCCAACCTTTAATCCGCACTCGCGAGCGATAATGTGTGTAAGCAATGAATAACTGGCTATGTTAAAGGGTACTCCTAAAAACATATCGCAACTACGCTGATACATTTGACAACTTAGATGTCCGTCTGTGACATCAAATTGACTCATTACATGACATGGCGGCAAAGCCATATCAGATAATTCTGCTGGATTCCAAGCACTGACAATATGTCTACGTCCACTAGGATCGTTCTTAATACCGTCAATTAGTTGTTGTATTTGATCAACACCCATAAAGTCGCGCCATTGTACTCCGTAGACACGACCCAAGTCGCCTTCATAGTGTGCTTTTGGTAGCCAGTAGTCTGCTTTGGCGTTAGCAGTCCAAATAGTAGTTTTAGAAATATCTCTAGTGCCATGTAGGATTTCCGCAAGTCGGCGTTCGTCACCGCTCCCTTCTAAGAACCAAAGAAGTTCCGAAACTACTGCTCGCCAGGCGAGCTTCTTAGTAGTGACGGCTGGGAAGCCTTCTTGCAGATTAAAACGCATTTGATAACCAAACACGCTACGGGTTCCTACCCCCGTTCTATCACTCTTGTTCTTTCCGTTTTTGAGTATGTGCTCTAGTGCTTCGTGATATTGCTTCATTGTGATATTCTTCTACTGTGCAAGAACCTAAATTGAGTGTTTGATGCAATTTCATACCATCTAAAAATTCATTTAGGTTAATATGTACATCGTTGAGGTATTCGCCTTTTATTTTTGTAATATAAACTTTGTCTAGTACAGGCTTACTTTGTAATAACAAATTTAGGCCGCCTATGACAAAAATATTTTTACGACGATTGTTTTGTTTTAAACTTTTAAGTGCTTCGCAGACATCTCCTCTAATTTGTTCGATGTCATCTCGTTCAATAAACTTATTAGTAAACAGCACATTAAAACGTCCAGGCAACGGACTAGGCATGTCTGGACTGTCCCAAGTTTTTTTACCCATAACTACAATTTGATCTTGTGTTACAGTTTTAAACCATTTCATATCGTCTTTATTATGCGGCCATGGTAACGATCCCTTCCATCCCATACCGCCTATATCGTCTACTGCAAATAATCCTGCTATCATAAATTATTTTTTTGGTTTTTTAAGAAAACTCTTAGTTTTTTTAATTACATCTTTCTTTACACGTTCAACATCTAATCTGAAGTCGATATGTTCAATATCGTCCTCGTAGTCGCTAATCAGTTCAGAAAGATGTGACTCAAGATCGTCTATGTTGTTTTTCTTAGCGTGATCATCAATGTTAACGTCCCATACTTTACCATTCTTGAAAATAATCCTCATAGAATGAAGATATGGTATAGGTACTGCTTTTACATCTACATCGCTGAAAACCTCTGGCCATTGATCTACAACATCTTTTGGCAGAGATTTTTTCTTCACGCTTCAGCCGTTGCCTTCTTCTTACTTGGTGCTAATTTTTCTGCTTCAGCACGTAAACGAGCCGCTTCTTTATACATAGCATCCGCTTGACTGCGGAATTGCTTTGCTAAGTCGGCATCGCTGAGAGGTTCATTAGACGGTTTAGTAACTACCTTCTCTTCTGTAGCGGCTGGCTTGCTTTCTGGAATTTCTTTAACAGTAGCCACTTCGGTAGCCTCCGCACCATTACCTAACGCTAAGTCATTAACACTAATACCGCGTTGTTCTGCGATCAATTGATTAAGTTGATCTAAACTAACGGTTGATTGTAGCGTTGGAGTCATTTCAACTTCACTGGTTTTAACTTTAATAAGTTTACCATTAAAGTGTAAATTGGCCAGCATAACACTGCCGTCAGGAAAATTAGTACGAGCCATGGCTTCTGCAAATTCATATGCACTCTGGCCTGCATTACTTTCAACTAATTTAATGATAGTGTCGTGTTGTTCGGGTAACAATGTTGCAGTATCGACAACTAATGCAGAATCGCTCTCACCTGGCAAAGTTCGATATGCAACGATAACTTTGCGTCCGTTTGTTTTGATACGTCCTACGTGTTTTAAATTAACCATTTTGTTGTTGTCCTTGTTTAGCGACGCCCTCTAAAAATCCATTGAGCTTATTATATACGCTTCCTACAGCGGCCATTTCAGCGGCTTTAAATGCGCCTCTTGAACTGGCAAGATCAATGATGCTCCTTAGCATGTTCAAATCTTGAACATTTAAGTCTACGGATTGTTGTGCCGGCGCCTCTGGCGTCTTAGCAACTTCTTGTGTTTCGGTTTTTTCGGTCATAATTATACTCCTTTGTATTATTATATATCCAGTTAATTATTTAGATATTTTAAATGTGAACAAGCCAGTAAAAAGAAACTGGCTTCTTTGGGTTCTTCAAACCCTATTTTTATTTTGGTTTTATATTGATTATTTTCTAGTACTAGACTTTCACCTATATAAAATCTGTACTTGAGATTTTCGTAGATCCACTCTCTTATAGATGCTACCATATTATATCTAAGATCTAAGTATTGATAATGGAAGTAGGGAGGCGGATCTTTAACCTCCCTACAACCTAATACATTAAGTGGATTAATTTTTACATCATCGATCATTTTTTCTTTTCTGGAAACTCGTAGTAAGCATAAGTTCCAAATGGTGGAACAATACTATCATTTCCATGAATAATAAAAATGGTGTCGCAGTAATCTTCGTCACCCCAACTGTCCCAAGGATAACCGTCTGTAAACATGATAAACTTTTTAGGGTTAATATCATGCTCTTTCATGTATTCCCAGTTACACACAAAGTCAGTACCACCACCGCCCATTAATTCGTACTCAGAAATTTCTTCGGCAGTGTAACCATTGAAATCTGCTTCGTTGTAGACTTTAGTATCAAAGCACCAAATTTTAATATTAAAATCTTTGAACTCTTCCATAATGCCCTTAATCTCACTAAGGAAGTCTGCGCCCATTTCGTCTGTAATAGAACCAGACATATCTAAACTAACACAGATGTCGATAGTAGTGTCAAAATTGCACCCGGGCAATACAGCACCGGTCATTTGACCTTTACGGCTAGGACGACTCCAACTAAAATCATTTTTAATTGTGCTTTGGATTTGTTGACGTAATAGTTCACGCCAATTCATCTTAGGCTCAGTCATCTCTTTAATCATACGTGCAATATCTCCAGGTACATTACCTGCACCTGCGGCCTGTGCGGCTTGAATCATTGCTTCTTTGATCTCATCGCGAATTTTGCGAAGTTCTTCTTTGCTGTGTTTTGGACCGTTGCCTTCTTTATCTGGATCCAAATGTTCATCTAACAATTCGCCTAGCGCGGCTAATTGCTCTTCGTCGTATTTGTTGTAGATTTCGTCGTAGACTTGTTCAGCACTCCAACTGTCATATTTACGATCATAGAAAAACTTAACTGGCGGATCGTCACCAATACGCTCACGTTTTAAAAGACCGTTAACACAATAGTCTGCGGCAATGTTCCAAATTTGTTTGTCTCTGCCTTCGTTACGCATCATGTGATCGTAGACGCAGTGTAAAATTTCGTGTGCAACAACAAATTCTACTTGTCGAGGAGTCATCTTTTCAAAGAACTCTCGATTATAATAAAAGTTACGAAAGTCCGTTGCGGCAGTAGGAAGCCAATCGCTGGCATCAACTAATTTCATTCGGGTAGCCATATTACCAAAAAATGGATGGCGAAGTAATAGGCCTACTCTGGCTACAACAATCTTATCAACGATTGGATCTAGTGAATGTGACATTTTTGCTCCGTTTGTTTACTATATGTATATTATACAATCGTTTCTATACTTTGTCAAGGATAGAGGTGCATTTCTGCACCTCTATTTTGATTATCGCTTGTCCTGAGCGGCCGCGATATACTTACCAAACTTTTCGTGGAACTCATCGAAGCATTCAATTTCGTCTGGATCCAACGGCAGTTGATATTGGGTAAGTGCAAGTTTGGTACCCATAACAACCAATTCAGTTTCAAAATTATCCATCATAAAACGGAAGAAGTGATTAACCTTTTCGTCAAACTTCTTATCGTTTTTGTCAGACGCATCTTTGAGTTCATAACACATAGAAACAGTCAAAGAATACATAGCCGAGATTTCAATTTTGGAATCTAACTTTTTAACCTTACCAGCCAAAATGTCTTCAGGCTTAGGCAGTTTGCTAGAAACTTTGCGGTGAGCCATAAACTTGATAGCAAGACCTTCACCGATAGCACCAGCAACCAAATCAGTCAATGTGTCGTTGTCAGTGTCATCGTCCTCTAACAGTTCGCTAACAAAGGACCAACTACGAGGAGTAGCAAATGCACGGCTTGAAGATTTTGGATCAAAATCGTATAAGTCTTTCTTAGCAAAAGTAACATAACCTACGACATCTTTGTGTACACGGTTATTAGTAGCCCACATTGACCAGTCATCGAAATCTACACGCATTTCCAAGTGAACGAAACGGTTAGCCAACGGTGCCGGCATGCGATAAGTAACACCTTTATCTGCTTCACGGTTACCGGCGGCAACAATTAGAACGTTGTCTGGTAAGTGATATTGTCCAACACGACGATTCAAAATAAGTTGATATGCCGCCGCTTGCACACTAGGGGCCGCAGAGTTCATCTCGTCTAAGAACAAAATTACATAGGGATATTTACTAGCCAAATCTTCGCTAGGAAGTTCACTTGGACTACCCCAAACCATAGTACCAGTGTTTGAATCAAAATAAGGAATACCTTTGATATCTGTAGGTTCCCAAAGACTCAAACGGATATCAATTACATGGGCATCCATTTCTTCACCTAGTTGGTGAATAATATCGGACTTACCAATACCTGGAGGACCCCAAAGAAATAAAGGACGCTTTTTCTTAAACGCCTTGCGGATTGCGTTTTTCGCTCCGTTAGGGCTAACTTGACGATTGACTACTTCTGCTTTTGCCATTACATGCTCCTGTTAAAAATGATTTGCAATTAATTTCGCAGTATCATTAGTATAACGCCGCTCCGCAGATATGTCAACTAGAAAGTTAAAATGTTTTGTGGGTTTTTGGTAATTCGCGTTTCATTGCTTTAATCAAACCATATTTTCGGACATCGCCCGAAAATAAGTGTAATTCTATGGCTTTTCTTTCGCCCAAAACAGTGATAGCGTTTTCTGTAAGATGATATGGACAATCCAAAAATTTGTCCAAATATAATAAGACTTGAGGTTTTAAATCTAAATCGGATGGAAACGGAACTTCGTAAACTTTAATATCCAAAACTTCAGTAATGTATCTAAGACCTTCATCGGTGAGTCTGAGACTTTCTCTATCTTTAGACCTGTTGTTTTTCCACCACAGTCTTGTTTTAATTTTAATATTTTCTTCACTCAAAGCCTCTCCAGATTCTTTTATAAAGATTTTGGTATAGGCTTGTTTTGTGTTCATTTAAGTTCTTCGCCGGTAGTTAATTTGTAAACAGAAAAATCTTTGCAGTTAAAAAGTGAATTTAATTTCTTTGCCAAATTGTGTGCATGGCCAGGATTTGAAAAAGAAACTTTTTTATACTTACTTCCAGGATAACCGCCAAGACTATTTTGACTTTTCAAATTAAAAGGCTTGCCCTGATAAAAAACAGCCCAGATGGCTTCCGCCTCTAAAATTTGATCACTTTTAAAAGTCTTCTTGTTTATTTTTTCAAGTACTACCGTTGGCTTTGGACGACTCATATACGTTCCTCAATTATATACGTATATTTATCCAAAGTTTACTAGTTTTTGTCCCAGTTGCCTCCGTCCATTTCTATGGACACTACACTAGTATCTTTTTGTATTTCTTGTATAAGACCTTCGTAATTGCCGGCTAATCGAGTCATAACAAGGCCTAAAGTATGGGATAGATTTTTAGCAGTTGCGATGTCTAACCTAACTTCTCGTTGATTGCTCATATCTGCGGCTTTAATAGTACTCATGACTTGAGTAATAACTGATGTATTAATATTATTTTGTGACATTTGATAACCTATGTTTCATTTCAAATTCAGTTTTAAATGGTCCTTCGTAGTCGTATCTTTCAATAGTGATTAATTTTGGACAAAAACTTCTGACCCATCCTTTATCAAATTTAATAATGTAATACCCGGCACAATAAACTGATTTTGATTTATTACTTTTGGTAAACAAAGGTAGATGTCTTTTAACATCAAACAATGGATTGAACGGTGTAGTGCTTGTTGGATAATCGTAGACAGTATTATCTTTTACTGTATTTTTGTTTTCAATCGAGATTGTTTTTTTAATAAAAAATTCTGGACCAAATTGTTCAACAATTTTTTTCTTATTTTCAAATGTAGTGATTTTATCTTTACTACTGAACACATATTTTTTTTGTTCTGTAATTTTTAATACACCTACCTTGTTTCCATTTTGTTCAACAATCCAAAACTTTCCATCTACTACTGGCTTGGCGTGAATTTCAGTCATTGGTGATACCTCGCATTAAGTGGTTCTGCATACTGTTGTGCTTGATCAGAAATCTTTTTCAAGTCGTATAATTGACAAAACTTCAAAAGTCTAATTCCAACTTGACTAACATTTTTTTCTTTGTCAATATTTTCTTTGATAGTTTCAAAAATTTTACTTTTAATATCGTCGGGCTGATGACTCAAATCTATTAATCTGCGATTGCGTTCGTAGTCATCTAATACACGATGCTCTTCACCATTATGGTCAACCCAACGCTGAAGCATGAGATTGTTCCAAGCAAATCCTTTTGAGTCCTTGTCTTTAAATGCGTCTTCTAACTTATTCTTACGAACCTTAGGAAATGCACTAAACACGTTATCTGTAGAATCCCCACGGATACATTTTTCAAATAATAGCCATTTAGGATCTGGAATGGCCTTAGGTTCTTTAGTTTTATTATCTATAACTAACTTACCCTTTTTATCAAAAATACCTTCGTGTGTAATATGATGTTCCTGGACACCGTTATACTGACTAACATTGGGTGCAATGAGTTGTACAAAATCGCTGTCTGTGCTGATAATTACATGTTTTGAATCTGGATGGCTTTGTATCCAACCAGCAATTAAATCATCTGCTTCTAACTCAGAATGCTGTAAAACAGTACAGTTAGTTTTATCTGTGATAAATTCTTTAAATTTATCAAAACTTTCCCAAAATAGTTGATCTTCTTCTTGCTCTTTTGGAGTCAATGCGGCACGAGCATCACTGCGATTACGCTTATAAGGCTCGTAGTAATCCTTACGCCATGATCGCCCCTCAAGACAGAACACAACATGGCTACCACCAAAATCTTGCCAAGCCTTTTTGATACTGTTTAATGTGATATGGAAAGCCATGCCAAGTTTAATATCAGCATCGCCTTTGATTACGTGTCTAGCACGAAAGAATGTGTTAGCAGTATCTACTAAAATATATGTCATGAAACCTCAGACTTGCCTTCGGCAATCTTTTTCACGTTAATGTAACCAGCACCTCTATCAGTCATATCGATGCCATCTTCACCGGCTATGTTTTTACATAGTTCTCTAAACCAACGACCCACAATTTCTTCGTCTGGATCACCATCAAAACCATAACCCGCTTGTTTTAATTGTACAACAAATTGTTCGTTCCAGTCAAGTTCTAAGAATCCATTTCGTAAATTTTCTTTGTTTACATGAGTATCTAAAACGGCAACCCAAGGTTCGTCTAATGCAGTGGCACGCTCTTTTGGAGTCATCTTAGCCAACTCTTCTTCTTTTTTGGCTGCTTCTGCTCTAGCACTAGCCAAAGTTGCTTCGACTGTTAGTCTTTCTTTTTCATCTTCTAACTTTTTAATACCTGTTATCTTTTTAAACCATTCTTTCATTATGTTCCCCACTCGTTTTTAAATAGCGGAACTTGTAATCTGTCGCTGTAGCGTAAACCATTTTTCATGGCCAGTTCCGCAACTCTGCGATTATTTAAATTATAAACACTCTCAACACCGCCAACAGGCATTAAGTAACAAGATCCTGTAAAACCGTTTTCACGATATATGTCTAATGTCTCGATGGCTTCTTCAGCATCCTCTTCTGTGGCCACTACAAATTTTAAATAGGTGTGACCGATATCTTGATATTGATTTATAACATCTGGTTGTATTGCTTCTTCTCTAGATTCGCCACTACAACTCAACTTTGCACTAACGCTAAATGTAATTTCTCGATCAAAGTCTAAGTTAGGCATTTGCCAGCCAATTAGATAATCTGCAAATTCTGGTGTTAATTTTTGAGTACCATTTGTTTCAAAAGTAATTTCTTTTAAGCCCGCCATCTTAGGATGATTGAGTAAGTCTGGATAAGCACGTTGCCAACCTAGCAATGGCTCGCCGCCTGTAATTACAAGGTGTTCGTCCTGCCATTCATTAAATGGGAGGATTTCGCAGATACGTTCTGCAATGGCATCGCTAGTTAGCATGGGACTTAGATTTTTAAAATCTGGATGCCAACTAGCATAACTATCACAGCCGGTAGTGACTAACGGAAGTTCTTCATACTTATTATATAGATGTGCAACCTCGGCAAGTTCATCTGCTTCGCGACTTAGTTCCCCTTTAGGCATGCCAAACCCGGCACACTTAAAGTTACAACCAAATGTACGTAAGAACACGGACGGTACACCCATGTAACGTCCTTCGCCTTGAACACTATAAAATAGTTCTGCTATTTTAATTTTACTCATACACAATCACCTTGTTCTGCTATTCTTGTTGTTGTTGTCTTTTCAGATCGTTCTTTTCTAAATTGTGAAACATCTTTAACGGCTAATTTTAAAGTTTCTGCATAATTAAATGCCTGTTGTTCTGTCATACTAATAGTCGTTTCATAATCTACATAACCTTTGACCCAAATAGATTTAGTAAGTTTTAGTCGTCTTACTAAACCATTATATAATCCCTTCCAGAAAAAGTCAAATTCCTGTAACCAAATACTTTCTTTATTGTAATCTGGCTTAACGGTTTCACTCCAAAAATCAGTTTTTACAGTAACATAGACATTTACATTAACACTACCATCGTCGGCTTCTATCCAAACATTATGTTCGTGATCTGGCTGGTCGCATTCACAGACAATTTTATAAACTCTAGAATTCCCCCAGTCGTGAGTTTTTAGAATTCCTTCTGCTGGTATCTGTGATTTCATTGTTTAAACATCTCCAAGTTTATAATTTTAGCAACACGCTCGCCAATATCTTCTCCATTAGGAATAACATAAGTTTGACTGTCGTGTCTATCTTTACGTTCGTCGTAGTGTCTTACATTTAAAATTTTACCACCAACGGCTGTACTCAACTCAAAGGTGATACGATTTTCGCCTTCTGCTCGACCTTTTTCAATTGCCATTGCTGTTCCCATTTGTAATCCTCTTTGAGCTTTGTTAACATAAACATCTTCTTCGTATTTGTGACGATTATCCCACATGTCACGTACTTTGCCATAGAGCCAACGGTCGAACCAACTCATGCTCGATCCTTTAACCATGCGTCAACTTGTGCTTCTGCTTCTTCCTGTGTAACAGCATAAGCATAGATCCAATAGCAGTCGTCCTTGCCTTTGATATCAAATGGTACAGGACCATTAAACAAGATGCCGTCTTCTAGCATACGTTTGACTTCAAACTTTTTTAAATTTTTAGCACGATTGATTAAATCGTTAGCCATATCTACTGAATTCATCTTGGGGCAAACTCCTGTTGTAATTTAATATTATCCATAAACTCTTTTTTAGTTCCTGGATCATCTTTAAACGCACCTTTAAGTACGGTGGTCTGTGTAAGACTGCTATGTGCCATAATACCTCTGTTCTCACAACAACCATGTGTTGCTTGAATGTATACTCCTAGATCTTTGGCTCCTGTGGCTTTTTCGATCTCCCTAGCAATATCATTGCAAAGTTCCTCCTGGAGAGTGCCACGTCGGGCACACCACTGAGCGATGCGTGTGTATTTACTGAGTCCAATAAGTTTCTCAGCGGCAATAATGCCAATATAAGCAACGCCACTAACGGGTTGGTGATGATGGCTACACATACTGCGAAGCTCACTACGAACAACCAGCATACCTTCGTAACGATCCTGCGAGTCGTTTGGAAATGCTGTTGCGTCTGGTGCTGGGTCATATCTACCTGCCATTATTTCATTAAAATACATCTTGGCAAGCCTACGTGCTGTACCATGACTATTCGGATCTGTTTCACGATCAATTAAAAGTGCGTCTAAAACTTTTTCAAACGCTACAGTTGCTTCATCAATTAGGATTTGTTTTTGATCTTCGTCAACATAATCGCTAATGTTATCTCCTGCCCAAAAGCGTTTTCCCTGCGAACGCATTTGCTGGCGGATTACTTGTGCTAGATTCTTTTCACTCAATTTATAATTCTCCGATGTTAAGGCAGTGGATTGCCATATATTATTATACAGATATTTAGGTTTTTGTCAATGGATTTATGCTCTAATAGTTTTCTTTTCATGAACTTTATTTTGTTCTTTTTGCCATTCTTCATATTTTAATCGTCGACATTCTTCTTTAACGCTATTTGGTATGTCTGGATGCCATTCTGCCATGCCACAGTCATAGACTCTGCCCTGTGTCTGCGATAGATCGGAAGACATAATAAGCATTACTGCAAGGAAAAAAATTAAGATTACACCAATCTTTCCGATAATAGAATCCGACACAGATTTGCATCCTTAGTTGATTTAAAAATAAAAGTCATAGAATCGTGATCTGGATGGCTAGTATAACGACCCCCTGGCAATCCAAATACTTCTAAAACTATAGCACAAGTTTCATTCCACCAGAATCCATTCTGGTTATTCCAGTGAATACAGATCTTATTTTGATCTAGGACTGGTGCAACTATCATTCCAGAGTTCCTGTGCTTGTTTTTTATATTCTTCTAATTCTTGATCTTTTTTAAGTTGTTCTTCCAACCACAGCATTTTTTGATGCTGATACATTTCTTCAGATAGTCCATGCCAACCGATGCAATCCCCTGTAGGAGATCGACCACAGCCGCAAGTTCCAATCTTTCCTTCAGGATTAGCTCTTACTTGCATTTTTATAATTTCCTTTGCTTGGTATAACGTGGCGAACCCCGCCACGAGGGTCTTCCATATCTCCTGTTCTGCGAGGAATCATATGTATGTGGGGATACATTACGGTTTGGCCAGCAGCCTCGCCACAGTTTTGCCCGATGTTGAAGGCGTCCCATCTTTCCGAGACAACCCCTTCGTAGCCGAATTTATATGCGGCTCTGTAGCATTCCATAATGTTTTCAAAACGTTCGTAGGTTGGCACAAATAACAGATGTCCTTCCGTAACTGCGTAAGCGTCTCTGAAGACCCAAAAGTCTTTTGTTCGGTATTCAATTCCTGTCCACGGTGCTCTGCGTTCATCTAGTGCCCTTTCTAAGTCAGAATTCATTTCCAATATTCCTCCCATGGGTAAACTAACCAGCAGTCTTCTTCTGCTTTGTTCACTTCCCATGCGTAATAATCTATGTCTGCCTTACTAGCCAGATTATTTGTTAGTACAGCGAATCGAACATTTTGATGCCAAATATCGTGATCCCACGACGGATCATTAGGCATACATCCACTGCGCCAATCTTCTTTAATCCAGTTAATTGTAGCACCGGTATCGTTGATATCATCTACAATTAGAATATTTTTATAACTGTCACCGTTTTCTAGCAGATCAGCCGCCGCTCGAAATACACCCTCAACATCATTTTCATCTTCAACAAATCGTTCAGATTGATATCCAAAAGCATCTTCGGCCATTCCTAAATCGCTGACAGTTTGTCCACCGTCTCTAAGACTAACTTCTAATGGACGCATGGGAACCCCTAAAAATTGACTAAGCATTACCGCAGGAATAGCCCCGCCTCTGGTAATACCAACAACATAATCAGGGCGCCAGCCGCTAGTGATTACACTTCTGGCAATTTCTAAACAAGCACCTTCAACATCGGACCAACTGTAGTAGATTTTTTTCATACAGTTAATCCATATGCTAGGGTCTGACATTCTTCTTTGGTCATAAAAAAGTTATATGTTTCTGTACTAATAACTTCACCGTCTTTAAGACCTTCTTGAACCATATTAATACTAAAAAGTCCTTTAGGATTTATTACTTCATATTTTTTTAATGTGAGTCTAAATCCATCGGTTTCCTTAATAATCATTTCTTTGTAAGTTGGTTTAACTGATTCATGTATTTCCATTGTCATCTCCTTTAATTGCTTCCCATGTACGATATTTTCCTAATGCTTTGATGTAGTCATCGTACATCTTTTTAAGATTAGGATGCTTTTTTTCTAGTTTAACATCTCTTTCAGGAATATGCAATACTGTTTCAATTGTTTTTAACCGTTCTTCTAAATCAAGTCCGTTTATAACAACATTACCTTTTACATCTAATGTGGGAGGATTTTGACTGACACTCATTACTGTATCGTTTGATGTAGCCCAATTATAACTGTATCCGTTGCTGGCAAGAGTAGATCCTCCTGTAATGTTAGTAATAGGAATAGTAGTAGACATGGTTACAGGACTAGTCAGAGTATAACTACTACTGCTAGATCCTGTTCCTGTTATGGTTATAGTATTGCTAGTTGTTGAGTTTCCTGGATTGTAGGTAGTTGTCATTATGAATCCATTTATTATTAACGAGAAATCCCCATTCTCTCTTTTGCGGACCCGGCATAAAAAGTGTCCAGGCTGTTACGCCTTCTTTTAATTCTATACGATGATATGAAGTAGGACTACATACACGAAAATGACCAGGACCACGCCACTTTCTAACTTCACACGTCTTTTTGCCTTCGGAGTCAAACTGCGGTATCCACTCGTAATATCCTCCTTTAAGGATAAGAGTTGCATAAGGCCACGGGTGATCATGGACATCGTCTGGATCTCCTTTTAGAAATTTATGTAGAAAAATATTAAAAGGAAAGCGATTCCTTTCCTTTAAAAACAAATAATATCTTTCTAAATATGGTTCGTTGTACTGTCGATCCATAATAATGCGTTTGCGACCAAGACGTTCAAGAAGTTTTAATATCATACAAGATTCTCAAATAAAACATTTGCTGAAAAGAAGTGTTCAGTTAAATCGTGTGTTTGTTTTCTAAGTTGAGGTAAGAATTTATCATAATTGTCCATGTACTGAATAATTTTATGACAAATTTCTTGTCTATTGGCTACATAGTGATCCCAACTTTCAGTCCACACACTCGGATACTTAAATGTATCGTAATACATCTCTGTGTAACTGAGTCTATCTGGAACCATAGGAATTGCATCCACAACCGCGCCTTCATAACAAGAAATACCAAGCGTCTCTTGTAAGTTAGCACTAAACACAATTTTAGCCTCGCCTAACAAGTTATGATATTCATTCTTTGTTAGTTGTTGATCCTGACACACAATAAATTCATACTGTGGTAGATGTTGTTTGAGATCTCTAAAGATCTCAACTTGCTTCTCGGGTGCGATGCGATGTGGAAACAATATTAGATCTCGTTTTGACATATTTTTATATGGAGTCAATGTAGTGTCCATATATTCCATAGGCCAACCGGATCTTATAATTTTCTTATTTTTTACATAGGTGTGTTCTACTGTTTCTTTATCAAGACCAATTAAGTTTAATCCAAACATCTCAATGTGAAAGTCTGTGGCAAAATAATTATAGTCTACTGCATGAAAGAAACTTTTCTCAGCATGTCTAACCCATTTAGCGTTACCAATGAGACGTCCTAAGAAATCTTGAGGATCGTATGATCCAGCATGCCATAATGCGTGAATTTTAATAGGAACTCCGAGGAGCTCACTCATGTACTTTAAATTTATGATACCAGGATGCCAAGCATCAGTAAAGATGAAGTGATCATTAGGAGCCACTGATCCGGCGCAAAACAACCGGCCCATTTGCTCAACTTGGGCAGACTTATATATATTGGTGCCACCAAAATTAAGAAAAGCGCCAGGAGTGGTTGCACTAGGAATATCTGTAGGGCCAGATATAACTTGAACATCATGTCCTCTCTTTCTTAGAACTGCCGGTAGGTGGGTTTTCCACTGCGCTGTATAGCGTGTTTCTACCGGCTCAAGGTCTACTAGGTAGACGGTCATTGACGACCATTCCTGTAATTGTTGTTACCTCTTGGACGATTTTCAAATCGTCTATCGTTGTTATAACGACGAGGACGCTTACTTGCCTCGTAGGCTTGCCAGACCTTGCTCTGGCGGTTATACAAATCTGCCGGATTAAACGGCAGGAGTTCAAATCTGCAAAAATTTTGCAGAGAGTCAAGATCATCGAAAATCTTAACAACTTCGGGTTTCATCTTTGTGTTTCCTTTAAGTTAATATTTGATGAATGAACCATTTTCTCCGTCTTCGGAGACCTCAATCCAAATCTCACGACCTGGATACTTTAGTGAAATAATGTTAAACAAATCGTCTGACATCATCTCACAACTCTTGTAGTCAAGGCTTAGAACGGAACCTTGACCATTATACAGCGACTCGAGCCATCGTTTGAATTGGATGAATTCGATGTCCCTGTCATTGTGTTGCACACTGATCCACACCCTGAAATGAAA